GCTAGAAATTGCTTTCGCTGTTTGTCCACTTCTTTGTAATACTGGCGCGAACATAACATGCGCCCGTCAAGCATACCGAAGCGGTCAATCTTCGGTCCATGTTGTCTCTTGCATCCGTCACAGAAGAATGGTTTCTCCCACCAATTGTGAACGTGATGCGCTCCTCGCAGGAATCCATGTTTGCGATTGCCGCCCATTTGTTCTCCTATCAAGCAGCGATCTGTTCCTGAGTGGTTTCCTCATCTTCCGGTGGAGTCAAAGCCCGTATGTCAGCCCGTGCGTTCTTGAGCCGCCATGCCAGCAATTTGATTCCAGTCAGATACACTTCGCCATTTTCATCAACTTGCTCCGGCTCTGGAATGTAACAATTGCGCCAGGAACGCGATACGGTGTATGTTTGTTCCTTTGGGTGTTTGGTAATCCAAGAATCGCGCCAGTAGCCTTTTCTCTCGCCGTCTTCACATTGCCAGGAATAACTAACCCACTCGCGGAGCGAAAGACTCTCATATTGCTTTTCGAGTTCCCCGATCTGGTAGATGAGAGCCGCATACTTCACCGCGTTCTTTGGGTTGCGGAGTACGAGTTTCTTGCTCTTGAGATGCTTGCGGCGGCGACCATAGCCGTAAGTTACTTCGTACTCGCATTGGTTCTTGACCATCGCGGCTTTCTCTTTCCTCAGCTTTGCCAGTGTCCAGCGAATCACAGAGGCGCGTTTCCTGATGTCACGTTGACGCCTAAAGGCCGCATAGAATTCGATGATGTCTTGACGCCTTTCCGGGTTTACAGGCGTTAGGACGGGGCAGACGGTTGCTCTGGACAGGATTTCAGCCTCAACTTTCCGCGCCTCTATCAATTCAGCGATACCGGCTTGCTCCGCTTGTTTTAACTTGAGCGCCCGTTGCTCTGCGGCGGATAGGACACCCTTCAAAGCGATAACCTTCCGCTTCTGCCGTTCGCGGTAGGACCACTCACTGATAGCTTTCAGCGCGTCATAGCGAGAGATAGGAGTGAGAGAGCAAGATGTGTGGACGTTTCCCGCATGGCCTTTGATTTTAAGCCAACGAGTCTCTGTCAACTCCACAGAATCAATCGTGACGCCCTTCAATGCGCCCTTGAGCAGTTTTGCTCGGATACAGACGGGCGCATGACCGGGCACAGGAATTGCGACTACAGGGGCGGAGCCTCTCAGCGCCGCCCGCACAGAGTTCAAGTGTTCCATGACAGCCCTCTCCCTTAGAACTTGACATCCCCGTTATTCGCGCTGGTTGCCTTGTTGACAAGATGTGAGAGCGCCAGGAGTTTCAGAGCGGACACGGACACCCATTCCACATCGGGATTGGTAAGGTCCGCAGGCTCAACATCCTTGAGCAAATCGTTCAGGCTCAAAGAAAATGTCCGCAGCTTGTGGGCATCGGAATCCTTGTCAACGTGCTTTCCGTTGCCCTTGCCGTTGGCGGGTTGCGGAGCAGGAGCCGGAGCAGGAGCGGTTTCAATCGGAGCCGGAGCCTCAGCGGGTTGCGGCTTTGCCTTTGACTTCTTCGCCACGTCACTGACCTTGACCCGTCCAGGTCTGGACACCTTTTCCCTCTGCTGATCCTTGGTGAGTTTGGCAAGACCCACAGCGGCGGTGAGCTTAACGCGCCCTTCCCTTACGGCATCGGCGGCTTCGGGAGCGAGTTCCACAAGTGAGGCACGCTGTTTGACGTAACGCAGAGCCTCAGCCTTTTCCTCATCCGTCTTTGCTTCGGGAAAATAGATGGTCGCAATGTCTTCATCGGTGAACTGGAAACGCTTGCGCAGGGTGATAATGTTGGCGCAATCGTCAATCGGGGAAACGTCTTTCCGGTTGCGGTTTTCCCGGATTGCCATGCTGAAAGCCTCAACCTCAGTGACAGCCGCGTATTCAAACTTCACGCGCATAGGCTGTTCGGGGTTGCGCTCGTTCAACAGGCATATAGCCCTGTAGCGGCGATGTCCAGCTACGAGGACCGGCAAGCCTTGATCGTTTTTCCGGCAGATAACCGGGACAAGCTGCCCGTTCTTGGCAATGTCGGCTGCCAGTGTTTCCACATCCGTATGCTCATGCCGACCATTCAGTTCCGGCACGATAAGGATGTTCTCAGGCCAATCGCTGTAGAGCGCACAGGCCCGCTTCGTTGTTTCGTTTGCAAATTCAACTGCCATGATCTTTCCCTCTCCCTTTTCGCTACGCTCTCCGATCCTCTGGAGATTTGTAGAATTCTCTGAGTTCGGTTTAACGCTCTCCCAAGCGTTGATACAACACTTTCACATCTCACAAATGATTGTCAAGAGGAAAATGATAAATCTTTTTCATTCGCCTCTTGGTTGAATGTGCCAGCCAGTAATGCTGAGTATCGGTTGGCCAGATTCACTCCGAACGGTTTTGTCGATAATACACAAACACGGCACGGCCTCAGTACCGGAATCCAAACGCGGTAGGACATTCAGTTTAAAATCATCCTCTTCCGATCTTTGCCAGTCACGATTGATGAACATTGGTAAACTCCTTTTCGAGTGTTGCAAATAGGTTGCCTGAGTCCGGTACTTTTCCTGTCGCTTTGCATTTTGGGCAGGGCTTAGTCACGGTCACCATACAGCCCTTGACGCCAGGATGAGGCTGCAAGCGCCGTAGGAATGTATCTCCATTGCACAGTGGACACGTCATATCGCCCTCTTGAGTTTCCGCGCTCCCCATAGCATCAGGTCGCGCATTCTGGTAGTGCGTTGCCTCTTACGGTCGGGATGCTTCACTTCCCGGCTGAAGAAAATCGGGTTTAGCAGTTGCCTCATATTGAGGTTGCCGCCAAGGAAAGGACGATGAAACTCTCGTACTATAAACACTTTCATTGCGATCCTCACGCGGGAGTGATAGAGTTGCGAACGTGTTCCGGCAGTTGTGCGATCCGTGACGCGGTAATCGCCTTGTAGTCGTAGCCCTCTTCTTTGGTGTCCATGTAGTGCAAGAGCCACAGGAAAGGCCGATTCTCCCATACTGGCAGGAATGTTCCGGTCTCTCTCATTTTCCCAAGGTAGTACCGGATAGCCTCACGGCAATCGAGGGACTCATAGACTCCACCGCCGCCGCTCAGCGGAATATTCAACGTGCAAAACTGTTTCCAGTCGTTCGGCTTGAAATTGAAGTAGATGTGTCCGCCGTTCACGGAATCGCCAAAGTAGGAATCAAACGAGAGCAGCAGACCGTCAGGATGCCAGTAAATGAAATACTTATCCTGATAATCCTTTTCGTGTGTTGGGTCGTTCGGAATCTCCATCTCGAAAACCTTCGAGAATCCTTCAGCCGCTAGGACTCTCTCGTAATAATCGAGTTTGCTAGAAAACGTGCTGTCGAGTTGAGCGGTCAAGAGTTCTGACTTGCGTTTGCCGTTTGCCTGCATCATTCCTATGGCGAGCCATACGGGAAGGTCTGTTTTATGCGAGTCAAGCCCAGTCAAGTCTTCGGCGGCTTGAATAGCATCAAATTGCAAGCGCCCTTCGAGTTCGCTTTTCATTTCGTTTGTCTCCTATCAAATGGTTTCAGTGTGTTCCCGGTGAGTGCAAGGGAATTCCCAGAATCCATTAAAGTCGAGGCTTCCGGTCCCGTAGTTAATCTCATCTGCGATATTCGTACTAGCCGAACAGCGGCAAGGATTAAAGAAATAAGACTCAAGTTCTTGCGGAGTCCAATTTTCCATTTCCAACAAAGCATGAGCAGCGTGAGCCAGTTGCGGCGTGTATCCTGTGCGCTTGACGGCCTCTCGCCATTCGTTCCAGTGGTCGTTATCGGGATGGTGGAGCATTGTTACTCCTGTACAAGAGTTTCGCCAGCGTGAATGATCTGTGACCATCCTTCAGCCCTTGCGCTCCACATACAGCAAGCGCTGCCCAGGTTATGCCTGTACTCGCCATGCGGCCCGTGGAATTCATAGGTGTGCCGTACTCCCCCGCTTGTTTCCCAGGCCCATGCTGCCTTGATCTCTTCGGGCGTGTACTTCTTTCGCACATCCGCCATGACTTGAGCGAGCAGGATACGGCAATAATCGTGTGTGGAGTAATGCTTGCCCATCACGCATCCACCTCATGTAAAGCGGTTACTGAGAACGGCAGGTTAACTGTATTTGCGATTGCATCTCCCGCCCGCCCGATAATCACCGTAGCTGTGCCGTTAGTCGGATGTACCTCATGGACGCGCATCATACGGGTTTCAATGCCGCCCTTGACGGTCACGCGGCCCGGTTGCACGTCTAGCTTCAAATTCGTGTGAGCGTACAGGTTGCCGTCGATCTGGCGAACCACAGCGCCCGCAGGAATAGTAGAAACGTAGGTAATCATGCCGCCACCTCATCCGTGCGATAGAATCTGCTGTACATCGGGATACCGCTCTGCCTGATAACCTCTTTGGCAATGCTGTGAATCTCGGAACACTTCATGCCGTGGATGCCCAGCGCCTTTTCCGTGTGCTCACACGTAGAGTACATATACCGTATGCCCTGCTCTGTCTTATGCGCGGTCACGAAAAAGCATGTGCCGGTCTGCGAGTCGATCACGGCATAGGCGAACGGTTCACGGTCCCTGTCAAGCAATAGGACCCCGTTCGTATGCGTCCGGTAGAATCCGCCGTGAGTGTGAGTTGCTAGAAAAGCCTCTCCACCCTCTCGTACAAGCCTCTTGGACTCTGCCAGATTCTTTGAGTAATGCTTGCCGTTCAATTCGATCATTGCTTACATCCTCCCGGTGTTGCTTGCTTGATGCTTGCTAATCCTTGCACGTCTATCAAACGCTTGTCAAGTGGAAAATGTAACGCGCAAGGATTATTTTGATCCCCTATCAATTAGTACAAGAGTTGGACCGCTATCAAAGCCGGTTAGTTGCTTTCCTTGCCCGCTTTGAATCCCGTGCTCACTCCAGCTTTCCATGCAGCCTCTAGCGCCGTCTTCAGGTTCCACACGGCGATACTGTAGAAGTCGAGCGAGTCTGAATTCCGCATGTCAAGCGTTTTGATTCCCAGGTAATCCCGTGCGATCTGGTGAAGCAGCGCGTCCGGTGGAGTTTGCACGTTCGGCTTACTTGCGCCTTCACAGCCATACTCCGCCGCGTACCGTTCCACGTTTAGGAGTAGTTGCTCCCGTGTCGGATAGGACGCGCCGATACAGTGCATGTTATCTTTGTTTCCATCCTGCGCGTCGGACAGGTCAACGAATCGCCAGTCTCCAGGCGAATTCAACGTGAAACCTATTTCAGTGAATCGTGTTTTGTACAGCTTGCCGTGAATCATTTTCCGTTTCTCCTCTCAATTCGTTATACCGCTATCAATGCAAGAATTCTGACAGGCCCATGCGCGTGAATGCTTCGATAATTTCCGGTTCACACATCCCATCTATCCCGATGAAATAACCGGCCTCACTATGCCAGCGGATGCACTCGCGCACAGTGGCGATAAAATCGGCTTCGTCTGTGCAATCGGTCAAGGTTGTATCGCCTTCGCAATAACTCATTAGCTTGAGCGTGAGCGGGTTAATCCAGTTGCCAAAGTAAGACGCATCCTGCCGCGTGTCCAGTTGCGCCCATCCATCCCTAGACGTGCATTTTCGGAAGTCGTATCTGTACCGATCTCCCATAACGTCAAATCCGCGTGTCATTGTCGCCATTTTCAATCTCCCATAAACGTGTTTGGTTGCCTATCAATTGCCGGTGAGCGCAAGGATTAGTACAAGAGTTCTCTGCGCGTGTAATAGCCCCATTCCCCGCGCCGGACAATGACAAAGCGATCAGGAGCTAAGCAGTCAGAATCGGGACCGTGTACCGTGTAATTCTGTGCGATCTCTTTCGCTTCGGCCACAGAGTCAACGGGACCGATAATCTGGTACTCGCCGGACTCGCTCTCAACTACCAAAATTCCGTATTCCATAAAGCTATTCCTCCGTGTTTGGTTTGGGTTCCTATCAATTGCCGCGTCAAGACTTCGATAACAGTTTTAGTGCGTAGTGTGCGGCTAATCGAACACGCGGTTTAACTGTTGCACCGATTGCCTCATCCGATACCCTGCGCGTAGCATGGACAGCATTGTCAATCGAAGAAAGCATGATACGCACGCAGCGGTTGAGTCTTTCTGTAGTGCAATCGCGGCAGATGCAGGTTAGTGTGTGGCCGTATTTCATACTCCCGCCTTCCATGCTTGCGTATGCTTGCGTTAAATCGCTCATTCCTGCCCCGTAGGATGCCCCAGGAACGATTGTTAAGGGGGATGTGATACCTAACCATCCCCCGAAGTGTCATCGGTCAACGTAAACCACCTCACCAAACGGGGCAGTTGCGTCTTCAACAGTTGAAAGCCATAGAACAGGAATAGACGGGGGAATATCGGGGAAAGTACCGTCAAGGTCACTGATACAGACCGCGCAGACCGCTTGCCCGTCTAACTCTATCGCCTCAAGAGCGGGGATAAAAGACGTTCCACCTCCGCCTTGAGGTTTCCACGTCAAAGAATCCCCGCGCTCAAATCGGTCAATACTTGCAATCTCGGAATCAAAGTAATAGACCGTGACCGCAGCGGGATTGCACTCATCGATTACCGATTCAACGATAGACCGCGCATAGGATAAACTTACCTCATCCACACTGCCCGAAGTGTCTACCATGATTGCGATCTCGCCCAGGGCTTTAGATTCCAGCGCGGGAAGATAGAGACCTTGTGAAAGATACCGCGAGTTTGGGCGAGTCCATGAATAATCGCCCGTGCTACGCTCGGAGAAAAATCGGAGTAACAGAGACCTAACGTCCAACTTAGGCCGTAATGCTTGCGACACTTGACGCGCAAGGCCAGCGGGCAATGTGCCTTGCATCTTTGCCTGCTGTAAAGCGCTGGCTGCTCTTTGTTTCCATTCCTGCTCAGTTGGAGCGGGTTCCCCGTCACTATCGGGACCCGTAGGGGCATCCCGAACTTCCCCTAATGGGTCCGGGACACTTGGACCTTGACCCGCTGTATTCCCTTGCCCATTGCCCTGCCCGTTCGGGTCCGGGTTATCATCCTGTTGCGCGTGCGAGTAATGCCATTCCGCAGACTTGCCCTTTTCAGAGTCCGAAGGATACAAAGCACCTTCGGGCAAAGTGAAGCCGGATTCTCTCAGTTCTGAATTGATAGCCTTATCGCAGGCAACGTTCCACGGTTTAGGCTCACGTCCATCACGTCTAAACGGATGACCCATTGCGCAATGCATCACCTCATGCGCAACTAGAGCGGTAATCTGCTCATGCGGCAAGGATTCAATGAATGTAGGATTGTACCCCAGTGTACGGCCATTGACCCATGCGGTCTCGCAAGTGTCATCCGCTTGCATTTTAAGCGATAAGGCGAGCGTACCAAAAAATGGCTGCTCTAGTACTAGGCTAGTGCGCGCTGCGGTCATTTTGCTCTGTGCATTCATGTAATCCCCTTCCGGTATCTCGCCAGCACGATTAGTGCCTGATACCCTTCCCCGTTTGCCCATGAGCCCATGGGCAGGGTTACTAGGCAAAAATGCCCTTGCCATAAGTGGCCGTCATCGCGTCAAGAATTGCCTGCGCCTCATTCGCCGTGCTAACGCGCACATCGGGATTATCGCGCAACGTTTGAGGATCACTTGCCGCAAGTATCTCAGTCTGCCTGCGCAAGGATTCAAGTGTCGAGTCATCCGTGAGATTCAAGCGGGTCAACACATCGCACAATTCCCGTGCGTTACCTATTAGCGAATCACGGAAGATAGCTTCTGGCTGCGCCAAACGTTCGTGAATCCGTGAGAGACAATCGGCCAAACGTCTGACGGCATCCTGCTGAGCGTCTTTGAATGCTTCCGTGACCCGCTGTTCAGTCCGTGCCGCGATAGCGTTAATCTCCTCCGCCGCAATAGTCACTCGAAAGTCGGTCCCTGCGGGAACGGGATTGTATTCCACTCCCCAAGAGTAACGTCCAGCGATGTCTGAGGGATAATCGGTCTCTTGAAACATGCCATTCAAGACTTCCCTTGCTTGCTCACGATAAGCCGGGTAATCGGCGATAAAATCGGCGAGCAAAGAATCGGCATCATGGAACATTTTGCGCACCATATCGGTATATGCCTGATAATTCTTGACGGGGAGTAATCTCCATCCGTCATCGGACCATGCAAGAGTTTGCGCGTAATGCTTGACTCTCAAATCCGCAATGTGACCCGTTAACGCCTTGTACGCTGGACAATCACCCGGCAATAGGTGTTTATTGTAGCGTCCAGCGTCAAGAGTGGTATTGTGTGCCGCAGCGGTCTCTTGTGAAACCTTGCGGTCATACTTGCGAGCACTCCATGCGCTGATTCTCAGAGAGACTAGCATTGCCCTTGTATGCAAATCTGAAGCGGTCATTTTCTCACTCTCCCAAGTGAATTCCGGCATACGGTCCGGTAACGGCGATAGGACTATGAACGGCCTGAAATAAGCTGGCCCAAGGGACCAGAATTCAAGCGAACAAAGGAATCAGTGTATTGAATCTTTTCGTCACGGCGAATTGCGTCACGGATGAGGAGAACGGCGAATTCGCCCTTGCCCGCTTCAGTGTAGAGCCTATTCGCATAGGTCACAATGCGGGCAAAATTCTGATCGTTAGCGCGGGCAGCGAGTCCAACTGAGACCGCGTACAATTCACTGGGCTTGCTCGGAATTGTAGCCTTATCGGGATTCATGAGAATGGCGTCAAGGTTTACCAGACTCTTCACCATTGACCGGAAAGCAAGGTATTCAAGCGCTGCTCCTTCCCCTACACTCCCCGCCATCACGGCGGATTCAATCACAGCGGGCAAGGAAAGAGACTCAATCTTAGCAAGATGCGCCCATGTACGGGGAACTGGAGAGTTTGTAAGGTCTGCCGTCGCTTCAAACTTGCAAAGCAATTCCGGCCTGAAACGTAGGAAAGCTATCAGGGTAGCGGGGATACCGTGCGAGAATGCCCAGTTGCACCACGAGTCAATATCGGGTTCCAATTCGACAATGGACACGAAACGGGATTTTACCGGCTCTAGAATGCCCGATACTCCCGCGCGGTCAATGCGCCGATTAGTGGCCGCAAGGAAAGTAACGCAGTCCGGGAGTACATGGCCGTTGACCCGGCGGGCAAGGAATAGTTGCATACATGCGGCCTGCACAGACGGGGGAGCTTGCCCCAAGTCATCGAAAAACCAGACAGTGGGTTTGGTTGCTTTCAATGCACGGGCAAAGTTCCCGAACGGCAGGAAAGTTGCTTCCGTTGCACCTTGATTACCCCATGGGAGACCTTTAAAGTCTGTAGGGTCACCCACTGCCGGGTGTTCCAAGATGAGGTCATTGGACAGTGACGCGGTGACGGATTCAACGGTATCAGTCTTGCCGATACCGGGCATCCCTGTAATGAGTAAAGGCAAACGGGCAGGAATAGCTGCGGTGAGAATGGCTTGCAATTGTGACGGGTTAACGCTCATGTAATCCCCTTTCGTATTGAATTCAATCTTACATATACACGTTTACACCCGTTACTATTCCATTGTCAAGAATAAAATGAATGGAATAGGATTATTTATCTACATCTTTAGTATCATACGTTTAGATGCACGCTGTACACTTGCCACACTCGCCTATATCGCGCAAGGATTAAAGACAATCAAGAGTGACGCATCATTATATATAGCGGAGTATCAGCGGGGACTATCCCGCGATACGCGGGGGACCGTTACCATATAGGCAACAGGAATCAAAGCGAATATTACTCATTAGTCAATAGGGGAGTTGAAAAGGCGAAAATTGCACATTTGCCCTAGAGCGAACGTTTAACGCCCGGATGATAGGGGAGTGTCACTTTTCACGCCGAACGCCTTAAAACGGCAGCAAATCGCAGCGCGGGGTATGTACTATATGGTAACAATGACACTTGAAAACAGGTATCTAAAGGCAATAAATACAGTAACTTACAGGATATTTGTTTGGAATCTTAAAAGGTTACCATTTAAGCAATAGGAGTATTGATTCTAAACGGTTTAACTATGCCATAGGGGGCGGGGGTATCGGTTTATACCCTATGGGGGTATCCCTGAAAACCCATAACGCGCAAGGATAATACAGACTCTCAGATTAGTACACGGTACACGGTGGAGCACGGCAGGGGATACCCCTGCGCTTTGCGGGGTACGCTCACCCCTTGCTCACCGCTCACAGCGTCAAGGGACCGGCAAAGCAAATAATCATTACCGCTCGCCTTGACGTTTGTACGCAGTTCCACCGTTCGATTATTCCCGATGGAGTGACGCCTTTTAGCTCGCTCGCCATTCGTCTAAGCGCTATCAAAGAATCAAGGCGCATATAAACGGACGTACACGCGGCAATGGACGCGCAGGGACCGATAGACGGCCTACAGGGACCGTAAACGGGGGATAATGGGCAAATACAGGCATTTATAGGGGATTATGGGCAGGATGGAGATATAGCGCCGATCTAGCGCCTTGCTTAATCTACGCAATGGGGATTATAGGCAGGTAACCACTGCCGGTAATGGCATTATTCGCGGGATAATAGGCTAGTTGTACCTGTATGGCAGTCCACTTGCTAGGCTAGGAGTTGTCCACGATAGCGCACGGCTCGAAGACGACTTACGGCTTGGAGGGTTGTGGTTAAAACAAGGAAAATCGGTAGGCGCAGGAAAATGAAATAAAAAAATAGGAAATTTGGAAAAAGAAAAAAGGGGAGCGCAAGAAAATAATTTTGGTTTTGCTATTGACAACGGAAATGCGGTGTGAGTATAGTTGCATCATTATGAGTGTAGTTGAACGGAAATCGTGGCATTGCGATGTTTGCGGATTTGAGTGGCTGAGGACGGAGGGAATAAATCCGGTTCAGTGCGCGTCGAGTAAATGTCGGAGTCGGAAGTGGAATTTAATGGGAGGGGAAATAAATGGCAAACCGGGAATTGAAAGTATATCAGGAGCAAATGGCGGCGTTGAAGCTGGAAATTCGGCGGGACGGGTGGAACCGGGGAATTCGGGCGGCGGCAAGGTTGGCGGGGAATTGCTGGGTGGTAGGGACGGAGCACCGAGAGCAGGCAGAGGAAACGGGAAAGGCGATATTAAAGCTGATAAAGCCGCCCTTGAAAGAGGGAAGATACGGGATGCTGGCGGTGAAGCGGTAGAGTTTGTTCGCGCACCGGAATTGACGGAAGAGCGTAAAGCGCAAGGATGGGAATTAAACAAGCGGGTTCCTGCGCGGCCTTTGGAGAATCCGATAGAGACGGACGCGGTAGGAACTACGGGGTGCAAGGTGACGGTTTCTAGGCCGATGGCGGGGCATCCTGCGCCGGAGTGGAGATGCGTGTGCGGGTCTACGGGGAAGCGGATGAAGGGGAAGGAATTGGTCTGCTTTAGTTGTGGGAGAGGGGTATAGAGATGAAATTCTTTGCGTTAATAGCAGTCTTGGCTATAATCTTGGCTGCTTGTGGGGTGTTTGGGGAGTTGGCGCAAGCAATAATAGTAGCCGCAGGAGTGATCGTGCTTTGCGCAGTTGGAGTGCTTTTCGTTATTTTCTGGTTTGTTATGTTTTTCATGTCGCTAAATTCACTTTGAAGGGAGATGAAATGAGCGTCGCTAATCAATATATCACCGCAAATATCTGGCGCGGCGAACTGGATTATTGTTCTGTTGGCGATGTGCTGTACTGGGTGGAACCACTGGAAGATTACATAGTGAGTACAAAGCTGCGAAGCCAGTCTTTAGCGTCTGTAGCTGGCGTATTTGTGGATCAAGAGATAGTGCGTAGAGTGCTTGGCGAGTGCGGAACTATTAAAGCTATGGATGGGTATGAAGGGATTTTCGTTCTACAGAGGAATATATGATTTCACGGCGCGGATTTTTCGGATTATTGGGCGGCGCTTTGGCGGCTGAGGCTGCGCGGAAGATTTACGTCCTGCCGCCTTTGGGTGGGTGGAGATGTGCGGGCGGGGTTATTACGCCGGGGGAGACGCTGTTTTATTTGTCGCCGGAAAATTGGTCGTACCGCAATACAATCACAGGCCACGTTTCGGAGGCGATTCCTGAAATTGTGAGGTTAATTCACACCTTCGCCTACCCGGAAATGGATGTGATGGATATTTACCGGCAACTGGATAAAGTTGATATTCATTATTGTCAGACGATTTTAGGAGTCAAGGGATGAGCACAGTGAAGTGCGAGAGTTGCGATGGGACTGGGCAAGTAACGATTGTGCTCAAGGCTCGTTCGGTGGGAATTTCGACATTAGCATTAGGTGGCATGGGAAAGGTTCATTGCCATAGGTGCGGCGGTACAGGGCAGTTCAACGAGCATGACTTCGTGGACACCGGAAATAGAGATCGCCAATGCCGTGCATGTGGGGCGATAGATTGCAGCACGATGGGTGAGTGGTGGTGCGGCGGGAGAAAATAATGCGCGGAACTATTTTTGAATACGATGGCCTTAGATTCAAGGCGCAGGACGATGAAATATGTTCATTGCTTTCTGATGCTGCGATTTTCGAGAAAGCGGGAACTTGCAGCCTTAAAACGGCTATGAGAGTTGCCTTGGAATGTCAGAGGATAACGTTGGCTGATTTGCCGGTTCCCGTGGGGTGCGTATGATGGATAGGATAATTTTTCCACCAGACTTTCCGGGGAACGAAATCAATATACAGCGCCGACAGCTATTGCGCGATGGGGTGCCTTGTAGCCATCCGGGGTGCCTGAAGCACGTTACGCATCCATGCGAGGGCTGTGGGCGCGTAGGAGGGCGTAGGGAGTGCCAGCATGAGCGATTAAACGAAGATGGCATCTGCCGCGTCTGTGGGAAAGATAGGAGAGGAATCTGATGCGAGTGATATTCGTTTCAAAAGATGCACAGGAAAAAGATAATGCTGACAACGAACGCTATCGTCAACAGGAAGATCGTCAGCGAGTGGAGCAATTTCGCCGTGACGACTTGGACCAAGAGAGAGGCGTTTGGAATGAGACACTGCAAGCCAGAATCGGGCAGGAGTGGTCTCTGTCGAAGGCTTTGGAAGATGCTGATAAGGCGCTTGCAGCCTATCGAGAGAGGTTCCAATGATGGGCGCTGACGAGAAGTTTGTTCGGGAGAATTGGGAGCATGTGAGGTCGTGGGTACGCGACCTTGATTCCTATGGGACTGACCAATTTAATGTCGCCTTATTCCTCAACGAAAAAGATGCGAAGTGGTGCGACAATCCTTTCAAGAGATGGCAAATGGATTTTGGGAAAGAGAAGGTAGTATGGAAATTAGCGGCGGAATTTACGCGGGGGAGGATTGAAGAAATTCGGCTTCTTGAAGAAGAGATTTCGACGCAAGGAGAATTTTGTCAGCATGGCGACGAATGTGGACTTTGCGCTGTCGTAGCTCGCACGGTTGGACGTTTACAGGCGGCGCTGGCGGAATTAAAGAGGGGTATGAAATGAATCCTAAAACGCTAGAGGATATGATTGCTCACGTCAAAAAGTATCCGGGATGGACGATGTATCCGCCCGATATTGACGCTATCGGGAATCGTGTGGAAGTGGCGAAAAAGATTGCGAAAGAAACAGGGACTATTCTTGAATGGGATGTTTTCGGGAGTCCGCGATTTATGCCTACTGATTATAGGCAGCGGATGGACATCAAAGCGGGTTGGGAAAGGTGCGATTTGGACAGCAAGGATTATGGAGCGCCGAAGGAGCCTGAATACAATCCTGAGACGGGCGAGGAATTAGAAGAGGGATGCTATATGATGGCTCACAATACTCCTGACGGCTTATGCGATCCGATTACTGGCTGTCCGGGTTGCGCTCAGGAGCGGAGACGAAGGGCGAGGGAGGGGAAATGAGCAAATCTATCTGGATTATTGAAGCAAGACGAAGAAATCCAAATGATCCTTGGGGGCCGTGGGAAGAGATGCGAACAGGACAGACCACTACCGCCTATCCATCGAAGCCTTTCACCGCAACTAACGACGAATCTGCATACCAGCGCCGCCCCGTAGAGTATAAGCGCATGGAACCAGAACCACCTAACCTTGTATTGCAAGAGACGCCGATGATATTCACTGTTCCAAAAGCAGGTCGCTATTGCATAGGAGCGGACTACGGACAGGCATCGGATGAGACAGTAGCGGCTTTGATGAGAATAGGAGAAGATGGGGAACCTGATGAATTGATTTCCATCCTTCGGCGCGATAAGGAAACTGGTAAATGGGAGCAGGAATGCCAGACGAAGTAACATGGCGTGTCAGTCCACAGGTATTCCACGATCTACACACGATCATCGGCAATCATCTTACTGAAATGGCTTGGGATGAGGCTAGGACGCAACTAGACGGTATTCCTCGCACTGACGGTGCTGATGCAGCGGCGATGGAGATTCGTGAGAAATATAATCTTAGTTACCTTCCTATCGGAACTCAGGTAAAGGTGATTGTGGACTACAAGATGGATGGGTACGACAAACCGGAGTATGGCAAGCAGTGCCAGCCGGGACCGGGGGAAAAGGGGGAGTGATGCTTCTTAATTACACAACCAAGGTAGCAAGCGCCAAAACAGTCTCGCAGATTCAAGAGATTCTTGGGGCTAAAGGTGCTTGCCATGTTTCAGTTGATTATCAGAGCGGCAAGGCGACAGCGGTCATATTCGGCCTGAATATCGGCAAGAACACCGTCCACTTCCGGCTTCCCTGCAACGTGCAGGGTGTGAGCGCCGCACTCAAGAAAGGCAGTCAGAGAAGCGGAATCTGGCGGGATATTCCTCAATGCGAACGTATTGCATGGCGCATCGTCAAGGACTGGGTAGAGGCGCAGATGGCCCTTGTGGAAGCTCAACAGGCCGAGATCGCCGAAGTGTTCCTGCCGTATGCGGTTGCGCCGAATGGAGAGACATTTTTCCAGCATTTCAAGAGCAATCAATTGGCGCTAGGGGCAGGAGAAAAGGGGGAGTGATGGCAGTTAAGAAAACGAAAGCGAAGGATGGGGCAATAATCCCTAAAGTAGCAGAGAAGGTGAGCGCGGAACCTCTCTTCAAAAAAGGGGATTTCTGTTTCCACGGAGATATGCTGGTATGTGTCGAAGAGGGCATCTGGGTAGAGGAATTGACCTGCTTCCGATACCACATCTATTACACGGGCGGAACAAAGATGGAGCCATGCGCTGAGCCGTTTCATCTTGGCGGCGGCGGTTCTTTTTGGTGGTCAGAGAAAGAACTGACAGCGATTACCGATCCCGTCCTTCTGCTCCGCGCATCCTTAACCAAAGAATTAAAGCGCGTGGCAGACGCGGAACAAGATATTCGTTACGCCAACCGCAAGATCGAATCGCTTCGGATTGCGCTTGAAACAGTAGTTCCCGCGCAAAAGAAACCGGAGGCGCCCCATGCCTGAGTTGACAGCGCAGGAAGCAATCGAATTGGCGCAGGAAAAGTTTGGTGCGGGAACCTATGCGCTCGAAAAGGCGAACCGCTTTCCCCGCTATGTGATTGAGGATTGGCGTGGATGTGTCATTGGGCAAGGCTTATCCTACGAAAGCGCAATCGCAAACGCGGAGCAGTATGTAGAAATGAAATCGGAGGCACCCCATGAGTGAACTGACAGCAGCGCAGGAGCGGGAGTACGTCGAGAGCAAGTGGATGGGTGTGACCATCGAGTATAACAACTGCGGGATGGCGAACAGCTATTGGTCGGTTACTACGCAAGATTGTTCCCGCTGGCGCGGCGCATCGAGGCCGAGAAGAAAGGGCAAGGCAATGAGAACTAAGTGCCAAAGATGTGGAGATGAATGCGAGGCATCTGATAGCACTAAGCTCTCCGCTCGCCCATTCAAACGTGCGCGTCAGGGCTTCTGCGCTCCCTGTGTAGTCTGCAACTTCTTCCAAGCGGACGGCGACCAAGGAATAGTTTTTTCTTTGCCACTCAATTTCGACCCTCAAGGGTTGAGGTTGGCGCATATTCAGAGACAGTTCGCTCGCATACTAGAGATCGGCTGCTCAGAGTTGAGAGCGGAGCAGATCGACTGGGACAAGGTAATTGAGAAATGGCAAATCGCAGCGAAGAAAGGGAGCCATGAGCAAAAAGCCTAAAGTAGAGATTTGCGCTTACTGCGATCAGAAGATCACTCGCCAGAGGACACCACAGGGATTTCCCCGCTTTGCGTGGAAGGCCGAATCTCCCGGCGGATGGTACTGCCCTCAAGCGGGCGGCGATTGCTGGCATAGCCCGAAACAAGAAAGGGAGCCATGAAAAGTAGCAGACTCAAAGGGCACGCGCTGAAATATGACTGGGTTCCCAGTGGCGATTCGTTCTACCCTTATACTGCCCGCTATGGTTGCCGCTGCGGTCAGAATATGGATGAACCAGCAACAGCGAAAGAAGCCCGCGCATGGCACCGTGCGCACAAGGCCGAGGTGCTGGCCAAGATGGACAAAGTACTGGACTCTCTGACAGACCTGATGCAGGAGGTCGCAGACGAAGACCCTGACTTCTGCGACCGGCTTGCGGCAGACAATGACCGCATGATGAAGGCCGCAGTCCTGCCCAGCGCGGCTAACCTGGACGCGGTAGCAGCCGAGCAGCGGGCTGCGGAGGCAAAGGAAAGCGCAGAATAAACTTGACATATTCCTGCGCCGTATGAGAGAGTCTCTGTGTGAAGCCATACTACAGCGAAAAGGGAATTTTAATATATCACGCGGATTGGAGAGATGTTCCAATTGAACTACTGAAAGCGGATTTGCTTTTAACCGATTGCCCGTACGGGATCGGAGAGGCGAAGGGAAAGAACAAGAGCCGAACAAAACTAGCGGTCGCCAAGGATTACGGAACGAGTGATTGGGATGATGAACCACCATCGGACTTTGATCTGATTCGCTTGAGGGACTTGACGAAGTACCAAATCATCTTTGGCGGTAACTATTTTGTCCTTCCGCCTTCAAAGTGCTGGCTGGTTTGGGATAAGGTGAACGGGGCAAATGATTTTGCAGACTGTGAGTTGGCATGGACGAATCTGGACAAAGCGGTGAGGATTTTCCACTACATGTGGAACGGAATGCTGAAAGAGAATCCAGAGTATCGAATGCATCCGACTCAGAAGCCGCGAAATTTGTTTTCATGGTGTCTCACGCAAGTTCCCAGTGACGTTAGGAGCGTTCTTGATCCTTACGCTGGAGTTGGTACTACAGCGGTGTGCTGCAAGGCTGTAGGACTTAGTTGTATTTGCGTGGAGCGCGAAGAGAAGTATTGCGCCGATGCGGTTCACAGGTTGCAACAGGAATGCTTTGATTGGGAGGCGTGATGTACGGAACAGAAGATTTTCAAATGATGGTAATCAGGCGCTTGGAGGCCATTGAAGCTCGTCTTAATATCCCGACACGTTTAGGTTTGCACCCTGAAACAGAAGAAGAGCGCATAGAACGAGAGCGGCAAGTGGATGAACTGGTAGAGGCCGCAGGAAGAAAGTTCAAGGAGTCAAACAATGTACCTACACTGTAAGAAATGCCTCACCAGTCGTTCAGAGGACGTGCTAGGAGCGCCCTGTAGGACCGAAGGATGCGATGGCATCATAGAAGAACAGCCAGCCTTCCATACGCTCGTAGACACGCTTCCTGAGCCATTCTACTGCCGTCGCCGTGATGAGAGTTTTGTCGGTGCTTCCTTTCCCGGACCAGATCACTGGAATAAATTCAAATCAAACGGGGATCGCGTTTGCTCTTATTGCGGGTCGCTGCATTGGGAAGACATGCTTCGACTCGTCCATGAGTCCGCTGAAGCGCCAGAGGATGCGGATTACAGTTCTACCGTGGAGATTGAGCCTAGCGACAAGAGTTACAAGGTTTATGTTCATCAACCTGGAGTTAGAAACGCGCACGAGGGAGGAACAAAATTCTATATGCAACATGTGCCTCGCGGTAACGATGGAAAAATTATGGTCACACAGGATCAACAAGAAGAATACGCAAAAGCAGTCAAAATGTCAAGGAAACGATTCAATCAATACTTGGCAAAAACCTATCCACCGGGAAGGATAGGAAACTGAAACACAGGGAGAGGGAAATATGTACACCAAACACACGACAGTAACACCAGAAGAAGCGCGTCTATGGCTAGACACCAAGCGCAGTAAGAATCGTCCAATTTCTGAAAATGCTGTGCTTAAATACAGCCAAATGATGCGGGACGGGAAATGGGTGGACAACGGAAAAGGGTTAGTGTTCGGGAAGAGTGGACAGCTTTTGGATGGTCAACACCGTTTGACCGCATGTGTCCGCTCTAATAAGTCATTTGAGACAACGATCACATGGGGTGTACCTGACGAGTATTTCGACACCATTGATGATTGTAACACCCGCTCAATGGCCGATGTACTGCACATCAGGGGAGAAGCCAACCCTAATCTTCTTTCGGCAGGATTGCGATTCCTCTGGCTCTATGTTAGGGGCGAGATCGAGCATAAGGACTTGAGAAGAGGACAGGTATGCACGAAACAACTCTTGCAGGCAACTCTTGATAAGAATCCTAAAATCAGGAGTTCGGTCAAGTTCTACGGTTTACTTAAGAATCGTCCTGGCGGCTTATTGATTAGCGCAGGTATGGCGATTGGATTGCATTATCTTTTCTCTCTTGTAGACGAAAAGAAAGCGGATGAGTTTTTCAATCGGTTTCAATCTGGACTAGAGTTGACAGAGGATAATCCAGTCTATATTCTTCGCAATAGGCTTATTGCTGCACAAAAGGAAGTATCGACACGATTGACCAACTCTGCGACTTACTATTACACAGTCATGTCGTGGAACGCCTACGTCAAAGGAACATATGTGAAGCGTCTTGTGTTTGCTCCAGACGTTCCACAGATTGAGATTGACGATCTTCCGAAAAAGGTGATGAAGGATTTGCTGTAGGAGGCAGAATGGCGTACCCTGTAACCAACGATGCGTTTAACCCAAACAAAGCTATTCTTGAGCAGCTACAACTTGCTTTTTGGACCACAATCAAGCAGAATTACCCGCCGATAGGAGAGAACGCAAAGTTACGCATCCAAGAGCTATCGTACTCTGTCGATGAAGTTGCGATGACGGTGAATACGTGGATTCTTGACGGCCATAAGATAGACAGAATTGAGCCTGAGTCGATTGACTTTCCTGCAACGCCATGGGATTTTGTGAAACAGGAATATGCTCCGAAATGGTTCCTTGAACGGTACCCAGTGAAGTATAAGACGACAGTAGTCAACAGGAACATTCACAAGCATTTCGTCTGCCCACACATCAACATCAAAGAAGATCGGTATCCTCACATCGTATGGATGTACGAGCATAGCGGACAAAAAAAGGATTAACCAATGGACGCGGACGAACTGAAAGATTACGTGTGGACGCGAGAGCCTATATGCTGCTGCACAGGCAACGGAAAACCTGTCTTACTTGAGGGCCAGATGGTTATATTCCGTAGTCTAGGATGCCGAGTCCATAAATCTTCAATAAGTGTAACAAGCAAACCTCTGAGTGCGGAGACGATAGTTGGGAATTGGAAAGAGAGGGAGTAAATGGAAAAGATTTGTTTGCATAAGTACGAGTATGATCCTGTTCGCAAAGGATTTTATTGCGTATACTGCGGGAATCCGATGCCGGAAAAGGTGCTTGAGGTGCCGTTCTAATGACTCCAGAGCAACTAAGTATCCTCCAGCACTCGCTAGGCGTGGATAAATATGGCCTTGGTGAGCAGTATCGCAATCACTACGTTGGCGGCGCTGAGGAATGTCGTCCATTAGTAGAGATGGGCTACATGACAGAGCACAAAACCAGTGAGATAACAGGCGGCGATCCTCTGTTTACCGTCACGATAATAGGAAAGCAAGCTATGCGTTTAGAGAGTCCTAAGCCGCCGAAGATAACGCGGAGCCAGCAGAGAATGATTGACTATAGAGCCTTTGCCGATGCATGGGACTGCACGTTCAAAGAGTTCCTTCAAGTGCAAAAGACGGAGTGGTATAAGCGTATGAAGGATGGCAAGCCACTTCCTTCAATCTTTGATGGTATATGATGCCTCCTATTTGGATACTAGAGGAGTCTCTTGACGGCGGGAAGACGTGGCGAGTGAGTAGTCCTTACCAAGTCTACAAGCGCAAGGAATCAGGTGAAAAGCGTCTTGAAACCTACAAAGGTTGGCGATGGATGTACAGGATAACGGAATACAAAGCAGTAGTGGAGGAAAAATGAGCGATCCATTCACAAGAGAGAAGTGCGGTATCTGCGGGGAAACGTTTGAGGTTCCGATGGAGCGTAGTCGTCGCGCAGGATGGATTCCAAAATCTGCAACTTTGTCATTTACCTATATGGAAGATGATGGGTATTATCAAGAAAACGTATGCGGCAATTGCTATGACGCGGTAAATGAGGCCGTAGAAAAGACTGTGGAGAATCTCAAGAAAGGGAGAGGACCAGATGACAGACGAAAAGATAGTGATGTATGACAGCCCTGAAGCGGCTACTCGTGTAGATATGCCGGGGTGGTTATCGCGCTTGGGACACTTCTATCCTGGAAACCACGCAAGCAGCGAGCATGGCGCTAGGTGGTCAGGCTGTACGCACCAAAAATGCGAGTGCGGGAACATATTTGAGCATGGTCGTGTGCGTTGCAATTCCTGCCAAGCGAAAATAGACTGCGATAAGTATTACGCGCTCCCTGTGGCCGATTGGGACGAAGTAACGCCAGTCTGTGACTACAAGAGCGACAATTACTTTTGGGATCGTGAGGACGTTCTTGAACATCTCTTCGACGTTTGGGAGGATGCACAAAAGAACGGCTATGAACCTGAATCACGTCTAGTCCTCTGCGAACCTCGTTACCTGCATCCTATTGATTGCGAAACATGGTCAGATGATCTTGCCGATGAAGGAGAACTTTCAGACGAAGTAGGAGCCGCTGTAGACGCTCTTAACGCCGTCCTCAAGGCGCAGGGACCATCGTGCTGGTATCCCGGCAAGCAGAGGATAAACATGGAGCCTTTGTGGGCCGAGTTGAAGGCGGATTTAGCGAAAGAAGCGGAAAATGCAAAGTGAGAAGATCGAAAAGATCGTAGACCTCGCCGCAACTCTAGCCTCAAAAGCCGATGATATAGATCAAGTGCTGGTCATCTATCGGCTTAAGGAGGGAGTAGAGGATGCAACGCATGGCTCTCTCGACAACGATCTTGAATTGAGGGATTCTCTGTGGTTGGTAGAGGCGTTCAAGTTCTGGCTGCAAGCTGGAGCATACGGTTTGCTTAAGGCTAAGGATAATGACTGAAAAATGGGGCGTGATCGACGTTCGTGACGAAGACGGAAGGTTCATCGCCTACCACGTAATGCCTGTAGTCCTGAGCAAAGGCGAGTGGATGATGACCGATTCCCATGAGTTGAGCGAGAACTGCCAGTGCAATCCGTTTCTATCTCACGGTAACGGCGGATGGCCGCTATGGAATCATTTCGATCCAAACTTTCCTGGCGCTCTGAGCGCAGAGGAATTTAACCAGAAGGCTCAGGAAGCGGAAAAGGAGTGGGAAGCGATGCAGAGGTTGGAGATTGAGGCAGAAAAAGCAGCGGGACAGGAGAAAATGTGAAGAGTAAACCAAAGGAAACCATTCAACCAAAGACTCCAGAGCAGATCATGGAGCAACTACAGGCCGATCTCAAGCACTGGCAGAGAGAGTTGCGCTTAGATGATGTTGATATTGAAATCCGTTGGCTTAACAGGGATGAGCGTCACGAGAAACTAGGATATTTTGACGATTTATCTTTAGCGCAGCTATATTCTATCGGCATCAGACATCCAGAACACCGAACAATGGCAGGACTTCGGCATTTTAACGCAGATTACGAAGTTATACTTGTCCATGAACTTATACACGCCCGGAATAGCAGGTGGTACACCACCGAAATCGCCGAAATTATTGAAGAAGAGCTTGCTAATAGTCTCTATGAGGTATCTCTTGACGCTATTGCTGAGGCTCTGGTACGCGCTAGGAGGGGGATAACGAGATGAGCAAAAAAATCGAAGTACCTGAAGGAATGTCGAATGCGGTTCGTGAGGCGACTCACGGATACGATGCTCAGACCGTAAATATAGGCGTCGAAGCGGCTCTTCGCTGGATGGATGAAGAACTTCAAAAACTCAAAGAAACCGTTTCCCACAAGCAAGCCAAACCGGAAGCGTATAAGGCGGCCATTCAAGATGTGCGCCGCATGTTTCTTGCGCCGGAGCCGGAAGTGCCAGAGGCGATCCAAGATTTGTGGGATGCAAGCCCTACCCCAGATACAAAGAGACGTACAATCGAAGCCTACCGGCGCGGTAAGGAATCCAGTAAAAAATGAAGACTCCAGATGAACGCCGAGCGACCGTAGCCGACTGTCTACGCCGCAGGAAAATAAGGCTAAAGAGCATAAACCTATGCCAAGACTGCGGTAATCGGCCCCCGTTTGAAGATAAAACGCTTTGCATAGACTGTTTGGAGTCGAGACGGAAACTGGGAAGAGAACACAGGGCGCATGAGAAAGAACTTGACAAAGCATCGAAAAGCGCATACTAAAGAGAAAGGATGCAAGCATGGGACGGCATAAAAAAGACCCTACGCCTACAATCGAAATGAAGCAGAGAGCGGCGGAGTGGAGACGCTTTCGGACAGATAATCTGTTGAGTCAAAAGAGGTTAAGTGAGGTAATAGAAATCTCCAGACGAACAATTCAGAACATCGAGGCGGCGCAGGAGTGCTCACCGCATCAGAGGGTTTTGGATGCTTTTGCGGCTTTGCAAGCACGGTACGAGCGCGAAGGAAAGAAAACCGGCAAACGTAAAACGAAGAAAAATCACCATGACGAAGGAGAGTTCTAATGGCAGATGTAATGATTGAGGGTTTGAGCGGCAGCGAAGTGATCGAAGACATTTTAGCGCAAATCAAGCGCAAACTACAGACTTCATGCGATTTGCGAGAGGCTGATTCGTATGGTCAAGGATACTCAGGCGAGATAAAAATCAGCCTGAAACTGTACGGAATGGATGCTCTTCCTGCCGAATTCACGGTCGATATTAAGCCGAAAGAGTTGCCGCCAGTCTCGACTGAGACGACCATCGTAACGCCGCTGGAAATCCAAGAAAGCATCACAATCGAGCAGGAATTGGACCTTGAGGCTGTTCGTGAGCGCCTCCATGAGCCTGCACCGCTGCCACCCGTAAGCGAAGAAGAGGAAAACAGGATGCCGCAAAGACTCAAGAGAAAGTACACCAAGCGCACAGGTGTTCCAAGCCTTGAGATGACTGCTGCTGGCGGAGCGGTAAGCCTAGACGAAGCATTCTAGCGCAGGTAGCTAGAAACTCTGCCGCTCCGTTAAGGTGTAAGCTCGACTCCCAGTTTGCAAGCCTTCGGCGACTCGCTGGCGCAATCGGGCAAGCGGCAGGATAAAGATTCATCGGGAGGGAACAATGGAAGCGTTGAATGTAGGCGTGAAGTATTTGGTTTTGGTTGACCAAGACGTAGTTGGTCCTGACGGTGTTGCGGAAAAACTCAAAGAGGCGGGAATTGAAGCGGTAGTTTTGGGTATTCCTACACTTCGTGAAGTCATTCAGTTCTACGCAATACTTGATGGAACCGCAAAGTAGTGATTCATCGGGAGAGGGAACGGAAGTATGAGTGAACCATCTGCACGAGGGTCAAACGGCGGGGTTGCTAGAGCCGCAAAGCTGACGAAAGAGCAGCGCAGCGCGATAGCGGTAATGGCGGCAAAAAAGCGATGGGCAAAGCCAAGAGAAATAACAGAGCAAGAGCTAAAGGTTGGCATTGCCCAAATCTCGGATGGATTGAAAGAAGTATTAGTTTCAGCAGCCGCTCAAATCGCCCCACAAGCCGCTCCAGTACCTCAACCTACGCCTATCTACATTCCTCCCCCTCCAGACCCTCCCAAGGCCGTCCAGAAGCGCAGGAAGCCTATGGTAAAGGAGTTTGGGCAGGCATATTCTCGCGCTGAAAAGCTGCTAGAAGAGGCTCTCAAGAAACGCTCAGATGCCGTCAAGATAATCATTGCCTGCAATGAAGACATTCCGATGTACGTGAATGTAATCAAGTCGCTTGGAGGTACGGTAGACCCACAGGCTATGAGAGCGGTTGATATAAGATCTCTCGACGGTGCATCCACTGCACAGAACATGAATTTTTACCAACCTCCCCAATATCAGCAGCCTCAAACTATTCCATCCCAAGACGTTAACCCTATTGACCCCGCGCTCTACGCAACAAACTCCAACCCGTTACCTGGACTATCCCCTGCAATAGCGAATGCCCCTGTAGTTCTCAACAAGCCTTTAGGAGGGGCAATAGACCTTGGTTACACGCCTGTTGATGAGGACGCAGGTCCAGGTTTGCCGAACATGGGCGGCGGCTGGGCGTAAGGAATAAATATTGTTTCTTTTTGCTCACCACAGATTCACAGAACTGATGTAGACTTTGAATCGAGGCGCTCATGAGCCACGAAGAAAAAGAGATTTTGAAACGCCTGTTGCGGGAGTCCAAAGAGAACTCTGAGGAGATTGCCCGTATTCTCGAAATCATTAGAAAGATTGAGCGCGAAGTGCGCCCACACCCTCAACCCCTCACCGCTTCCATCGCAGTCCAATTCTCAGGAGAATCTTCCATGCCGAACAATGCATTGACTTTGAACGTAGGACAAACTTCTCAGGCGTCCATCTTGCCGCTTTTGGCCGATGGCGTTACTCCTTCGGGCGGCACACTCTCTGCTGTCTCGTATGTGTTTGCCGATCCTTCGGCAACGGTAGTTCTAAACGCGGATGGCTTGACCGCTACCGTGACCGGCGTAGCTCCATCCGTGGGCGCAGTGACCGGCACGGCGACTGCCACGGTGACGGATACCGATCAGGCAGTCTTCACGTTCTCTCAGGCTTTCACAGTGACCACGCTTGCGGTGACGCCTCCGCCTCCAGCGCAGTTGACGCAGAGCATCGCTGTCCAGTTCACAACTCCAACCCCATAACCTGTTTCTCGCATGACGACCGCCCTTGACAATTTACCTGTTGAGGGCGGGTGTGTTTGTGGTATATCTGTTGAGGAGAGGGAACATGACGCCAGAGGACAAGAAAAAAGAATGTGATCGCATCTGCGGACCTTATTTTAGCGAGAAATCACGCAAAGAGGGGCTACATGAGACAAAATCTCTGGACTTGGACGCTGCCGATACCTGTCCGATTCTGAGGGATTTATGGCTAACGAAGAAAAGGGTCTATGTATGACCAAAGAGCAAAACGACCGTCTTGTGGTAGCATGGGAGTTGATTGCAAAGTCTTTAGAGGGTCTGCATGAAGAAGTCAGAAAAGCAGGAAAACGATATTGGCCCGAACCAGGACAGCAAAGAGAGTCCGTCCTCACGCGGGTTGAAACCGAAGAGGATAGAGCAAAGAAAAACCTTGGACTCGCAGACGAGTCAATCTCAATTAACGAGTGGCTCGACATTGGAGACCCCGAATCCGAATCCTATATTGGAGAGCGCACAGCACAATGGTTGCGAGATCACCCCAAAGAAAGCAAGGAAGTCAAAGTCGTTGATGCCGGTGCCGAAGAATCTGGAAAGCAGGACTCTCCAAGCCCTAAAAAGACTAAAAGTAAAGCCTGAATCTCTCATAGCGTCTCCCCCACTCACTCCGATGTTGAAAACGACCGTCAAGGGTGGCTTAAAGGCTGCTCTTGACGCGATGCGTTTTGCGACGGATGATACAGAGATTAAGGCGTTCTTAAAGGTTTACGATAAGGTTCCTATAGGCGACAGGGAATGTTTGTCATGGGAAGCGATGTCCATAGCCGCAAAGGTAAACATAAAGCATCTTCTAGGAGCAATCCAGTTGGCTGTACAGACCCACTGCTGGAACCGGAGCAGGTTTATTGCGGTATCCAACCATCCCGACGTAACGAAATCAAGAGTAAAATATGCGAAGATGGCTGGAGGGGAGAAGGACAGGACAGCGTTGGATATTGCGCTAGGAATCATGCAATCTCCGAAGGGACCGACATTCATTGGCACGCAGCAGGTAGCCGTGTTTCGTGGTGGTGGGCAAGGTAAAGCTAAAGATGAGGACGATGGGAAGACAGTCGATGCGGAGTATACAACCAACAATGATTTTGACGACCTCTTCCCACCTCCAACCGATATTCAAGATAAGCTAATTCCGATCAGACAGAGACTATTGGAGGGGTAATTGATCCGATTTATAGACCTTGGCAAACAGATAGCGCAGGACAAGGACGATCCTGACTGGCCGCGAGAGTTCGCGTTATATGACACACTACAGGCTTCATTCCTATGCTTTGGTGGTCAACAGGTCTTTGATAGCCAAAAAGATTTACTCGAAAATATGGACGACAACGACCAATCTTACATGAAAAAGGTCTTGAGCGTTCTTCCTGAGTGGGTTCCGAAGGCTAACGGGACGATGGTTAGGTAGACTTATGTATAGCCCAAAGATCATCGAACAAAATCTAAACTTTTTTGCCGCAAAAGAAGGGTGGATGCCGACCCATCACACCTTCAATGAAGTTGTAGAGTTCACGAATTACATTAAGTCTATAACCACCCTAGCAAGCAATTCCAAAGGCGCATGGATCGATAAGGTAGCTCCCCTCACCGACAAGAGACGTGCGGAGATACGACGCTGGATATTGAATGAGCAGGTACTCTGCTCTCTCTCTTACCACTACTGGCGTGATAATTACGCTTATTGCGTTGACGAAGGTGGGCAGATTAAGAAGTTCAAAAATAGGAGATCGCAAGACGTTTTCGATTCGATTGTTGCTGAGTTAGAAGAGAAACAGGCGGGTATACAGATTTTATGTCTGAAAGCCCGCCAAATCGGGATCACGTCTCTCGTAGCTTTGTACTTCATGCACAGGATGCTTTTTGTACCTAACGTCTTAGCTGTTATGGCGTCCGTACAAAAGGAAAAGTCAGAAGAGATTGAGGTAAAACTAAACACAGCATACGACATGTGTCCGTTTTGGTTGATTCCTCCAAGGACTCCGAAGAGAGGATTTTCAAACGGATCACGTCTCAATATTGAATCCGGTATGCAGCCGAAAGGTATTGCACAAGGAAAGAGTCCTACCTTAATCCACATCTCAGAGCTTTCTCTTATCCCTAATCCTCACAACACTATTGAGGAAGGATTGCTACCTGCTACTCACCCGACGAAAAACCTATTTATGGTATTCGAGAGTACAGGATCGGGAAACGTTGGATGGTTTGCTGATTTCTGGAGATCGCAGAAAGAAAAGTGGCCTCTAAATACAGGAAGAATGTGCCCTATATTCCTATCGTGGCCTCTAGCAACCGATCTTTATCCTGAAGCTGATTGGATGAGGCAGCACCCTGTCCCGGCAGGATTCTATGAGAGACGCCTAGACGCAACGAAGGCTCATATAACACGCTGCGAGTCGTACATTAGAAACACCCCATATCTAGCCAAAGTTGTAGGTTCGGATTATCGTGTTCCAATCGAACAGCAGTATTGGTGGGAAATTGAGTATGCTCAGGCAAAGGAAAGACATTCATTACAGCAGCACGCTGCACGTTTACCTGCCGATGACTTTGAGGCTTTAACCGGAGTACATGATAGTGTCTTTGACCAAGAGACAATCATGGAACTGGAAGACGATATTTACGAGATTAAGAGTGATGGGAAAAAGGTCCGCAAAGAACCATTCCACGCCTATGCGATCACAGGACATTCCATTTTAGAAGAGTTCGATCCAAGTGAATCTCAAATAGACTACAGCAAAGAAGTCATTCACTTAACCCATAAATCAAATCGAGATGAACGATACGATTGGGAACTTGTTCCTTTGCTTCCGATAGACGAAGAAACCGAAAGCTATACATTCGACAGGCTTCTTGTTTATGAGCCTCCGCAAAGAGGAGCTTTGTATAGCTGTGGAGTCGATACTGCGCACGGTCTAGGTCACGAGGATGAGGATAGATTCTGCGCATCCATGACAAGAGTTTCAAGCGGATCGGGTTGCGATTTTCAAGCCGCAGAGCTTACATCTTTGAGATTCAGCCCCGCGCAAGCAGTTCCTTTCCTAGCGGCTATGGCGACGTGGTACGGACAAGTATCTGGACATTATAGGGGAGTGAAGTTCTCAATCGAACAGGTCGAAGGACCAGGAGATACCTGCCAGAACCAATTAAAGATTATGGGTTTCAACTGGCACCATACTCCAGGAAGGCTAGATGGTAAGAAAGTAAAGGACGAAAACAAGCATCGGGAAGGATGGTATTCCAACAAAGTCACTGTACCTATTTTGATGGATCGATTTATTGAGGCTGTAAATGGAGGTTGGTACGTTCCTTACTCCAAGTGGCTGATAGAGGAGTTGAAGACTCTTGAGCGCCATACGAAAGACGGCGGAAGAGACGTTATGACGCACCAAAAGAACAAGCATGACGACAGGATACGTGCTGCTGCACAGAGCTATTTGAACTGCCATACTTACGATGATCTATCCGCACGGTCGCAAAAGAGGTACAATGTTCCAAGCAAGAAGAAAACAGACCCCAATAAGGGTAGGTGTATGTCGAACACATTCTCAGTTGGAGATTGGTAGACGGGAGAGGGCAATGAACCACGACGTATTGATGGCCGTTTTTATGCTTGTTACGATCCCACCTTTGTTAGTTATCATGTGGTGGAGTAGAAAAGGACTACAGGGAATAGATTGGGAGCATCGGTTTGAGGTCAGGGAAAGGTTGCTTATGGCAAGACTTCCTCATGCTATCACCCTATGGCGTAACTTATTGGAGGCGTTTCGTGACAATAAGCCGGAAGAAGAAAAGAAGAAGTGTGCAAAACAGGTTTACGACTACATCGAACTCATGACAAAATAACGGGAGGGGAAAATGGGCATAATCAAGTGGTTTAACGACAGGTGGAACAAGCCAGAGGAAGCGGCGCAGGAGGCTCCAAAGGTTGAACCTGAGCCTGTTTTGAGCGACTTTGACCGCGTAAAGAACTACTTTGCATCTGGCGGCAAAATTGTAGACCTAACGAACAGGCCGCGCATCGAAGGAGACGGTTTTGCTCCAGATCACGAACTCCTGACGCCTTTTAATCGGGCGCATGAAGGAACGAAGGCTGGACTGAACTCTCTGGTGAGAGGTAAGAGATGAGTGATAGAGCAAAAGCCTTCATAGTCGTCTTAGATTCTGACCTAAGCGAAGAGGAATCTGAAACAACACGTCAAGCACTGCTTCATTTTCGCGGTGTTATAAACGTTAAACCTCACATTCACGATATTGCCGATGTGATCGCACAGGACCGAGCGAAATACAAACTTTCCACCGCGATATACGAATTTCTAAGGGACTGGAAATGAAGTTTCTCAAACTTACCAAGCGCCTAAACGAGCACGAGAACTGCGTATGCTTATGGACTAGGTGGTTTACAGTTATTTGGGACCGTGGCTCTATCCAGTGCCGTGGAACTGATGAATTTGAGTTGGTGATAAAGTATCGCGCTTGGGGTCCGGTTCTGTACTGGGGCAATAGGGACATTGAGAAGCTAGGCGAACGTTCCAAGTTCGACAGGCTCCAGTGGACAAAGATTCAACCTCGTTACGCCGAACTCAGGAAGCGCAGGATAGATGAGAGAGATTATTATGAGCGCAAGGAACAGGATGTAAGGCTAGGAAAAAGGAAGAATCCTGCGGACATGGATTACAAAGAACGGCATGAGGCCACAATGGAAGCCGTCAGGAAAATGAAATTTACGGACAACTTTATGCATTTAATGACCACTCCTGTCGCTAAACTGGCATTGGAGCGTGGGGAAGTAGTCGAGGATATTGACTTCGACGGTACGCATACAGGAAAGTTTTTGACGCAGGAATGGTTTGATAAAGACAAACAGAAATACGTTCCTGTCGGCCTTCCGAATGGTGGTATTCTAGGGTTCAAGCGTTCGGAGACGGGCGAAGGATACGGGACAATAAACGTTCCCGGAGCGGAGTTGAGGCAGGTTTCTAGCGGTCAAATGGACAGGATGAAATTGGAGGATGGGAAATGATTACCAAAGACACTGAATTGATGACACCGGAGCAACGCGACGCGGTAGAACGCGCCAGAAAAAACGCACCGCCAATCGAGATTTTCGTGGAGATAGCGAAATCTATTCATCAAACCATTCCAAATGTAGATGATAGACCGGGATGGAGACATGGCGCAACGAGGATGATCACACGTATCGGGGGAGTAAATGCTTATGAAATCGAAGACGGCTTAGCTCCTTCCGATCTTAACCTTTCCAAGATTGACTACATTGTGTTCTATCGCCAAGCAGTAAAGAATAAACACACTGGAGAGGTAAAATACTTTGCCACTTGGGTTCCTTTTGGATCAGTGTCAGAGGTTCACCACGGTCAAACGATTGAAATAAAAGGTGACGGAATCTCTATTGAGTGGGACCGTGAGGACGTGGAAGAAAAAGCGAGAGAATCGTTTCTTAAGCTGCAAGAGATGTGCGAGGAGTTCTACAACCGGGAGGATGTGTGAGCGCACAGGAAAATAGAATAGAGGTATTGCAAACTGAACTTGCCGCTCTTAAGCAGCAGCGCAAGGAAAAGGCTATTGCCGCCAAGAGATCGAAAAAGTGGGTGAGCGTCAAAAAGAGAATGCCAGGGGATGATGATCCATGGGACTGGATTGACAGCATAAAGGCGGCTGTTCTCATCTGGAGGAATGGTCACGTAGAGCATGGATGTTACGATAAAGAAAATAAAAGATGGTACGAGGATGATGGAACGTATTGTTATATTTGGGCAAAAGAGACAACTGAAGGAATCACACATTGGATGGATCAACATTGGCGTACCGCAGATTGCTGGTATCCCCCATACGGACCAGGAATAGTCAACCGTATCGTATATATATGGAGAAGGTTTACCCAAGGAGTATCAGATACGGCGCACGACATGAGGCCGAAATCGTGGAGCATGGGAAAAGCTCAACTAGATAAAAAAGTGGTATTTTACAAGGACGCATCAGGAAAGATTATGAGCGGTATGCCTGAGAATCTTCCTGCGCCGCGAGGATACGAAAAGATTATCTGCAATTCCGCACATGAAGCGGAGAGGTTGTCGGAACTTCAAAGGCGACAGGAAAGGGTTGAGCATCGACGCCAGCAGGAACAAAGAGGGGCGATTGAAGCCGAGTTCATCGGCCAGATCAGGAGCGACCGTAGGACTTTGATGGCAAATGCCAGAGATAACAAAAACAGGGATTTCCTGCGCAGGGCTGAGGAAATGAGCGAGGGTAGGAAAAACCCAACAGCGTATGAGAGGGAAAGCTACCTCCACGCAGAAGCCTACGAAAAAGGGCACTAGACGGTTGACAAGATTTGGTTTACTATGCGTTTAGCCACGTCTGAGGATGCGGCATGTACCGGGAGGAAAGTGACCATGAGTGACGTACCTTAGACTAGAAACTCCGTCTCCTCAGCAGACAGAGACAATTCGTTGGCGTGTTCCTAATTGGGAAGCCTCTGACTCTGAGAAGATCGCTTGGGTTGATGAGCAGGTTTCCGAAAGCGAGGGTTGGCTTGAGGGTCAGCCGTCCTATAAAAATCTAAATCAGAATCTACGTGTCTTTGATGGGATTTTCAAAGACAAAACTCGGTCAAGTCTCGTCACAAACGAATTACGATATTCCGTCAATAAATTTTGCACGACGATGGCGGAAGTTCGTGAAATCGCGGGATTTAGCTCCGATGTACCCAATTACAAAAAAATGGCTGAGATGCTCACTGGAGTATCGAAGGCTGTTTATTTAGAGTCTGACTTTCCCCTTCAAATTCTCAAGGCTCTGCAATACGCGACGGTCATGGGTGTCGGATACCTCTGGGCGAAGGTCCGTGGCTCTCAATATAATTTCGGTCCAAGAGAATTAGTATTTGACGCGCTAGGACTATTGGACGTAATGCCTACGCAGGTGCCGTCAAAGACAAATGATGTTCAGGATGCCTATTCGGTAACGATTTACGACTATATGCCGATTGCGGAGGCGTGTGCAAGATTTCCTCTATTCGCAGGCAAATTTCAAACAGTCGGGCGCAATAACTACAAATCTCTGATTCAGGCGCAGCGGCAGGACTTTGCTGCAACGTGGCGTTACGGGCAAGTGGGGGAGACGCAGAGCAGGAGCTTCGGAAACCTCTACACAGAGATAAGATACACATTTGTAAGGGACATACGAATCAACACATCTGGTTTAGAAATGAAGATGGGAGACGAGGGAACGTCCTGGTTTTATAAAGTACCGGCGCTAGGACAGGAAATCTTTGGAGGGATGAAGAATGGCCAACCTTACTATCGCCCTGCAATGGTGGAGGACTGCCGCATCTACCCTAACCTTCGGCTCATCATTACGTCTTCAGGACTCGACCAAGTTATGTACGACGGTACTTCTTTCGACTGGGACCCGGAAATTCCAATAATCCAATACACAGTAGACGATGTAGCGTGGGAGCCTTCAGGAAGATCGTTAGTAGGGGATGTAGCGTCAATCCAGACAACGATTAGGAAGCATGAGCGCAAGGTCGATCAGACCATGACGGCCAAAAAGAATCCTCCAATGGGCTACGATCTGGATACCAATGGAGGAGCGAAGATTGAGCACTTCGATATATTTGAGGAAGATGTTCGTCTAGGACTAGCAGGCGGTCAGGAGCCAACAAAGGCATTTCAATCCCTGCTTCCTGATACGGTTACAGTCGATAATATAGACTTCACTTGGCTGAAATACCTTTCTGAAAAACTCCTAGCGCAATTAGGATTGAACGATGTTGGCAACTTGGCCAATATGAAGTTGAATATCGCCAACGACACAGCAGATAAGGAAGTAGGGGCTATCGGTCCTATCGCCAGAGGGATTGCGATGAGGATTGAGAAGGCGAATAAGAAGTTGGGCGAGAGGATGAAGTACCTTATTCCTCAATGGTTTGACGCTGCTAGGCTTATTGAGTATGTTGGACCTGACGGAATTGCAAAGGAGATGTTCGACCTCAATCCTGATGACATGGTTCCAAGCCATTTGCCTGATGAATTCATAAACGGAAATATGTACCCCACCACGCCGTCGATGTACGACAGACTGACGAGGGCAAAGTATTTCGTTCGGAAACTAAGGTTGATTTCCGTGCCGAGTACACTGTTGAAGATCACACAAATCCAGGAGCAAATGAAGTGGCTTCAACTAAAGCGCCAGCCTGATTGCCCGGTAAGCTGGGAAACGACAATGGAGAAGTTGGACATTGCCAACCCAAAAGACGAGATGAAGAAATACTTCAAGGAGCAACAGGAACTCACCAAAGCCAAACTGATTGGTATGGCAATGGCGCAGGAGGAAATGAAGAAGCTCGGTATCCAACCGCCAGAGGAAGGTGGAGGTAAGGGCGGCGGTGGAGGCAAGGGTGGAGGCGGAGGATTACACGCAGGTGGACGGCCCCCTTCGGGAAGCAAGCCGCCTCGCATATCGCAAAAAGGTGCGGCAGGTGGAACGCCCAGAACCGTGGTGAAGGAATCCTGATAACTGTAAGAAAACAAACAACATAAGGAGAAGGAATGGCAATCAAGGTCAAGACACAGAAATCATATTACGTCACGGAATTTAATCTGGAATTACCTGCTCACGCTGGTGAACTCGACGACACATTGAAGGCAATCCAAACCACAGGAAAAAGCGTCACTCTGTATAATGATGGGAGCGTGCTTGGAATTAACGTAGAGCAGAAAGAAAAGATTCCATCTGAGGTGATTGACCAGAAAATTCGTGATCTTTTAGGTTTGGATACAAAATTTCTGTAAAAAGTGCTTGACAAACAGGTACGAATTGCTGTAGGTTTTTGAAAGAGATTCATCGAGATACATGCGCCCCTCGCGCAGAAGTTTAGAGGGAATACGCAATGGCTCATTAGGCGAAGTGGCCTGATGGGCCATTTCCTTTTGCAGTCAACCTCAAACAAAAAAGGAGTATTCCCAATGGCAAAGCATCGTGTAGGCGGAAAAAAGGCGCACGTGAAGAAAGTCGGCAAGAAGCGCAGAGGCGGCAAGCGTCACAGCAAGAAGAGCGCAATCAAGGCGTAGTTGGTAGCCACTAACCGTTAGACGGAGACGAAATGGCTACACCAGCAATGCCACCAACGCCAGATCAAGGAGGATCGCCCCCTTCGGGAGCAGGTGGTCCTCCTTCTCCACCTCAAAGTGGACCACAAGGAGGCGCACAGCCTCCATCGCAAGGTCCAGCCAATCAAATCCAACAATTGCTCGGCCAATGGTCGCAGGTAGCGCAGCAAATCGCATCTGCGTACCCTCAGATTGCTTCACAGATGAACAAGGTCGTACAGGCGATAGGAGAGGCACAGACGGCAATGGTTACGCCTTCTCAGCCGACTCCAATTTCGCAGCAACCTCAAGTAAGCTAACGAACACAAATCCGGGAGAATAGTGCAAATGACATTAGCCGAAGTTTTGAAGAATTCGGGCTGGAGCCAGGAGCAGATTGATGCTCTTGACGCGAAAGCCATGAGTGGGCTTACCAGCTACGTTTCCAATATCGAACAGACAGCGGCACAGAAAGAACAGGCGGCAAAAGATTTAGCAGCAAAGGCGGAAGCGGATCGTAAAGCACAGGAAGCAGCCGCCGAAGCTGCCAGAGTTGCACGGGAAGCAGCAGAAGCATCCGAAAGAGGATGGGCTGATTGGCGGGATAATGTTTATAATCCTGGCATCGCCGCATGGGAAACCGAAAGACAAAAGTTGGCGAAGGCAGCATCAGATGCCGCAGCGGAAGCAGCGTTCTACAAGGCGCAGAGAGAAAGTTATTTGGGGACGCTCAACATCAACCCGGAAGACGCTCCGGTATTCACTCCTCCAGCCGCAGTTGTAGTTCCTCCCGCTCCAAAGACTCCCGGAACTCCCACATTTACGATTGATGAAGTTCGCAACGAACTAGGAAATTCTCTTGGAACGGTAGCCAATATCCAATGGGAGTACCAAACGCTTTACGGAAAGCCAATGCCGATCTCTCCTACCGAACTTCTACGGCAGGCTGAGGCGAACAAGTTCAAAGACCCTGCAACCTACGCCTCTCAGATTTTCAAGTTCTCGGAGAAGAAAGAAGAGATGCGTCTAGCAGCAGCGAAGGCCCATGACGATGCCGTAGCCGCCGCTGCTGTAGCTGAGAGGGAAGCAAAGTACAAGGAAGAGACCGACAAGCTCAAGGCTGAATTTGCGGCTAAGGAACGTTTAAGAGCGGAGCAGGCCGGTAGCAATCCTGATACGAAGTTGCCTCCAGGATCATCGAAGTTCTCCGATTTACAGAGAGCAACGAAGGCGGGTGAGCGCAAAGACCCGACAAAGATGACTCAAGCCGAACGCAGACAGACTTCTCTCGACAATATTCACAAGGCTCTGGAAGAAAGACAAGCAGTTGTAGCGTAAGCGGAAGATTCAGAAAAACAGCGTAAATCGCTGAAAGGAAACGAAAATGCCAATTACACCGACCGATCCAACCTTCGGCGAAATTGATTCCACAAACCTAGAGAGCGTCCGCAAAGAGGTGGTCTGGAATAACTTCTTCGTCGGGACTCCTTTCTTGGAAGAGTTACGCCGTGCCGGTGTAGCTGACCCGTATCTTGGCGGCGCAGGTATGACGGAAGTCTTCCTGTACGGTCGTCCGCAGGGCGCTGGCGTGAATCCAGGTCAGACGATCACTGTGACCCGTCAGCAAATTACCGACAAGCTGAAGTTCTATGAGAAGGGCTACGCTTCATGGTTCCCGATGGACGATTGGCAGATGGATGACGGCTCTGGACAGGGTGGTGTGATTAACTCCGGTCCTGCGCGGATTTGCGACATCTACGCGATCTTTATGGAAGCGTTGGTGATGCAGATCAACACGATGCTGGAAATGGACTCGTTCCGTCACGGTCAGCAATCATCTTCAACCGTGCAGGACAACCGTTACAAAGTATCGAACGGCTTGGACGAAGCGTTGAATAACGGCATTGATCCTTCGCTCTATGGCAATATCTACAAGAGCTACGGACAGCAAGCCAGAAACGGCGCGGTAGGTGCTGCAATCAACGTGACACCGCTTTACCTTGGACAACAGGTAACGACCGGAACCGTGGCCGCACCTGCAACGTCAGGACCGGGACAAATCAACTTTGGTTCTCTGATGCAACTCTGGTCGCAGTGCAAGGCGGTGGGTGGAAAACCGAAGCTGGGCATCACAAATGTGTTCGGATTCAAGGCAATTGCGATTGCTCTTGACGCTTATCGGCGTGACATCTCGAACACGAAGCACGACATCATGTGGGATGCTCTGGACTTCAACGGTACGCAGATTTATTCCGATCCTCTGGCTCCTTCGGCAGTTGCGCAGTATTACATTCCGCTTGCAACAGGTGGAGCATCTGGAAACACGAGCTTGGTGGACGGCGTTGGATCGAACACGACAACCATTACCTATACGACTCCTCAGTTTGTCAACTCGTCAGGCGCATCGGTTACGACTTCGCCAACGAACTCCGGTTTGCCATCGAACGCGAACATTCAGCCTTCGGAAGCGATTTACTTCCTGACGCCTGAGACGTTCAAGTTGCGTACAACGGACAAGCCTGGATGGAACTTCGGAGTGCGCAGGACGAGCCAATGGAACAACGTTAGCGTGGACACGATCTTCATGCGCTTGGCAACGAACCTGTACTGTGTGCAGCCTCGTCAAAACGCATACGCTTTCGGCTTTACGTCAATCGGTTAATCCGTACTAGGGTGACGGAACAGGAAAAAACGAAGTAGTTTTAAGGAGATTTAATCATGCCACAGCAACAGGCACTTCCTACCTGGCTTTGCATCAACGACGTAAACTCCCCGTACCAGTCGGGGCAGGGGGATAGCAATACCGGCTTCCCGTACAACGCTGGCGGGTTGAATCAGGGCGACTACTTCGACTTGACGAATGACGAAGCTGCTGGTGCGTCCTATCCGACCAACGGCCTTCTGTATAGCGGTCGTTACCGTTATGTGCAGGTTGATTCAGGCGCGACGGCGGCGAACGTGAAGACGGGAACCGTTGGCTTTATCCGCTCAGGATCATCGGTAAAGAGTGTGGTGGTTTTGACCCAGGGTAGCGGTCAGACTATCGGCACCTATACTGTTGCGGCAAATGTAGGCAGCGGCGGAGGATCGGGCGCAATCATTCAGGTTATCGTAACGGCTGCGAACGCGATAACAGCTACTGTGGTCAATGGTGGGCAGGGATACGTTTCGCCTCCAACATTCACATTAGCAACTGGCGGAACTCCAGGCACGGTTGTGGCGCAGTTGGGAATCAGCCAGAATATTTTCACCAGCGCAGACGTTGCCTTGAGCAGTTCTGCCACGGCAGCGGCAGTAGGACCAGTCCATCCGGTAGTGTTCTTGAATTCTATCACTCCTGGAAACTATGGCTTTGTTCAGGAATCTGGTGTGGCGACTGTGATAGTACAAAACACAAGCGCCACTCAAACGGCACAGCAGTTTGCTATCGTGCAGAGTTCATCGCCAAACGGAACGATGGCTCCATCGAGCGCAACTTATGGACCGTTCGCAATCGGCAACGTTCTCGATCCACTGCCAACTACGCCGCCTGCTGGAACTCCGTTTAAGATTCAAATGGACTCGCCAATCTACCAAGACTAATCGCGCATTCGGGGTGGGTAGGAATATCCACCCCGCAGTTCTCGGAAATAAGGAGCGGAAATGATTCTCAACACGCTAACCCCGGTGAAGTACCCGATCCATACTGGAAACCGTCAGGTTTTTGTGGGATACGGTAATCCTACTGCTTCTTATAACCAGACCACAGGCGATATTATTTCGGTAAGTTTTATTCCGTTTAATATTGATGCTGTGCTTGGACTTGCCGTGACGACAGACGGAACTTATATTGGCGTTCCTGTTCCGGTTGGTGGTGTTGCAACTGCGGCAACATGGGCGATTTTCTGGTACACGTTCTCTCTCACAAGCACTCCAGAATGGGTTCCATTAGGAAGCGGAGCCAGTATCGCAACGAAGTCGGTGCAGTTGACAGTGATTGGTGGGGCTTAACGAGTTTCAACACAAGGTCTGTCTTTCCCTCTCCCGGTGATTGCAGACAATTGACGCCCTCTGTAGCCCCGGAAGGGTAAACTATGGAGGGCGTTTTAAGTCAGGGGCGGTAGAAAAATCAGAAACAAAGGAGAACTGAAATGCACAGAGGTTTAGGAAAAGCAAAAATTCACAAGGCTTCCGCACCAAGGAACGCTAAGCACACGGTAGCAGCAAACCATCATGTCAAGGGTCACAGCACGATTCATGTTCACAAAGGTGGCAAGGGCAAGGGACGCGGGAAGAAAGCATCGCACAAGACGATCCTCAAGTAATGAGGTATGTCGAATCGAAAGTTCAACAGACGGAAGGGAACAGTCATGGCTAAAAAGAAGGTAGCATCGAAAACAAATCCGTTGTTATCGGAAAAGATACCGTCCAACAAGAAGAAGGGCGGCAGGAAGCGCGTAGCTGGAAAGTAGGTAGCTGATGGCAAAGCCAAAGGCAGGCTCTAGGAAACACCTAGTCGGAGCGGGAAGCAAAAGCAACGGCAGACCGGATGTTGTGTACCCTATGGGCCACATGACGAAGGTCAGCGGGAGCGGACGGACTGGCGGCAAGCGAGTGGCGCGGAAACGGGCGGGGAAGTGAGTGTTCATACGTGGCACTGCAAAACATGATTCAGGATGTGCTCGGCATTCCTGGCATGAACCGGGGACTTGCGGTATCGCGCATAAACGAGGCATTCCAAAAGATTCAGAATGAGAATGTATTTAGTTTTCAGTGCGTGACTGGAGGGTGGTTAACACCCTCTCTGCTTGGTGGTCCTAATACTTCATTCCTTAGCCCCGGAACGATCACTGTAGTACCCTACACAAACACGATCACAGGTGATGCTATAGCGACGGCTGCATGGACGGCTGCCGTTCCTTATCCCCCTCTGTTGACCCAGCAGCAGATTCGTGTACCCTCATACGGTCTATATTCTATTATCGCGTTAGGAAATAACGGAACAGTTGCTTATGCTACCTTGTTGACTTCTGGTTCTGGTCAGACCCCAGGACAATATACGGTTCCAGTTCTTGATCCGGCGACAGGCGCAGGTGGAACCGTGTCCATCACGGTAAATGCAAATGGCACCGTAACTCTTCCACCTGTGCTAGTGACGGCAGGAAATAATTATACCGCTCCATACATCGCTTTTGCAGAGGGTGGCACTCCAGCGACATTTTCGGTGACACTAATTGCTACAATCACCATAGATAGACTTTGGACGGAGCCGCCGCAGGTTGCGTCTAGCTACATGATTTATCAGGCTTACTACCCTGCACCTGCTAACTTCAAGAGGTGGTACAACGTCCGCGACACACAAAACAATCAAGCAATGAAGTTCTCGGATATGACACAGATCGACTTAGCCGAAGAAGACCCGCAGCGCGAGATATTCGACCAACCTGAGTATGTGGTTCCTTTCGGACCAGATACAAGACAAGGAAGCGCGACCTATGGGCAATGGCTAGTAGAATTATGGCCACATCCAATTAGCCAACTAAGCTATACATTCATGTGCCAGTGTAACTGGCCAGCACTTATGAACCCTACCGACACGCTTCCTTTCCCTCTGACAGATGAGATTGTTAGAGAGAGAACTTATGAGGTAATAAGTTTATGGAAAGAGGGACAGAAGGGCAATGATATGGAACGAGGATCGGGCGCAAATTGGCAGTTTCTCGCAAAAGCTCATCACGAAGAGTACAAAGACTTGCTCCGTCAAGCAAGGATTATGGACCGTCATCTTGTTGACCTATACTTCACAAAGGCGAAGATGAACGCACCATTTAACGGAGGCGAACCATTTACAAACACTAACGGAACTGCCAACGTAGGCAGTTGGTAAGGAGAATAACATGCCGAGCTATCCGGGACCGGGACTAGCAGCACCTTTGGCTTACACGAAGCAAGGAATCTTTTGGGCAGGGGAGACAGTAGGAACGACCTTCCCACAATCGTTAAGCACCGCGTTTCAGTTGCAGCGGGTGGATGGCAATTATTATCCGTGGGGATTTGCTGTGGAGGTACAGTTTACAGGGAATCCTGGCACGACTAAGGTTGACATTATGGGAGCGGAGACGGACAACCCTGCCAATTACATCAGTATCGGGTCAATCCAAACATTTACCGCCCCAGTTGCGGGACAGTATGTAGGGCGTTTTGAATCGTTAGCATTATATCCGAGATACGTTGCTTTGAACATGACCACGCTAGGAAACTCAGTTCCAGTGACGGCGAAGATTTCGAGGTAAAAGGATGAAAAGATTTCTCTTACTTTTGGCGCTTTTGTTTCCTATCGCGGCTCATACACAGACCGCTGCGTATTCGGGATTTTGCGACCAAGGGGCAACTTCGGCTACAACTTCAGGATTGAATAGCACGAATAAGCTACAGGGGATTATTCCGTACTGTACTGTGACAGTGTACTTAGACGGTGTGGGTCAGGTTTCCAGTGCATCCTATACGAGCGGAGGAACAATTACCGGAAATATTGGTCAGACTTGCAATGCAACATTTCTTGGAGGCGGTCCTAGCGGATCGGGAGTGATTGCGTTGACTGGAATAAATACAATAGCTGGAGGGACAGCATTTTCTATTACACCTCCCGGAGTAGGGATATATCCGACAGCACCAACCACAGCTACACTTACGAGCGGAACTGCCACTTGCTCAGGAACAGCTACGGTTGTTACTTCGTTAATTCCAATCAAGGCTACGATATACAAAGACGCAGCCAACACGCCGCTGACAAACCCTTACCAAACAACTGTAAACGGGCAGATTACTTTCTTTGCAGCGACAGGAGTAGGGTACGACATTGTTAAGTCGGGTGGTATTTATCCGCTTGTTTACACAACTCCACTAACTGTTACGGATTGGATAGCGGGCGGTGGCGGCATGATCTATCCCGGAGCTAATACTATAGGTGTGGGAAATAGTGGGAATAACGCATGGCGGACTCCGACTTACGGTGACATTCTGGCTCTGTGGAGCGGGATCAAGGACGCGGAGTATTGTCTTGCTGGGGATGGGACCATGCAGCTTTGCGGCAATCTCATCTCCCTTACCACCACAGGCAACCCCGGTCCGGCAACGCTCTCTCCTACTGGTGCGCTCAATATCCCTACTGGGGTGAACTGGTTTGGATCGGGGAATGCAAATGTCGGTGGGTCGCTGCCGACAGCATCGACAGGAAATTATAATACCGCAAGTGGACAATCCGCTCTAATTGCAGATACGACCGGCAGTTATAACACCGCCCTCGGCTATCAGTCTCTCAACGCTAATACGACGGGTGTCACTAACACTGGAATTGGATACGAAGCCTTGCAAAATATGGTGACTGGCCAGGAAGATACTGCCGCTGGCGCTTTCACTCTGACTTTTGACACAGGCGTCGGGTTTAACACTGCCGTGGGTGAAGGAGCACTGTACAGGAATACGACTGGAGGCTACAACGTCGCCATAGGTGACAGTGCGCTTACAAACCCAACCACAGCATCGGGAAACACGGCAGTTGGGTACAACTCACTCAATGGTGTGTATGGCGGGTCGAGCGTCGGTGGTGAAAATACGGCGGTAGGTAACGGCGCTCTCGTGGCTAACACTACAGGAACCTATAACGTCGCCATCGGAGCGATTGCCGGAAATGGAACACCTGCGCTACAAACGGGAACTTACAACACGTACCTCGGTTCCGCCGCTACGGCTAATGCGGACGGCTATACAAACAGCACAGCCGTGGGTCACGGTGCTACAATCACCGCCAACAATCAAGTGACCTTGGGCAATAGCGCCGTTACCAGCATTACAGCACCAGGCATTGCTCCTTCCAGCGGCGGTCCTGATTGTTTGCAGATCAGTAACGCATCTACGGGCGGGCAAGTTACAACTGGCGGAACAGGCTGTGCAGTCTACTACAACGTGGTCAACTACGGGGCAGTAGCCGACAAGCAGCCGCTATCCGGGTATCTGGTAGCGAGCTTGACCGCCAGTAGCACGACACTGACTTGCTCGACCTGCGCGTTTACTACGGCAGCGGTGGGGAAGTACGTCACTTTCCAGCCTTACTTCGATGCTTTTACGCCGTTTGCTACGACGCCAGCCGTAGCTGAGATCACGGCTTATATCTCAGCCACGCAAGTGACACTTAGTAAGACAGCCGCAAACACGGGTAACTTTAGCATTGAGTGGGGCACGGACAATGTACCGGCCTTCAATGCCTGTGCAGCCGACGCAATAGCGAAGACTCTTGGGGGAACCTGCATCATCCCGGCCGGAAACTACCTGCTGGCGACCTATCCGTACTACATGCTTAACGACGTAAGCGACGATGGTAGTTACTCAGCCAATCCTGGTGGCTCAGGCGGAACGGTCACTTGTACGCCGTCTTCTGGATCGCTGACTAGTGGTGGCTGTGTAGTGAGCGGAGGAACGCTTTACAAGCACAGCGCGACTTTGCAAACGAGCTATGCAAGCGGCGGCGGATGCCCTGGAGTTGGGTGGGGTTATGGTCCGTGCGGGTCGGATGTAGTGGTAACAGTGACAACCAATTCCAGTGGCATCCCCACAACCGCAACGGTGGTGTATGGTGGCTTCAACATCAACTCCCCGGTAACATTCAATGTGGTTCCTCTCGGTGGCGACGGCGCTACGCTGACCGCTACGGAGACAGGCGGCACAATGAACACGCCCACCTTGACGGCTGGCGGGGATGGCTATACCGCATCCTCAACAGTGCCCTGGTACGCGATTGGCGGAGGCTGCACGGCCTATGAAGGTGTTGCGGGCGGCCCTAACCCAGTGGCTTACGGAACCGTGCCAACGAACTCCAACGGCTTTGCTTCCGGTGCAGTGACGGTGACACAGAATGCTACCGGCTGCACATCCAATCCGACTATTGTCACAGGACCGGCGGCTTGCAATACAGGTACACTTGGCAGTCCTGTGTGGGGACAGTGTTCCAACATAGCTCCATTGAATTTAGTTGCGCTGCCGGTTCAGGTGTTGCTGACTGCGGACGTGAATTTTAACGGAGCTTCGGGAGCGGGAGGTCCAGGAGGCGGCGTCAATCTCTATTCCGTATGGGATGGAGTGACCGTGGACAATAACCAGCCCATCATGTTCGGCGGCACGATGCAGTACGAGGATATTGGGCAATTCTCGCTAAACAATGGATTTATGGGAATTGCGGCAGTCAACAATGCGAACTACACAAAGATTCACGACATCAACTTCAACACCGCTATCGGAATGTGGACAGCCGCGACCGATATTGGGTTCGTTGCGGATAACTTTGTATTCAATGGGTATGCGTCATGGATCAATGGCGGCGTCTGGTCACACCGTCTCGATTTCCCGGAAGCTAACGGGGGGTTCTTCGATGCTTTCGCAGTCAGTAACATTCTAGTCCGGGTTGCAGCCTATGGTGGGCCTGGTTCTATTTCGCAGCAACTCGACGACTGGTTCAACAACAACTTCTGGCACGCGGAGTTTAGTGGAGCGAGCACAGACTTTCCCGAGACGTGCAAATTTCCGCAAACTGTGAATCAGCGGCAAACAAGCGCGACTTTTAACATCCCTCAAAGAGCAAACGATATGTGCTATCGTGGCATCTCTTCTCTAGGCATGGCAATTCTCACAAGGGATGCCAGGAGCACCGGCGCGGCTGAGTTCAACAATCTGCAAGTAAAGGGCGGCAGCAGATATATCTTCTATGGCAGTATCGGCGCAATGCGTATGACAAACCTCGGCGGCGAGGGTCTGACCCCCATTACGGGGACAAGTGACCCATACCGCAGCGCCACAACGCAGGAAGGTTGGCTGGTTTATACAGGGGATGGCTCCTCTGCGCCTAGCGAGGGGCCACAAATCAACGGGATAGCAGCTACCGCAAATTCCAACGTCACGCAGACGTTGTGGGATATTAGCGGTCTACTTGTAGTCGGCACTGCGGGACTGCCGTTCGGCACCAAGTGGTACAACCTTTCCAATAGCAACACGAATACGAGTCAGACGAGCCAGAATCCCGACTTCAACGATCTTATCTCTTTCTACGGAGGGGCTGAGATGGGAGGGCCGACGCCGGTTAACTCAACCTCTCCCCCGCTCTACTTCGACGCCTATTACACTAACGCTCTACACAGAGTGGGAGCAGTCGTTGGGGAGATGGGTGGTATGGAGTTCATGGACCCGACACTCACAACAGACTGGCTGGATGTGCTAGGCACAGGAGTAACGTTCCACGTTCCTGTGAGTGGCATTACGAGTGTCAACGGTCTGCCGATGGGTGTTTATAACACGTACACTTACAACATCGGTGGAGCTATTCCGGGGACTTCCACCGGCCAGTACAATACTGCGAGCGGCTACGGTTCCTTAGTGGCGCTGACTTCGGGAACCAATAACGTCGCATATGGCGCAGAGACGCTAACAACCAACACTACTACCGGCAGTTATAACGCCGCTTTTGGCACGGGAGCTTTGCAGTTCACAAACGGAAACTACAATACGGGCATCGGTCAGACCGCCTTGGAGTACAACACCAGCGGCACGAACAACACAGCGGTCGGCGCGCTGGCGAGCGATTCCAGGAGTTACCTGTCCGGCTGCTCGTTCTTTGGATACAACTCGCAAGCCTCCGCCGACAGCTTATCTGACTGTATGGCGCTCGGAGCGAACTCGACTGTAGGAGCAAGCCATCAAGTAGTAATAGGAGCAAGCACGATTACAAGCACGATACTGCAAGGAGCCGTGCAGATTAACGGCACAATCAATGTGGCAACGGCGCGAAAGGGAACTTTTGTCTGCACTAGCGGGGGCAGCATCGTAGTTTCAAACGCAAACTATTTGGCAACCTCGGATGTAGTGATTACAAACAATTCTCCTGGGGGAACTGTGTCTTGGGCCCCAAACATCAAAGCATCCACTCCTGGCACCAGCTTTACTGTCATTTGTGCGACTAGCGACACTAGTACGTACAACTATGACATTTTGAATTGAGCATAACCGCAGCGCCGCGCATCGCTGGCTTCCCAGTAATCGGAAGGGCCGGGACGAGCAAGGCAAACTGAAAACTGGGGTGAAGGAATGGAGTCACACGCTGACACCGAAACACAGCGCCAGCATGTTAACCGAATTGAGCGCATGGAGGAGCATGTTGGCACATTGGAGACGAAGATGGAACGGGTGATTGAGCGTCAGAATACTGTCTGGTCTGATCTATACGGAGGGGCAGGAGAAACGGGGATAGTAGATACCGTAAAAGCCTCTTTTATTAAATCAGCAACGATTGCCGAAGTGTCAGAGGCATCGGCAAAAAGGCGGCATAATACAATCCTCATTTTGCTTGCCATTCTCTCGTTGCTTGTTGCGATCGCCGCACTTCCTCAAGTCGTCAAACTCTTTCATGCCATCACCGACAATGCTCCACAATTATTCACCCCGCAAGGTTTTCACAAAGTGATTGACGCGGCAACGATACCCCCTGAAGGGCTTACGCGCCGGAAGGATGAACCAGTGTACGCAACCAAGCAATCTACGCAGGACGCCGGAGGATTCAACGCCACTACAATGTGGCAGAAGGAGAACCAATGACAGAGCCTATCGTACCGCCGCGCCCGTGGGACCCGCCAGGGCCGATACAGTGCGTCCATTGCGGCGCGAAGCTCAAGGGTACAAAGGTTTGCCCGAAGTGCGGTAAGAAGCAGGTTCCCGTGGCCGACTTCTCTGTGCAGCAAATCGCGGCAGGGCTGGAGATTCCGAACAACCCCAGCCGTCTGAGCATGGTTGCGGAGATTGGCGACCGGGCGCTGGCGAAGGCAGTCGAGGCCAAGCGCGGGCTGAAACCGATCATCTAGGCGCGCGCAGAAATAGTTTCGCAACCCCTTGACAAGGCGCTGACGTAGGGTACATTATGTACCTATGAGTACCAAGGTTGTCAGATTCGAGCCGGAACTTCACGCCAGAATGAAGGCGCGGGCGGCTGTCTGCCAGATGACCATCAAGGGCTGGTTGAAGGCGCTGATCGAGGTCGAACTCAAGCGGGAGCCGAAATGAGCGTCTGTTACATTGCCGCCCCGTTCATTCCTTGGTGGGATGAGGCTGAAACAGGACCAGCCCCATTATGTGAAAGATGCGGGGCCGCGATGGTGCGTTTCCCAACACCTACAGACGCACTTCCAGAGAACACGCCTCCATTGGGTTGGCGTCCTGGCTGGAAATGCCTCTCTTGCGATAATTACCGCGGCGACGAACTCACGGAGCCGCGATGATGCCTGTCGAGCGCGGGAAGGAGCCGAAATGAGCCTGACCTTTTGCATTGTCGGTATCGCGCTGGGCTTTGCGCTTATCATAGCGGGCCTATTTGCAGCCTTTATAGGCGTGGGAATGCTCCTGGCATGGGCGGAGCGGAAGGAGAACGGAAGATGAACTATCTGAGCGCGTGGTTTAAGGCGCACAACTGGAGTACGCACAGCATCGCCGTGGTGCTGGCCGGACTTGCAACTTTGATTGTTACGGACCCTCAGGCAAAGGCATTCGTGCTGCAATTCTTCAAAAACAACCCTGACCTGGGTACGGCCATCGTGACGCTGGCGGGCATCTATGTGACCTACAAGACTTCGCACAGCCCCGCCGGAATCGTGGCAGCATCGAAGGCTATCATGTCCAACGGCAACGCCCCCACCGCCGCGCAGATAGACGCGGCCACAACGAAGTAACCCGCGCTCCGGCGCAAGGAGAACACCATGAAGTATTATGTCTACGCACCGATCATCGCAGTGTTATGTGCGCTGATGATCGTTCCCATAACCGCGTGTTCGCCGTCGCAAGCGAATATCAACAAAGCCGTCACTGACATTGGAAACGTGATGGGGATTGTCAACACTTCCCTGACCGCTCTCCAGGCTGACATCGCTCTGTTCCCCGCAAACGACCAAACGGTGATTGGGCCTTACGTCTCCAAGGGAATCACGGACAGTGCAGCGGTCAAGTCTTTGTGTGCAACCTACCTAGCGGCTCCGAGTGCGAGCGTGTTGAGTCAAATCTCTGCCACGTTCTCATCTTTAGCGGCTGATGGAGCATCGGCAACATTGAGCATTCTGCAAATCAAAGACCCCAATTCGCAGCAGATCGCCAGGGGCATCATAGCCGCTATCGCTACCGCATTAGCTATTGCCAGCGTTTATCTGGCTAATACGGGCGTAGCAACTCCGGCCTCGACCACAGCTTCGATTGAGACTATGAAGCCATTTGTAGACCGCGCACAGTTGGCAAATGAACTCCAGAGAGCGAAGAATCAGGGACTCGCGCCACAGAGCTACACGCTGGCACAGGCTGGATTTTAATGGCGAACGCCGTCATCAAGTAGGGCGGCGGCAAGGTTGCGCGGCGGCGTGGATAGGACACGCGGTGAAGACCAGACCGAGGCGCATTGGAACTGCCCACGTGGTGAGCTTTCATACAATGCGCAGCGGCGTAATCTAGGCCAAAAGCCAAAGGCTGGAGCCGGTATCAAACCCGGCCCGCGCAATAAGTATTTGCTTTATGTGGGAATGTTTCACACTATCCCACACAGGTTGCGCCGGTCGCGGGATGCGGAGAAACGGCGTAAGGAGACGCATGACCTACAACGCGCAGTGCGCCGCGTTCGTGCTCGTGGTCGCTGGTCTGTGCTGGGCGCTCCTGCGAGCGGGCATTCAGAGAGGATGGTGGGAGTGAATGGCAGATTTTTCTACTTGTTTAGCTTGGACGTTGACTTTTGAAGACCCATTGCACAAGTACGCTACAACTCCTGATTCTCCACTCGGTTCCTATGCTATTGCCGGAATCAACTCTGCCGCATGGCCGAAGGATTTTGCTACAATTAACGCGCTAGGACCAGACTATCGACCAGCGGCGGTGGCACAGTTCTATCAAGAAGAATTTTGGAATCAATGGTTTGAGCAATTGACATCAGATGATGTTGCTAAACGTGTCTTTGATGAAGGAGTAAACGACGGGACTGGACCAGATGTAAAGATTTTCCAGAGAGCGATAAATTCTCTTAGAGGTACGCTTGTTGTCGATGGTCAATTAGGACCGGCTACGATGGCGGCTGCAAATAATCTTCCTTCGGATGCTCTTGTAGCCGCGTTTAAGGCAGGGCGAGTGGCTCACTACCAAGCCATTGTTGCCGCCAACCCTGCGGATGAAAAATATTTAACAGGGTGGCTTGCACGAGCTAATATGTAGGTTAGAATGTAGACAACGGTCCACCGGGAGAGGGGCAGGCTTCGGCTTGCCCCTTTTTGCGTGTAGGATGATGATGTGCCGACAGAACACTTCAAAGACGAGGAATCGTACCGGAAATCAAGAGCATACACTCATATTCACGGAATCAAAACAAACGCAAAGTACGTCGTAGTTGGCGGCAAGAAGCACAAGGTTAAGCACAGCAAAAAGAAGTCGGCGCACAAGAAAGTTTCCGCAAAGCGATAAGGAGAAACCAATGGCAGACGCGACAGACGATTTGATTGACGCAGCATCATTAGGACCGCTGCGTAGGAAGCTAACTGAGTACAACGATAAGATCGACAACGCTTCCGACAAGGTTCGGGACGCTTGGAGAGGCAGTCCGTTGAAGAGAGCCATCGATTCCGCTTCCGATGCTTATACGAAGTACACAAGCGGAAACAAGAAAAAAGTTGCGGGTGGAGATCAGTCGTCAGGATACACCGCGAAGAGTACTCCTCCCAAAAAGAAGACTCCGCAACGCAAGAGGGTGGCGACTAAGAGGTGAGCGATGAAAAAGAAGGCTAATAAGTGGATTCAGTCTGCGGTGAAGCATGAAGGTTCTCTAACCGCTGCTTCTAAACGTCACGGCGTCTCTGTTCTCTCTGAAGCAAAGAAAGAGGCACATTCTCCCAATAAAAAGATTGCTGCTAGAGGACGTTTAGCATTGCGCTTCAAGGGTAAAGCCAAGCACGGAAACATCAAAAAGCATCACACTAAGAAAAGAGTGGCTGGCAAGGCATGAGTGAAGTAGACAGTGCGAATCTTGAATTCGTCAGGAAACGCAATGGAGGGAAAAAGGTTGCGTGTGCTGGAGTACCGAAGTCGGTAGGAAGGAAAACAGGGAGAGGAAAATCCAAGCGGAGGAAGATTTCAAATGGCAAAACGTAAAAAGAATCGCGGAGAAAACCCATCACCTGCTCCCTCGTCTGGAGGTAGCAATATGCACTTAGGAATTGACTCGGCTGAGAACGGATTCACAATCCGTATTAGCGGTAATAAAGATGGGAACTACCATGAGAAGACTTTTATTGCCACGTCTCCACGTCAAGCCTTCCGCGTAGCAGCCGCGCACATGACGACGATGGGAAAGAAAAAGGCCGGTAAAAAGTCGAGAGGAAAGAAGTACACGGCTGGCAAAAAGGTTTAGAATGGACGCATGGGAAACGGCGTTTATACTTGGTTGCCCGTATCGACCGCTGTGCAGCAACTTGCGCAAAGGCTGAATGACCCCACTTACCAGTTTTGGGTCTACGATGAACTTTTGACGTACATCTCGCAGAGCCTTCGTCAATTCAACTCACTTACCTGGACTTGGAGACAGGACTTCACTTATAACGATCCTCTCAACATCTGGAATTCGTTGGGTTCTCTTCCCAGTAGCCCACGACTGAGGACGATTACAGATGTAGAAGTATACGCCGAATTAGAGTATATGTTGCTTGAGCCAAGCAACTTAACAGGAACATGGACCGGCACAAACCAATTCAATCTCAGTGTAATCTCTCAGGCTCTCCAGCGCCGCAGGGACGAGATGATTCAGATCGGTAATCTGAATCAGTCGTTGATGACGGGTATACCGATTGTTCCGAACACAATCCGCACAGAACTTCCTGATAATATAATCGACGTAGAGCGCGTCAGGTACATACCAGCTACAGGAAGCCCAAACACCCTCTACCGAGACGATACAGTGGCTTCCGAGTGGTACGAAGCCCCTCTTTACCAGTTGAACCCAGGAACGCCACAGACGTTTTCACTATCGTCTGAGCCGCCTTTATCGTGGCAGGTGGATATTGCTCCTAACCAGCCGGGAACCTATGAGGCTATCGTATTGCAATCAGGAGCACCGTTTAATCCTCCTACGCCGACACTGGTAGGGATACCCGACGATCTTATATGGGTGTTGGAATATGGCGCACTTGCAGACCTTCTAGGACAGGAAAGTGAAGCGACTGACAGAGAACGCAGTGCCTACGCTCTCAAGAGGTATCAGGACGGCTTACAGTTGATGATGAAGAGTCCGTGGATCGAATTGGGGAAGATAAACGGGGTGGCGGTGAGTTTGGATTCAATCGTGAGCATGGATCGTTATTCTCCGGAATTCGACTCGAATCCTACCGGCTTTGGGCCTGTGATCGTGGTAGGAGGCCAAGACTTCATCGGCGCTCCAGTGGGAAGCGGCGTGGGGGTCACGGTGCTTGGATCAGCCCCTATTCTCGATAGCACAAATACGTATATCCAAGTGTCAAGATCGGATGCTGACATCATGTTCGATCTTGCCCAGGCGAGAGCGGCGTTCAAGCAAGGTGGGGCAGAATTCATGGCCGCATTGGAGATTGAGAAGCGTGCGTTGCTTGCTTGTGCCGCAGAAAACACAAGGTTGAAGTCGCTCGGAGCCTTCAGTGATGTGATCGACCAGCGCGGGAATCAACAAGAGCGCGACATGCAACGCTTCAATAACGCCAACAAAAGAAAATGATGTAAACTAGGTTCATCCGCGCTTTCCGGGAGAGGCGTGAGGATGAAAAGGTGATTTATGCCGTTTCCTGCTCCCGATCCCCGCTGGTTGCCATTCCTTAAACTTGGATTTGGTTTCATTCTCCTTATCGTCCTAGCGATATTGGCGGCTGTGATTGCCTTGGGAAAGGTGGAGCAACAGACCTCATACGGCCTTAATATAATCCTTGGCGGCTTGCTTACGCTTGCTGGAGGGTTTACACAGTGGGCTTACGGCAGCACTAAAGGCGTGGACGGTGAGGAGAAGTGATGGCAGAGTTTAATAGGAACAAGGGCGGCGAACGTCTCGACTTTCACGGCATGAGCGTTGCTAGTCCCATAGACATGCTCCCCTCTGGAAAATTTGTCTTTGCACAGAATCTCAGAAGATATATTAAAGGTGCAATAAAAGGCCGCAACCTTCTCACGGCGGAGCTCTATGTATTATCTGCTGCGGTGCATAGTCTAAAGCGGCTTAATGACTCTACTCCTAACAGCCCAGTTTCCGGCTACTCGATCATCAATGGTGCGAACACTGTTCTTTCTATTTGGAACTCAACGTTAGGGGTTGAGTCTGTTGCGACAGGATTGAGCGGAAACCCTGTTTCAATGGTTCCTTTCCGGCCAAATACATCAGTACAACCATGGATGTATGTGGCTGATTCAGCGCCGCAAGGAAACGTCACGATCACAACTGAGTATCTGATTAACGGGACAGGAACGACATTCCAGACTGACGGAATGGTAAAAGTTAGGTCGGATGGCATTATTTACAAGATGGGCATAGAAGAGCCTCAGACTGCTCCTGTGGTTTCTACATCCAATTCGGCAGTGACCGTAACAGGATCATTGTTAGCAACATCTATCCCATGGACAAACTATACAGGGGCGAACTCCTCTTACAATTATGGTGAGACGAATGGTTATCCTCATCCGCTAGTAGGAAGAGATGGAACGGCACCGTTTGTTGTCAATTGCGCCAATGCCTCAACAATCACAGTAGCACTTAGTGGCTCCGCAACCATTAACGGAGGTGCGGCAAGCCCTACAACAAACGGACCATCGACAGGATCGTCTACAAATCCCGGTCACTATGTGATGGTGCAGGGAACAGGAATGACGCCGCCAGTCACGGCATCGGTAGTCATCGGAGCGTTTACGGATGGTTCTGGAAATGTTATTCCTGTTGGCGTAGCGCCCCTTTATATTCCATCGGTTGTAGACGTTGGAGGGGCATTAGGTGGGCCTATAACAGTTCCTTACGGCGCACAGGCATTTCAAATAGGCATAAACTCGACAGGAAACACATTCTCTTCCAACTCTGGATCGTTCTCAATGACGGTTACGGTAACGACAAATGCTCTTCCTTCCGTGACTTCGACTCTCGGTACGATGACGGCGTATTACTGGGGAGACAGTCCTACATCTGGTCCAGTAGCGGGGTATATATTCAAGAATCCTGACGATCCGGGTGGATCGGGTCCAACACGTTCAACCTCAGATGCGATAGGAAACACAACCGGAAACTCATTCATCTTTGATGCTACTTTTACTGGAGGAATTCCTGCACTTCCCGGAATAGGTTCGCCTACTGTTCCGATGTTGTGGGCAGATTTGAATCCAGACAGTGTGGTTGTTGGGTCTAATCCAGTATTTGCGGCTCCGATAACAAACCCCTATACTACAAATACTCAATTTCAGAACTTCAATTTTTGCCTAACAGGTAGCATCTACTTTCCTTCCGGTGGAAACTACACATTCGTCTTAACTAATCATGATGACGTTATTTGGGGTATCGGCGGTGGAGTAACGTTAGTTTCAGCAACCGTATCAGGAAGCGGCGAAGGAGCAAGCGCTTCAATCTCAGGTTACGGTCAGACCATTACAGTTGTAGGAGGATACCCTCTACTTCCAAGACAGAATTATACGTCTGGAAGCGGTGGAAACTACGCTAAGACGACGGTCGTAGTCAGTGTTCCTGCGGCTGGAATTTACCCGATTGAACTTGACTATGATTATTGGTATCATTCAGGACGTATTTTGCTCTTGATGGCCTCTGCGACCGCTGGAGGCGCTGCAACGATCATCCCACCTTTGACCGCAGGAGTTCGTCAACAGGTACAATATCGCTACGTGTACCGCTCAAGCGCGACAGGAGCAATGTCGAATCCATCTCCTGAATCGACGGCTGAATCCGTTCCAGTCACAGCAAACACGATTACGTCTATTTGGTCTCCTGACCCTCAAGTGGACGTTGTTGACTACTACCGAATTGACTCCGTGACTTCTGAGTTTACCTATGTGAACACAGGACCAAATGATAATCTCGGCGTAGGAGGGACAAACACTCCGGTTACGGATTCTCTGCTCGATACGGAACTTGGAACACAGTTGCTTCAATACGATAACTATGAGCCTTTTCCATCCATCGATCTTCCGCAGAAAGGAACTTGCACAGTAAGCGGTGGAGTAATTACATGGGTTTCCGGTGGGGCGATAGGAGGATCGGCAACTGGATTCAATAACCGTTGGCTGGCAGGAACCGAAATTCTTATTGGTTCTCCTACATCTCTGGCTTACACATTCATTGCCCGTCCTGTTTCTAACACGATCACGATACCCGGAGTTCCTGATGGAACAGGACTAGCGTATGAGATTCCTGAGCCGATTTTGGCTGCACAGCCATTGCCGTACATGTGGGGTCCGACAGATAACATCAATTATGTCTTTGCCGTAGGTGACCTGTTTAGGCCAGGAACACTGTATTGGTGCAAGGGATCAAACCTGGATGCTGCTCCCGACACAAACCAAATGGATGTCACTGATCCTGGAGAACCGCTGGTCAATGGTGCAATTGCCGGTGGGCTAGGAGTGCTATTCTCGATTAAGCGTGCATGGCTGATTGTTCCCAGTTCCGGTAGTGCTGTTGCCGCCGCCACAGGAACTGTAGGATCGATATGGAATTTGCAGGAATCCTCAATTACGAGGGGACTGTATATTCCTCGTTGCGTTTGCGTTTCAGGGGGTGGATTGATTTATTTCAGAGTAGATGATGGGATTCACGTTTCTTCTTACGGATCGGCAAGTAAGTCAATTACAGACCAAGATTTGTACCCGTTATTTACCCATGAATCCTCTGCGCCTGCTGCTGCGGTAACAATTGCAGGGTATACTATCTATCCGCCAGATGATACGCAGCCTAATCTCCAACGCTTCTCAATACAAGGTGCTTACATGTACTGGGACTATCGAGGAATCGATGGAAACCCTCACACACTCGTGTTCGACGAAGCGGCGATGGGGTGGGTTTATGACGTTTACACGCCAGCAGCTACCATTCACGCTCCAGACGAAGGGCAGAGTATAGGAGAAACGCTTGTAGGATGCTCTGACGGAAGCGTAAGATTGATGAGCAGCGCAGGAACAGAATCGGCTACGGCGGTATTGTTGACGCCAGCGTTCGATAAAGGCGATACGAGATCGATTGCTCAGTGGGGCGATCTCTATATCGAAAGCACTAATCCATAGGAAACATCATGGCGCTTGTAGGAATAAGTCTGACGGTCGACTGCTACACGGCACTCTATACGTCACAGGTGTCTAACGCCAATATTACCGTCTCAAGTTCTGTATCTCAGGGACGCACAGAAACAGTCCTAGATTTTAACAATGGAGATGGAGTATACGCCCGTGACCTTGAGACCTCCTTCTCATGGCCTATCTCAGCAGGAACTATTCTCTACACATGGCAACCGACGCTAATTGAAAAACCGGAAAACACTTATAATCGCGCGACAGATTGGGATAATGCTGGCGTGCCGGGGAATAAACTTATCCGTGGATTTATCCTTGAACTTGACACGCTAGGAAATGCAAAAGAGGTAATAGTACAGCGCGTAGAAGACAATGGATTTTTTACTCCTAGCGAGTCACCGGCTACAACAAACTCGCAAGTTCTAAAGGCATTCAGTTTCAATCCACCGTTTGTATCACATAATGTTCGCATAACCAGCACTGATAGTGTGGCATGGAGAAACTTTGGAGTAAAATGGATTGCCGATCCGTGGGTAGAATACGCAACATTAAGGAGCGCATGGTCTAATTTGGGAATGCAGGGAGCCAAGTATATTCGCGGATTAGTTATTCCTATGGATACGCAAGGGATAGCCGCAAACATAAACATACTTACGTCGGATGGAGGAAGTGTAGGATTTACGGCGACGACTCCAACGGCTGTTAAAACTCCTGTATCTTTCGCATTTGATCCTCCAATAGTTGCACATGACGTGCAGATTGAAATGCTTACTGCTACAGCAGGAGCATGGGTTGAAGAGGCACGATGGGACTTCGATCCTTACCCTGAAATAATTCCAGAATATACGCCGATTATGGAGATCGGTGGTCCTGACAATAAGTTTGTACAGGGAGTGAAGCTAATAGCGGATACGGCGAACACTTCCGTAACATTTCAAGTATTGTACGATGGAGGGCAGATAGGTCCGACATTTACTGGAACATTCAACGGTAAACAGACGTTGATATTCTCATGGATACCATTCCTAGCGCACGATATTCAGTTGGTTCCACAAGCAAACGCAAGAGTTTGGTACGGAGGGGTTGGACAAGGTCAATCGGAATGGGTTTACCAGCCATTCCCAGAGTCATCTACGTTATGGCAAACGGAAATGACATCTCTCGGAGGAGTTGGTTTCCATCATTTGAGGCTTATCAACATTGAGTACATATCCACTGCGGCTGCAACGCTGTCGTTTGTTGTGGATACAGGTAATGGAAGTTATGCTCCGCTAAACATAACGATTCCATCTTCGGGAGGAACGCAGACTAAATGGTTCACACAGGTGTCTCCGAATAAGTGGAAATTGATTTCTTTCAAAGTAGTATCATCGGCTCCAATCACAATTTTCCAAGAGGGTTTTGAGGTCTGGACTAAAAGTTGGGGAAGCACAGGCGAGTACAACAAACAAAAGCCATTTGCAGGACCGTCAAATTCAGGAGCAATTGTTTGAAGAATCCGGTGACTCCAAGGCGATGCAAGCGTTGCGGGGCGATAGGTCATGTGCCTCACGCTGGAGGATTATGCCCTTCATGCACTAAGTGGCAGGAGAATAAGAAGTGAGTACAACTCCTACGATCACGCCGAAATTCCCGTTTGAACCGCATATTGCATCGCTTTCAAGCGAGCATCAGTACGTTCTTAGAAATTTATGGTACTCGATAAATGATGCACAAAATGCTGTTCCAATATTAAAGGCTCAAATTGACGCACTTACGAAAACAACGGCAGCGAATACAACAGCCATAAACACAATTTCATCCAGCGAAACAGTTACTCCATCGTCCTCTTCTTCTATAGGATTTGTTAACAATCAGACTGGAAATACAACTTACGCGACAACGCAGGCAGATGCGGGAGCATTTATCATCTTAGACGATGCTTCTCCGATTGCGGTTACATTAACGAGCGATCCTTCTATTCAATTGCCGTGGGAGACAAACTTTCTCAATTTAGGGGTAGGAATAGCGACGTTAACGCCAGCGACAGGAACAATCAACGGACTTGCTTCGCTGACTTTACCTCAAAATGGGTATGTCACGGTGTCGTTCGATGGAACAAATTTCTGGCTTGGACCGCCTCCACAAATCATTACAAAGGGCGGAACGGTTCTTAATCCTACGGCTCCAATCAACGTCATTGTGTGGTTTGCGCCATATTCTTTCACGATCACAAACGTTTTGGGGTACACTTCAGGGACGACAGGATCGGTGATAAACGCGCAGAGGAACGGTTCTTTACCTCTTTTGGTGAGCAATTTGACCCTTGGAAGCGCAAATACTTGGACGGATGGAGGGGCAGTACAGAACACGGCGGTTTCAATCGGTGATAAACTGGAAATCGTGATAGTAAGCGTTTCAGGGACGCCGACAGAGATTGCTATAGAAATTCAGGGTACGAGGCCATAGATGGAGATTCTCCCCGATTCCCGATGCAAGAACGCGACAGGAGTAGTGCAGATAAATGGGGTGAATCATGTTCCTATTTTCTGTATGAATTGTGGAACACCGGGAGGATTGGTTACCGAGAGAGGGATAAACTTTGTTGGGTGGATGTGTGACTCTTGTCAGGAGAAGTATCCTTTGCCGCCAGGAACCTATGCATTACCGGATGACGAGCATAATCGTAAAGTGGCAGAGGAATTGGCAAAGGTTGGGCCTCTGAATCTCAACAGGATAGCGGAACTTTTGAAGGATGACCGTAGTACTTTGGCGCGGCTTGCCAGAGACAATCCAATTTTCGGTAGCAACTAAGGAGAATCACAATGGCACAAATGGTCTATGTTGACGGGTTAGCAACCCCCGGAAACTTCACAACGAGCGGTTCGGCAAACACGGAAGTCGGTGCTATTGACTTCTTAGCGGCAGCAACAGGGCAGAGCGTAAACATGCTTGCGCTAAGTTGCGGCGGAAAAAGCTCAGGCTTGACAACTCTGACTGCAATCGCACTCCGTGTGCGCAAGTATGGAACCGCTTCAACGGGTGGAACTGGCTCATCTATTGTCGCGGTGGACCCAGCAATGCAGGCGGCTACGCACACGTCGAATACAGGCCAAACTTTAGGGTCTACACCAACCTATTTGATGAGCGTGATCTTTGGTGCAGCGGGTCCGGGTGGATGGGTAGCTCCTAACCCTGATGCCATGCCACGTTTGAAGGCTGCGTCTACTACAGCTTCTTTGGATATTGTTTCAACCACAGGCGGAACGTCATTGCCGTTTGAACTCACGGCTCAGATTGTAGAACTGTAAGGAGCGGCGATGGCAAGGCAGTATTTCAACACTCTTCTCGCGGATTCTCTTGTTGCGGCGCTTGCTACTACGCCGACGACCACTCAGACTGCTCTCTTCACTCAAGCACAAGCGAATCTCTATCTGCCTGTACCGTATGGAGCGAACGCCCCATCGGTCGGGCAGGTATTCCGGTTCGTGGTCGGTGGGATTATCACCACGCCAGCCACAGGCACCCTCATCATAACCCCGTACTACGGGTCGAACACCGCAACGACTACGTTCGGCACGAGCATGGGTGCCAGCGCCGCGCAGACCGTGACAGCCAGCCTTTCAAGCGCGCCATGGAGGCTGGAAGGGTCGTTGGTATTCCGCTCGATCTCCGCGACCGCTTCTTCCTCCACGGCATGGCTCACCGGAACTTTCTGTTCACAGGGAACTCTTGCGACGGCTGGTGGCGGATGGACTATCGTTTTTGGCTCAACTGCCGCAGTGACCGTGGACACGACAGGAACGGTGACAACGAATTCGCAAAATTTGAATTTCTCAGTGACCTTCTCCGTGACCGGGGCAACGGTCACCGTCGAATACACAGCGATGCAATCGCTGAACTAATATGCCGCATGTAACCGGCACAGTCGGCGCGCACGGCCCGATCAAGCCGTTCGAGTTCTTCACTGAATCACCCGCCAATCCGCCCGCCCAAACGGCGATTGACGACGGCTCCGATGGGTGGGACGGATTAGCTAGTACCTTCGGTCAGACAGCGGTAGCAATCGCCGCATCTCTTGCGTTAACCGTCTCCATGACGGCGGCGGCGCAACAACCGTATATCCAAGATGAGCTTCCGCAACAGGCTACTGTAGTCGATGATATTCAGTGGCAGAATCCTACTTTCCCCATTGCTCCGTCATGGAACATTCAACAGTTCCTTGTTGACACGGATTACATCCCACAGATTTCGGTTGATGAACAGTACAGGGTCGAGCCGGTACAGCCTGTCGCTTTTGAGTCCGACTGGACAACCCCACTCATCTTCACGGACCCGGATTATCCTCCGCAAATAGGAGTAGATGAGAGTCCTTGGCAGAACCCTGTCCAACCTTTCTCTCCAGCATGGAACCAGCAAGTAACATTCTACGATTCCGATCCTCTTCCTTCGCTGGTTGATGAGGTTTACTGGTTTTATTCTACTCCGTTTAATCAGCCTTCATGGAATATTCAACTATCTCAACCCGACATCGACTACGTACCGCCCATAGCCGCAACAGTTGTAGATGAAATCTATGCTCTTCCTCTGCCGTCAAGCGTTCCTGGTGCGGATTGGTTTACTCAGCCTGTTACGGTAGATGGAGACTACACACCTCAAATCTCAATAGAGGAGCAATTCTGGCAGAACCCTGTAATTCCTGTCCCGCCACAGGCGAATCTACAGTCTCCAGTACCACTCGATGCAGATTATCTTCCACAGATCACAGTGGATGAGCAGTACTGGATAAACCCTGTTAAGCCGCAGGTTCCTGGCGCGGATTGGACCTACCAGCCACCGCCTGTTGAGGATGACTACTTACCATCTCTTTCGATAGACGACACGCCGTGGGTCAATCCTGTAGCGCCGGTAGCGCCTCAGTGGAACGCTCAACCCCCTACGGCTCCAGACGCAGATTACATTCCTCAGATAGCCGTTTCTGATGACGTTTGGCAGAATCCTATTGCGCCGCCAGGACCAGGAGCGGATTGGAATAAACCGCTGGTCACAGTTGATGAGCAGCGGGTTACCTACGTTGCGCCGCCGTTAGTTCCTGAAGAAATTTACTGGATAAACCACGTCAAGCCGACAGGAATAGAGAACATTCCTTTACAGCAGTGGACGTTTGATGAGTGGGGATTACCGATTGCGCCGTCAGTGACGACATCGTTTGTGGTCTGGCTAAATGATGATTAGTAAGAGAACTGTTGCGCTATCTGTGTTTTGGGGTACAATAGGGACGTTGAGCAATGGCGACCGGGAGCCAGCCGTTCTCTAAGGAACAACTTGATGTAAGTTGTTGATAGGAGGGAACTTGGGAGGCTTTTTCAGCGCACTCTTCGGCGGCCAAAATTCCGTTTTGAATTCCGACATCGGTAAAATGGGGCAAATTGGTGGATTTGCCACTGATACAGGAGAGAAGAATATCTCTGCTGGCAGCGATTTTATGCGTGCCTTGACCAGCGGGGATGCTTCAAAGATAAGCCAAGTTCTTGCGCCAGCTATTTCTGCTGCGAAAACATCGAATCAGCAGACCCAAAAGACAAATGCAGAGATGGGCACTCGTTCAGGCGGGACGGCTGCGACCAACGCGGCAAGTAGCGATAAACTCCATTCTGACATAACAAACCTCACTGGGAGTCTCACAGGAAACGCTGCGTCGAATCTGTTGAGTTCGGGAACTAGCCTGTTAGGGCAAGGAGCGGCGGCAACACAAGGGGAGGCCGATCTATCTCAAATCAGATACCAGAACTGGATGGACAGCATCCTTGGGAAGGGGATTACAACAGCGGTATCGGCGGCAGAGACTTATGCCTTGGGAGGTATGGGGGGGGCTAAGAAACCAAAGGAAAATGACGACGATGATGATTCGTAACATACGGGATGGGACAAGAAAAATCAAAGGAAGGAAAGCATCATGGCAAACGACGCAGCATGGCAAGCAGGAGTGGATATTGCATCAAAGCACAAGGACGACAAGAAGAACAAAGGTTCATGGGGAAACTTTGGTCAGACTCAGCAACCGAAGGAAAGCGGCTGGAAGAAAGCCATGCACGTCCTGTTTCCTATTTCCAACTTCGACAAAGGCGGTAAGGTCAAAAAGACGGGCGTATACAAGTTGAAAAAGGGTGAGCGTGTATTGACCGTAGCGCAGCAAAAAGCGCATGGATTGAAAAAGGGCGGAAAGAAGAAGTCTACGTCTCGCAAGCGTGTTTCGTCGAAGGGATAATTTCAATGGCAAATGCTGAGGCATGGGCAGAAGGCGCAAGGATAGGATCAGAACTTGCACAGGAGCGCCGCGCCCACAAGCAAGCACTGTATGACCAGCAATTTCAGGATAAGCACGATGAAATTCAGGGCATGATCGACAATCTTGGAACGAAACTTGCGGCTTTTTCTGAAGACAAAAGGAATACCCGAGATTACCTCAAGATGCAGGACCAACTAGCACAAGCCATCCAATCAAGAGACGCGCACTGGAAGAGTTTAGATCATCCTAACGCGATTCAGAAGTTTGGAAAGATGCTTGGCAAGGACTTGAGGTTTAAGAAGCAAGCAGCACCTATTCCTGTCGCGCCTCCGGTCTACGGACAGCCTACGATGGACGTAAACGGAGAAAAGGTACAAGGCCCACAGACGCCAGCACAGAGGAGAGCGGCGGCGGAGGCTAGTCAGCTAGTAGCGGCTGCACCGCTGTCTCCTGAGCAGCAAGCGACTACGACAGCTAATGCTGGAGCGGCAGGTAATTTGGCGTCAATTCAAGCCGCTTTGAAAAACTTCGATACGCTTAATCCTGATGCGACACAGGAGGAGCGGAATAGTTTCCGTAATACTTTGATACAGAGAGGGCTGCTTGGACAAGAGAAGCCAACTCTGAAACTATACACTCTGCCAGATGGAACAAAAGCATGGTTGGATGCTACCCGTCCAGACCTGATTCCTCCAGGTTCTACGGCAGCAGTTACGGAGACGGAAGGTACTCGTAAACGTGCCGACTATGAAGAGTTCAAAAAGAAGAATCCTACATATAACGGTTCATTTGAAGAGTGGACGGCTTTAGAAGCAGCTAAAGGAAGAGCACAGGCTCCGAAACCTGAGACTTTCGATACACAGTATAAGGCAATTCTGGTCAAGGAAGCGTCTGGACAACCTTTAACAGCAGATGAACAGGCACATAAGGCGGCATGGCAGATTTACAACAAAGAAACAAAAATTGATCCCGGTGTAGCAAGAGCGGCGGCGTTCGGTGCAATGCGTTATATCCCTATAATCGATCTCAACAATCCCGAAAAAGTTGTAATGATGCGTGCAGGAGATGCGGCTAAGGCAGGAGCAAGCACACCACAGAGTATTGGATTTAAGACAGATGCGGCAATCACTCGTTATATGACGAGCGGTCAGGGTGCGACTAATATCAACTACTTCAACACAGCCACAGGCCACTTGGAACTTTTAAGGCAAGCTGGAGAAGCATTGAATAACGGTGATTATCCTGCATTCAATAGTTTTGCAAATCGTTTTGCAACTGCGACAGGTGATCCCGCACCAACAAACTTTGATACCGTAAAAAGCGCCGTAGCTGGTGAGCTATCCAAGACGTTTAAGGGCACAGGAGCAACAGATCAAGAAATCGCCGAGATTAGCACTACGCTCAATAATGCGCAATCTCCGCAACAGATTGTAGGATCAATAACGTATTACACGAAACTAATGGGAGAGAAATTAGATGCCTTGAAGGGTCAGTATGAGGCTGGAAAGACAGGAAAGCCGAACTTTCCAACGCCTCCACCAGGATTGGGAGACGGAACCACACCGCAAGGAGGAGGGAATACCACCCCTAAATCTAAAGGGAGGCGTAGTATCAAAGGTGCTATGAAGTTGCCAGAAAACAAAGGGAAGACGGAAGCAGAAGTCACAAAACATCTGACTGATTCTGGCTATACTCCGGTGAAACCATAATGCCACCAAAGAAACAACCCGTCGCGGATATTTACGCGAATCTACCTGAAGCTCCAGAGCAACAGGACATTTACGCGAATATGCCTGATGCGTTTGCTGCGCCAGCAGACAACACAGAAGGTAAGTTTAGAATGCGCACCCCAGAAGGCACAGAAATTAGTGTCCCTTACAGCAGGGTTATGGATGCCTATAAGTACGGATACAAGATTCATCCTGACGACAGGAATAAGTTCGGCGATGCCAAAGTTGCCGAATTGAAAAGAAAAGGACTTAAAGGTACATTCAATCCCGATACAGACTTGCCAGAGGCGTTTGATGTAGTGAAAGCGTCTCCGCCTACAGGGTCGCTGGATTGGATTAAACAAAAAGGTAACGCTATACACGAGGGTATAGTAAATGCTCTTCCTACTATTGGAGGCATTGCTGGCGGTGTACTCGCTGGAGGGGCAGGACTAGAGACTGGACCGCTTGATGCCTACGTTATAGCTCCAGCGGGAGCGGCGGCGGGTGGTGGGTTAGGAGAAGATATTCGCCAATCCATAGAGGAGTTTGAACATCCTTACGACCACAGAATGACCGCCAAGGAAGCGGCAGGTCATATTGCCGGTCAAGCAGCAGTGCAAGCAGGAAACGAAATAACGGGACGTTTCGCAGGCAGGGTACTATCTCCGGCTGCGAAATTTTACGGTGAGACCGCTATAGAATCAGACAAAGCTGGATTTAGGATGCTTCCTTCTGAGGCGAGAGGAACTAAGCCTAATGTATTTGAGACATATCCAAAGGGTTCTATTTTTACGTCTGGAAAAATGTCTGAATGGAGAATTGCACAAAATAAAGAAACTGAGCAAGCGGCAAAAGATTTAGCAGATTCTATATCGACTAAATCGTTAAGTAAAACCTCATCCAGAGAGGAGGCTGGAAAGGTTATTCGTAGCGGTATTGAAAAACACATGGAGAAGTTCCGAGCTATTCAAACCTCCATGTACAACAGGATCAATAAACTAGCTAGTGGAGTTAATCCTTCGCGCACTGATATGGTTGCGTTCGCCAAGCAAGAACTGCAAAGATTGAACGCCGCCCAAAAAGCGGGTGGTGCCACTCAAATGACTCCATTCCGTCAAAGGCTTCAAAGTATTGTGGATAATAAGATGCCCACTGCCCCATTCAATGCAATGAAGGATTTGAGATCGGCTTTGCTTGCTGAGGCAAGAGATGATAATGATCTATTATCCGGTCCGGAAAAGGGATTCTTGAAGAAGATGGCTGGAATAATAGACAACTCAATAGAGGATAGTCTCAAAAAATCTGGAGTTAAAGGACTGCCGGAATTATGGCGTTCCGCTAATTCCATGACCCGCGAAGAGCATGAGATGTTTGAAAAGAAACTCATTGAAAACCTAGCGGCCAAGAAAAATCCGGAAGATATAGCTCTTGTGTTAAGAGGGAACTCGCCGAACGCGATTTCTCAAATTGGAATACAAGAGACAAGAGACGCGATGAGCGTCATACCTAAGCAAATGATCCCTCGTGTTCAAAAACAGATTCTTTTGGACACAATATATGAAGCGACAGGAAAAGAAACAAAAGCGTTCGATGAAAAACTATTTGCCAAGAGAATGCTTCAAATAGGAGATGAGAGAGGAGAGGTATTATTCGGTAGAAATTGGCCTAAAATAAGGGATTTTTCGGAATTATTGAACAAGATAAGCGAGAGCGGTGGCTTACAAGCTGCATCTCTATCAAATCCAGAAATAGCCAAGCAAACAAGCAGGTTTATTTTGGAAACAGTTTTTGCAGGAACAGGTGCTCACGTTACAGGCACTTCACTTACAACTGCTGCAATTCCTGTGATGTCAGAGGCTATTTTATGGAAGACTGCTGCTGCTGCTCTCACCCATCCAGCGGCAGCGGAAAAAATAATCATTGCAATGCAAATCCTTGCCCGGTTAACTCCTTACGCTGGAAGCGGAGCATATTACATTCATAAGGAAGCGCATAGGGACCATACTAAGCCATCACATAATATAGAGGATATAAAGAAGCAGGCAGAGGAACTTCAAAAGTCAATGCACTTAGGAGGATTCGCACCTGCACCGAAAGAGACACCACCACCTGCTCCGGGGCCACAGTCGAATACAAAGCCTGTATGGACTCATGTGTTTAATCCCACCACGGGCGCAATTGAGGCTGTCTGATGGCCGAACCCAAGCGGAAACTCGTCAAAGTGGACGATAGCATTATTGCTTTTCCTGACGCGATGCCAGATGAGCACGTCGCAAGAGCTATAAAGTCCTTTCGCGCAAAGAAAACTCCTCAACCTCTAGCGACAGAGGAATCGGAACAGGACCGTCAACTTAAGCCTGCACAGCCGTTAAGCACTGCAATTCCTAGCCTTCCACAGTGGGCAAATACTCCTTTGTCTCCTATCCTCGATAAGAAAGTGGATTATGTAGATCGCGCTCTGTGGCCGGGAGGAACTGCGAACTGGGATAAAGGTACAGCGGCAGCGGAAGCCGATAAACAGAAATTCATGACTAACCATCCTATCGGCGGTGGGATATTTGAGGGCGTTTCTGAGACGGCTGAGGGACTGACGACACCGGCCAATTTAGCGTTGATGATATTAGCGCCGGAGTCAAAGATCATGAGCGGTCTGTTCGCTATCCAGTCGCTCCACGGCTCGTACAAGGACGTAGAAGAGGCTAGGAAGGCTTACAGGGAGGGAAGGAACGCCGAGGCAAGCAAGTACGCCACACAAGCCATCCTGAATCTAGGAATAGCTGGTCTAGCAGGGCATCACGCAGTCAAAGATATTCCTGTTCCTGAGCCGGTAAAGGCGTTCATGAAAGATGAAAGTGGATTTGTCGATCCAATCAAGCAATGGCCTCAATTCAAGCAGTGGTTCGGGAACTCTAAGGTTGTAGAACAAAACGGAGCACCACGCGCTGTATTTCATAGCACCCCAGAAGAGTTTGATGAGTTCGACCCACGTAAGAGCCACGATATAGGAATCCATTTTGGTACGCCTGAGCAAGCAGACGCGGCGGCAAAACCTATAGGAAAATACAGAGAAGGTACTCGCCTTATTCCAGCCTACATTAAGGTGGAAAATCCTCTTCGCGTTAAGGATATGTTCTCCACATTGAAAAACAGATTCATAAACCGAGCAAAAATCCTAACGTTGGATACGCCGGGACTGTATTTCAGCAGTGACGAAAGGGCAGAGATTTACGACGCCGCAAAAAAGGCTGATGCGGCAAGGAGTAAAGCAGGCGGGGATTATAGTATTGAGCTAATCCCATCCAACGCAAAGTTGCGAGAAGAATACAATACTCAAAGCAAACGGTTTTGGAGTGTAGCTGAGAAAGCGATACGACGTAACGGTTACGATGGTCTTGTCTACAACAATAAAGTGGAAGGCAAAGGAGACAGTTACGCTGTATTTGAACCTACGCAAATCAAATCCGCCATCGGCAACAGTGGAGCATTTGATCCTAAGAGCGGAAGCCTAACAGACCCACGTGCTCCCAAACTTGCCGACGTAAAGGCTAAAGCAGCCGAACTCAAGCCCACCACTGCGTACAAGTCAGCAGACCAGTCTCAGCCGTTCTACCTAAAGTCTGAGAACCTGATTAACGAGAAGATGAAAGGTCCAATGCCCGCAGAGGACGTTCACAGGATGCTCTTATCGAACGGGGTAAAGCCAGAGGAGATGAAGTGGACAGGATTGGATGAATTGCTAACGTCAAAGGGCAAGCAAAAGGTAACGCCACAGGAGATTCAGGAGCATCTGGCAGGGAATAATCTTCAGATTCAGGAAGTGACAAAGGGTGCTCCTTCCCGCCCTTCTAGTGGCCTAACTTTTGACAGTGTTGCGAATCAAGAGTACGGGAAACCATTCAGCGAGTTGACAGATAAGGAAAAGGGGATCGTAAAGCGCGTCTTTGATGAACAGTTGGATTCTTTTCAAGCAGGAGAACCAACCAAGTTCGGCTCCTACGCTCTTCCCGGCGCAGAACCAGGATCATACAGAGAACTACTGGTAACGATGCCACCGAAAACAGCGCCACAACATTTCATCGCGTACAAAGGTGGTCCAACAATAGGGCAAGGATACGCTAACCTAACGGAAGCGCAATCTGAGATGGCCGATCTGTTTCCTAATCGAGACGATATTGAAATTCGTCAAGGTAGAGGCGACAGGTCCACAACAACTAGGACACCTGAGAATTTCCGCTCCTCTCACTGGGACGAACCCAACGTACTAGGACACGTCAGATTCAATGACAGGACTGGTCCTAACGGGGAGAGGATTTTGCATCTGGAGGAGCTTCAGAGCGATTGGGGACAACATATTAGGAGCGAAGGAGTTAAAAAATCCCCTGTGGAATTAGCCAAACTCCCGATGAAAGCCGCAAGACACGCTGGATTTTGGGAAATCCATACTGAAGATGGACAATTCGTAACGAACGTACAAGAGTGGGAACATCCAGATGTTAAAACTGATGAAGATGCCATAAAGGAGGCGCGTAGAAGGATAATTGAAGCTCCGAACAGGACGAAGATTGTGAATAAAGGTCATCCCGACATGCCCTTCAAGAAGACGGAGGATTGGGCAGGACTTCTCTTTAAGAGAATGATGCGCTATGCCGCAGAAAAAGGATACGACGGTATTTCATGGACACCGGGAGAGGAACAGGTAAAAAGGTATCCTAATCTTTCGGAAGTCACAGACAGGTTGATGTATGATCCAAAAACAGAAACGTTGAGGACTTGGAAATACGATAACAATGAAAGCCAATCGTTCAACGTCCCGCCTGAAAAGCTGTCGGATCATATAGGAAAAGAGGCAACACAAAGGCTATTGAACTCTCCGCTAGAAGAAGGAGAGCATGTTTTGGAAGGAGAAGGCTTAATAACAGGCGGCAAAGGACAGCGTGTGTTTTATGACACGATGGTTCCGCAAATGGCCAACAAACTAGGAAAGCAGTGGGGCGCGAAGGTAGGAGAAACGAAAATAAATACTGGACGCCCTACATCTGGCGAGGGTTGGGAACAAACAAAGATGTGGGACCAGTTAAGATCAGATGGGCGTCGTGGACAGATGCCATTATATGCAATCTTTGATAGAGGGGGGAATTGGGTAGGCACAACGGGTGACCCATCTTCGGTAGATGATTCTGGAGGGGAAGAAACAGCCGTAAAAGTAATAGACGAAAAAGGAAACCTACTCAAAGATGCGAAGTTGCCATCTACACAGAAATCCGTCCCCTACCTTCCCATCACTCCCCAGATGCGGGCAGGAGTCAAGTCTATTCCTTATTCTCTTTTCTCTATTCCTCTGGCTGCTGGTGCGCTAACATTGCAACAGGTGAAGGCGCAGGGTGATGAATTGCAAAAGAAATTCAAGCCGACAGGAGTGACAAAGTGATTGAACTAGCTGAAGGTGTTTGGATTGCTCCAGAGCATGTAACGATGGTCAAAGAGGCGGGAGAGGATAAATGCCTTATCTATTTTGTAGGTCAAAGCACGTTGGAAGGGTTTGCTCTTCCTTACCCGGCAAGTGAAGTCGCAGAGGCGATTGAGGACTCGTTTTGCGATGACGGAAATGACGTAGAGGATGAACCGGACGAAGAAGAATAGGAAAATGATTGGATTAAATAATCCTCGAAGTCCATGTATTATTGCCGTTTAGATGGCACGAATATACTTGAAACACCATGCCTATGGTGTGTCTGCTACACAGGGTCAAAGGAGGATTATCCTGCACTTATCGACTTACATAAGGTCAAGTGGATGCGTAAAAATTTGAAAAGACACAACTTAGGTCTTGACAAGAACATAAGAATGTGCCTTTGATAGGGAATGAGTGTTTCTGCTGAATCCGCAATCGCGCAACCGCTCAACCGTGTTCCTTCTTCAGCCGGTCCCGAACCTCAACCTCAGCCAACTGGGACTGTAGTAGAACTGTTTGAGGCTTGTCTCGAATTGGCTGCTCTTCGCGCAAGGCGTCGGCTAGAGAGTTGTAGACTTCATCCGACTCTTCAAGGAAAATCTTGTGAGCCGTCAGCCAATCCACCTCTGGATGCTCCTGTAAATAGCGGTACTCCTGAAACGTCATCCACAGATGCCTATGAGCAAACAGGAGTTCGGTAAATAGCAACATTTCAGCTTCTTTCATTTCTTCTTGTTCTCCAGTTCATCAATTCGCTTAATGATTCGGTTTGCCGCGTGGTCGATAGTCATTTTCAGAATCCAGGTCCAGCAAGTACCTGCAATAAGGGCAACATAAACGATTTGGTTGCTAGTCATATTCGTTTTCCTCGAAACTACAGGAGTGTGCCAAGATGCAAACGCTGCTAACGCAAGCCGAATTGATCTCCATTTACGACAGGCTGGCATCGGAAGATTTAGGTATTCCAACGCCCCTGTATTCTCACCGCGAACATCTCTTGTTGGCCCTTAAAAGGTGGATCGAGTCATTCGGGCCAACGACGGAATATGACAAATGGTTCAACTCAATTTCGACCAGTTAATTGCTCCGAACAGTGTTCCATCGCTCTTGATTTGGACTTGGGCCAGCCAAGCGGTGCAGTTTGTGTTACGTGCCGCTCTTGCAACGATGGCTTTCTGTTCCACCAACTCACCCTTCCGCCGTTGTGGTACACTACGGCTAGAAAGGGTCAGGGTAGCGATCAGGGGGGCAACCCTGGCGGCTATCGGCCCAGCGCAACAGCTAAATTAGGTATATCCCCGCCACTCGCCACGAGCAGCCGGTACTTCTATGCGAATCTTCGCACAGGACTGGCCCTACATGCAATCCCCACGCTATTCGGAGTCTTCTTCCTCAAAGATCAGCCACTCGACATCGCCGCGCGAGACGACCATTCTGCCAGGTTCAATGGAAAACTCCGCCGTCGTCACATCAAACTGCCCAAAGGAATGCATAGCTTTCCCCACGACTCCAACCAAAGACTGCTCCCAATCCAGCCCGCAGATTCGGACAGAGAGCGCGTCCTCCGGCTGGCCGCGCTCTATGACTGTCACTTTGAGCCAAGTTTTATCCTTGCTCCACGTCGAGAATTTCTCGAATGCTTCAGATGCAGAAGCCATGTTCTTCTTCACCCTCTTTTTTCGCATGTGCGCTAATGCGAAGACTTTGACGCGCGATGCAGACGGGAAGTGCGACCGCGCAAGTCAAGCGTTCATTGCGGCACTGGAAGGCATCACCGGCCCACCGGATTATAGTATTCTAAAAGCGCATCCTCAATCAAAGGGATAATTGTTCCGATCGGTAAACAAAACCGGCGAATTTTGGCCCGTTTGAGCTGGTTTTGAGCCAAAGGACAACGCTTTTCCGCCCAAATCCCCGAATATCCGCGCCTTCATTCGCCTTTGCCTGGCGCGTATAATCGCTCCGGCGTCTCAACGGAAGGAAGGAGTCTGCGAATGCGCGCCAAGCTGCTTCTCGCGATTGCGTTGTCCGCCGCCGCCATTCTTCCCGCGAACCCCTCCCCTACGCCAAATTGAAGGGCGGGGATAATCCGTTCTAGTCGCTGGCAGGTTCGGCACGTTTACGGCGTGGGGATGTGCCGATTACGTCCTTGAGCGGCAAGGGTTTGGTGCTGATGATCTTCCGAAGTACAGCATCGAACTTGTCTTTATCCACCATTATTTCTTGAGGTTCTGGCGAAGGTGTGTCCATTGGGAATATCCTAACATCTTATCGAAAAAACACTTGCATAGACGTGCAAGATCAACTACACTAGGCAGCGTAACCAGTAGTACCGAGTGCCACTCGGAATCCCGATGGCACCCGGCATGAAGGTTGGTCTGGAGTGTCCGCTCCAGTCGGTACAGCAAGGACGAGGAAGAATCTTAAGCATAGTACTCCTCGTTTGTCGGCTTTCTGCTGTTTTGGTGCTCCCACACCGTTCAGATCAGGATTGCCGAACCTCGTAATATCCAAGCCCCGGTCCTAAGCCGGGGCTTCGGTTTTTCCCTCTCCTTTCGTCCAAAGTTTCGCTAGACCTCTCTTGCCAACATTCTGCACTTGGTCCTCCAGCGAGACCAAGGCTTCATTTACGGCGATCATCGGCGTCTGGGAAACGAACACAAAGCCACTTCTCTGCATGGCGTCGGCGATTTCCTGAGTAGTTATTCCTGGATGTCCAGCAGGCGGAAGAGTTTCCCAGACCCTGCGCTTCAGTTCCCCGTAGGGCCGTGGCCGTGGTCGTATGGAGAAGTTGCCAGTCGTCGGCGGCGCGGCAATCTGGCTGATTCTGGGGTCAAGGAAGACGGCTTTTGCCCTTTCCCAGAATGCCACTTCCTCTTTGGCTTTCGCCAACTTTTCGTCAATCGTGTTGAGATCAATACTTGGCATGTTCCTCATTACCCATTTAGATTCTCCTTCTACGCAGAGGAGTTGTCAAGATTCTTTACTATGCAAATATGGAATGTGCGAAACTCCGCACATTGCCAATGCCTGATCTTGCAGAGCAGCTAGGAACTCGGATTCGAGCCGCCAGAATCTCCAAGGGACTCCGACAGGAGGAACTCGCGGCGCGCTCCAACATGACGCGCGCGCACATCAGCCACATAGAGAACGGCCAGTTTAATATGCGCTTAGAAACACTTGAAGGGATTTGCAGAGGCTTACAGATTCAACCATTTACATTATTTGAGGGGATCAATATAGATTAGCGCCGTCCCTATAATCCTACGTCAAAGTGATAATCGTCCTAATTGATAAACACAGTAGGTTACCTAAGGAACCTCTGAAAAGCGCCGAGTTAGAAGAGTCCGTCGCCGGTATTTTTCTGCAAGGGCATGAAATCAGCGCATTTTCGTATGTCCGGCAGGTCGTTTAACCCGCCGGAAGCCGCCGTGGCCTGCGGCGGGCACACTACGCCCCTTGGTGGGCCAGCCGAAGGTTGATCTTGGCCAGTCGCTTGCGGTTCCCGTAGAGGTTGGCCAGCGCATCGCGGCAACGAAATCAACGCACACGTCAGGGTCCGCGAAATAGCGGGTTGCCTGTAAGAGGCTTTTCGGCATATTGTTGGTACTCATTTTCACCCCACAAGGATTAAGAAAACAGTTGCGGTCATCTCTGTAGAGGTGTATAGTTTCTACAGAGAGAAGCTCCTAGGACTCCCCACGCTTGATTGCGTAGGGAGCCTGATAGGCCATAGACTCCGGTGTTCTAGCACCATTGCCTGTGGGTATTACTGTGCGAAAGTACATTTCGCTTCTCCACCGTCCTAAGATTTGCCTGTCCGGGCTGAGGACGGAAATTCGTTGTACTCAAGGGACCTCTTTTCGGGGTCCCTTGTTTATTCGGCATAAATATACTTGAAACCGCGTTAGGCGTAGAATAACGGAATGAACAGCCCCCAACTCCTTTCCGCGTATGAACGCTGCAATCGGGCGGGCGTATGGAACCGTGACTGGCGCAGGTGGAAAATCTCTGATACCGAGATGCTCCAGCGGTCCATCCGCGCAGGACTCCTTTCCGATAGACCAGATTTCAATATCGCGTCAGGCGAAGAGACGATGACTCTGAGCGCGGAGCCGGGACTAGAAAGCAAAGAATACAACCTGTACGACCAATGTGTTCACTTAGCCGCACTCTCAGACATCCTCACCGCCGCCGTCAGGAAGCCCTCAGAGCGGCCTTGGTTGCTTCCAGAGGATGTGAGGATAGGCGACGGACCTACGTGGCGCAGCGCGGCCTATCTCAGCCCCAGCGGTGATTATCTTAGGCGCATAGCGATTGTGAGCAATTGGGGGGATGATCGCCATTTCGGGGAATGCAGGGGCTGGTTTTCGATGGGAGAGATTTGCGCTTACTCTTTGCCGATGCAGTTGGTCGTAGCTGTCATTGGCCAGAGCAGGAGTGGGAAGCGCCACAGCCCGTTTACGAAAGGACTTTTACATCCCGCAAATAAAAAATTGCGATTCAAGAAAAAGAACTCGGTCAATGAACCTTTTAAGGCGTCATGGCTTCCCGTTTGGAGGGAAGATCACGATGAAATTTCAACCGAATCATGGCTTCAAAGTATGCTCACTGATTTAGTTCTTGAGGACCATCTCTTTAAGGTTGATATTCCTCTGCCAACCAAAGAAGCGCAAAGGAAAATAAGAGACTTGGCATCGAAGAAACTAGAAGAGATCGAAACAGCTAACATTATTCCTGACCAGCAATTGTCAACCTGCGATCATCCTTATCCCTGCGTATTCCGAAACCCATGCCATTCTCAGCAAGAGCCGAGTGGACGGCATGGGTTTGTCAGAATTACAACCTAGACGTTGCGTTGCATCGCAGGACAAAACGACACGCCACAAGACGGGATGAGGCGTAGTGGGGCGTTGTGGTGCGCGGCGGTGCGGATGAATTTATGGTAATAATATACTTGACATTCCACGATTGTAGGTCTATATTTGAATCATGGAAACGCCAAAGACTCTCCGAGATGCAATTATCTGGTTTGCGGATTTCGAGCATTGCCGCAAGTTCATGGTACAACTGCGCTGGCCTGATGGCGCTGTAAAGTGCCCGATCTGCGGTGCGGAGAAGGTCACCTATCTGGAAAAGCAGCGTGTGTGGAAGTGCTACGCCAAACACGAGCGACCGACATTCTCCCTCAAGACTGGCACGATATTTGAAGACTCTCCGATTCCGCTGGAGAAGTGGCTGTGCGCGGCATGGCTGCTCATCAACTGCAAGAACGGGATTAGCTCGTATGAAATACATCGTGATCTTGGTGTGACACAGAAAACAGCTTGGTTTATGCTTCACCGGATTCGGCTGGCAATGCGAGAGGGTGGATTCGACAAGTTGGGTGGTGAGGGTGGCCCAGTGGAAGTCGATGAATGTTTCATTGGCCCGAAGCCTCAGAAAATGCATCGCTATAAGAGACTCGCCTTGCAGAGCGGCATCAACGCAAGGGCGAAGAATCCCATTATGGGGATGCTGGACCGTGAGAGCCGTAAGGTCCGCGCGAAGGTAGTTCCAGATGTGAAGCGGAGCACGTTGCAGCGGGAGATTCTGAACCATATCGAAAAGGGTTCCAAGGTCTACACCGATGGGTGGCCGGGATATGATAATCTGGCCGCGCAGGAGTACATTCACGAGACGGTCAACCACGTCGAGGAATATGTACGTGGACAGGTTCACACTCAGGGAATCGACAACTTTTGGAGTCTCCTGAGACGCGGCCTGACCGGAACGTATATTGCCGTGGAACCGTTCCATCTTGACCGCTATGTTGGGGAGCAGGTATTCCGCTACAACAACCGCTTGATCTCCGACGCTGAGCGGTTCACTACCGTCATGAAGCAAATCGTCGGTCGTCGGCTGACGTATGATGAACTGACAGGCAAGACTGAACGCTCATCAGAGATGCGTCCTTGAAGCAGAAGAAGAGGCAGGGACGCGGCAAGCGCAAGCCCGCTTCGGGAGGGTTATGACGGAACCAGCCTTCGATTCAACGCCAGAATTCCAACACTTCACGGAAGTCATGCGAGGCGTGTTGTCGGTTCCTAAAAAGCGTTTAGATGAACTCGTTGCGGCTGCAAAGGAAACTTCGCCTCGCAACGGCAATCGGAGTGCGCCTGGGAGAAAGGCCGGAACTGTCAAGAGGCGCAAACGGAAGTAATTCTTGGACTTAGGAGCCTTTACCAACCTTGTAGGCTAAATCCCAAAGGCTCCGAGCAATCTTCCGAACATTCACTTCAGCATCTCTCCCACTAATGGGTAAGGATAACGCCGCAGCCTTGAGTCCCCTTAAAGCGAAGAGGTTGCTCAGTAGTTGGACCCGCATGGAGAAGCGTTGGAGGGCATAGCCTGCCTCCACTCTGTCGCACCACGTCTTAAGCGGCCCAGTAAATTCATGTCCCTGCGGATAGTGAAATTCGCAAGCATCCGTATAGTCCACATCATTCGCATCGATCAGGGAACGCATCTTTGCGTCCGGCATGGTACGTACCTCTTCTTCTGTGTACTTGGGCGTCGGTCGTGGTCCAAGTTCATTTAGGAACTGGAGCAATTTTACCGAGAGTCGAAGCGCATGTCTCTGTAGAGGCTCAAGCACAATATCCTCTGGTAAAACCAACAGATCATCTTCCATACTCTCGGTCGTCACAGGTGGGTCGTTTTGATAAGAGTACGTGACCTCCACTCGCTTTATTTGGCCCTCAAACGGATCGCGGGAAACAGGATCAAGTCCAGGTGCCTTAAAATCGCCTCTGTCCACCTTAAACACCAAACTATCGCCGACGATTTTGTGCTTCAATACTTCTGTTACATCAGGTTTGTCGCCTCCTTCAGCGAACGCTCGGAACTCGGCTTTGATGATGTTCAACTGCGATGCAGATGAGTCAGTTCTTGACAACTTTTTTAACAAGGCATCTCTCTCCACAATTGCGGCCTGCTGAGATTCCATGGAACCTTTCAATCGCATCACAGAAATAGTAGTGCCGAACGTGCATAGCACCACAAAAGCCCAAGGAATCGCTATAGAGACCGTTCCGTTTTCAGCCAAAACAACTCCGACCCCTACGGCGAGAAGAAGTGCCGCAATTGCAGGCCAATAAAGTCCAATTTTATTGCGCCGAGTCGTCTCAGGCATTTTGATACCCGCCTGAGCAGCGAATATCCTGTTCTGCTCTCTGAATATTTGGTTTTGCTGCCAGCCGAAGAATATACCTGCCGCGTTGCTTGTGATCGCAACAATCGCAACGATCAAATCGAACGTGCTCATATTCCAAGCCCTCGAAGCAGTTGCCTACAAAGGTAAAGGAACGCTCGTGGAATGTCAAGTATATTATTGCCATTTCTTTTCCTCTCCCTCTACCTGCGTATTCGGCCAGCGTTTCCTTGCTTCTTCGATGGGCATTTCCTGTGTGAACTCAATCATGCTAGGCAAATCCTGCGGAAGAGGATCAAGAACTTGAAACTCAATCTTTCCCTCGGCGAACATAGTCCTGTGCGCGAACAGGAGGCTGTACAGTGCCAACTCCTCTTGCGTTGGAGGAGGAACGCGATGAATCGACCCATCACTCCATTGGTAAAGCATATCTTTTCTCCTTAAACTCAAGCGCGTCAAGATAGTCCTTGCGCTGAGGGCATCGACACTCTTCCACTGCACCGAAAGGCATACCGGGAACTATGTGAATGTGAATCATACAGAATGGATGCGTTCCAACGGTACGGTGTGCTTCAATCTCGTTCTTGTAGGGAGCAAAATTAGGACGCATAGCCTCCCATGTTTCAGGACTCATATCCGCTCCGTTTTGATATTTGAGCGGCTCAGGAAACTGCTTGTCGAAATCCTCTTTCATCTTGAGAAGTCCGCTAAGAGTAATAGGTTGAGTCTCTATTGGAGATGGATGGTACGGAGCGTTGTTGATCGGAGTGCCATTAAACATCCCTGTTACGGCATCCTGAGAGGCAAAGAACTCTTCCATCTCCTCTGGCGACCACTCTCTTTCACTTGGCGGATTCTGGTTTGCGTCCATCATTAGCCTCCAACATTAAATCGTCTGCTCTTCCACAACCGGGAAAACCAAAGTAGCACCTTCCCATATCCTTTTTTGGTAATCCGCAGTAAATACAATCCAAATCACTCTTGGCCAGTATGCCACGGAGCTTATCGTTCTCATCTTTGAAACGCGCTAGGATTTTCTCGTGGTCGCTAGTCCACATCATCGAACCGTTAGGCTCATCGGCGCTGTCTACGAGAGCCTGCAACCTATCGGCCTTAGCTTTCGTGCAGGACATGCATAGGTCACCTTCTTCGAACTCGTAGCCGTCAGGAACGTGGACGGAAACGTTGCAGTTGGCGCACTCGCTCATCAGTATTCTCCGATCATCGTGCCGCAACGCTTGCAATGAATGGAACCACGCTCTTTCGTCGGCCTTCCCTCAAGCCATTTATCCCTGACCCAGTCGTTAAGTCCGCGTGCGGAGGACTCCATAAAGAACCGAGAAGGAGTACTGTAGTCCAGCGGCTCATTGAGCGCCGTCGCCACACCGCCATCTGGATAAAAGTCATGCGGTCCATCGTGAAACATTTGGAGACGACAAATTCCTCCCGGTCCTGGATTCTGGCATACGGGTATGGAGCGTTTGCGGTTCTCCTCTATCTGCACTTTAATGTTGTCCCAATAAGGATCGTCATCATAGACGCCCTTCCACGGAACAAACAGCGGTATCCGTACACCGTCTTGGTGCCCCTTGAATCGGCAGACAAAGTTGCGCATGAACCATTTTTTCATTCAGTCCCTCTGATCGCCTTCTCGATACGTTCGGTGTAGTAATGGCGAAACACCTTTGTTAAGCAATACGCCGCTTCTGCGTAATCAAGCGTTCTGGATTCATAAATAACATCCTTAAATAGTGCATCAAATACTCGCGCTGCCGCTTGTTTGATTTCGTCTTCGCTCATGGCTTTTCCACCTTACAGTCTTTGAGAGGCTTTCCTGGTATCCACTTATAGCGTCCAGCCTCAACACGTTCTCCAGTAAGACCGTCCGCCAGTTTCTCCGCTTCTGCATCGGAGAGGTCGAATACGGTTATAGGCATGGTTCTCAGTAACTCACCCCGAAGCCGATTAGACTCGTTCAACATGCGCTCCATCTCCCCGTACAGGATTTCTCCAAACACCCAAAGCATAGCGCGTAGTTCTTCATCGTTTGCAGGGAGTTCATCGTTTATCCATGACGCGAAGGCATCAGCAGTCATGCGGATAGGATGCATCTCAATGTGCATCATCTCGTTTGCTTTCCTTGGAACATCAGGCTTCTTCGGCATGATCTCCGCAAGTCTTTTCATCAGGGGTGAGCGATGGTCAGGCATCATTTCTCCTCCAACGGGTACTCACCCGGCATAGCAAGTTGCAACCCCACTGGCATCATCGAGTGATGATGTGGTTGAGAGAGGATAAGGTCAGCACCTTTCGCTATTGACTCACGCTCACTGTCTGAAAATCGGAAGCGTGTAAAAGAAACAGGATTAGGAGAATCGCAATCTCTATGGTCTGGCGACTCGCACCAAATTCTCGCCACGATGATAGGATAATATTCCTCTTGGCCAAGAGCGATAACCTGCTCGGCTTCAACTTCGCGTTCAGTGAGAACTGGAGATATAGAATTCATTGTTTCCTCCCCCGTAAGCATCGTCTCACAAGCAAGCATAATATGCAAGCATTAGTTCGGTTTTATTTCAACAATAGGAGATGTTTGGTGATCTATCTCTTTGTTAACCCACTCGAACACATCCCATTCTGAAACATTGAAAGCCTTTGCCACATGGCGCACAATATCTGCGATCACGATTCCGTACTCTTCGTATCGCATATTGTCGCTGTGAATGTGCGTCTCTATGTCGCCGTCACCATTCTTAAAGACGACCAAGAGAGGATTTTCAATCGGGATGATCTTCTCCATCGCTATACTCCTTTCGCATCGACTCCAAAGTTCTTCTCGTCAAACTGCTCATTGTATTCTTTACTCCCAATAAAAAATCCCCATTTGTCTCTAAATGTCAATCTATCAGCGTCGGCTTGCATTTCAATTTCCTTCTTCTCTCTTGGTGGTGCATTCTTGATTGTAGAGCTACCATAGTGGAAGAAAGGTACTTGGGCATGATTCAACCGTATCCCTTTCCTATGCGCTCTAACATGGAGGTCGCAATCCGAAGCGTAATTTATCATGGTTTCGTCCAGTCCCCCAAACTTATTCCATGCTTCCTTGCGCCATAGGAGACAAGAGAAGTCTGGATTCGGATTGATAGGCTGGACAGGAAAAGGCTTTTCTAAGTCTTCCATCGTTACTCTGTGACCGTCAATGTCCTGCACACCTGAGACGACAGGAAGATTGAGTTCAAGCAGTAGACGATAGTAGGACGGCGGCATGATCGTGTCTGATCCGGGGCATAGGCAATAGTCGGCGCTCATTGCATCGAACACCCACTTCAAGCCGACATTGATTCCATGGCTAAATCCAGTGTTGGTTTGTAACCTCATACATGGAATATCTTCCACGCATGAAAAATACACCACGGTATCATCACTGCTCCCATTGTCAACGATGAATATGGAAACAGGTATATCCTGCTTGCGCAAGGACTCGACACATTGTTTTGTAAGGTCCAGATTATCGTGCGTGAGTATGAGTACAGGATTCATAATGTCACCATTTCTTTCTGTCTGGATGAAGTTTGTCATAGGCAGAACTAGTAATTGCTCTGCAAATCTTACATGTTCTTCCGCCATGTCTTTTGTCAATATACACATTATCATCTGATAAAACATGACCACGCTTGCAATGAGTTCTCTTTCTACGGTTGATAACCTGTTCATGAGGTGTAGCCCAACGAACATTACCCGGTTCATAATTTCCGTTTGTGTCGGGATAGCGGTCAATGCTCATCGTGAAATCAGGTCGCGGTCCCATATAGTCAAAAAATTCTTCAAAGGAATTTTCCCATTCTCGGCAAACGCGAATTCCTCTCCCTCCGTACAGGTTATAATCTTTGAACTTTGGGTTGTTGCAGCGAGTTTTCATCGCAGCCCAAATTCTATATTCGGCAGTTGTAGCGAGAACGCGAGATTGGCCATGTGTAGTCGTCCTAGCGATGGTGTTTTCATCTCGTAGGCATCCGCAACTGCGAGAATTTCCATGTGTCAAATGATATGTATTTACTCTTGTCTCTTTTCCGCACATGCATTTGCATATCCAGATTGTTTTCTTGTCTTTTTGGTCTTTGAAATACGACATAACAGTTAAGCGTCCGAACACTTGGCCGATAAGATTGATTGGTGGTACAGTTGCTTGTGGGGTTGTCATTCGTCCTCCTGTGACGATAGGTGAGAGCCGGGGTTCCAGCCCCGACAACCCCATTATACATCAACTGTGGACAACCATACACTGAGTAAATCGCCCATGTTTGATACCTTTGGCTACTAACTCGTTGATTAGTATACCATCACTTACGCCATACATATCTACTTTATGTGGCCACTCTTCAGGAAACCAATCCCGCCGAATCAGGTACGCCGTTTTGTCGCAACGACACGCTTCAGGGTATGCGTCGAAGTAGAAATACGGCATGTCTGGACGCCCCTGTACAAAATTGCAAATCACTAGTTCAAAGTTTCCTTCCTCCGCAAATGGGATCACTCTTTCGGCAAAGTATTTTGCGTATATTGAATCGCAATTTGGGAACATTAGATATTTTCCCGTCGTCATCTTTACGCCGATCTCTGCTGCATCGTAAAGTGAGGGGATGCCAACTCGCGGGAAGTTCGTTAATGCGTTGTCATGAGTCCACTCATAACGAATGCGCGGGTCCATTCGACACAGCAATTCAATCTTTGCTCTGCACATAGGATCGTCACTGTTATCGGTGACGATGGCTTCCCAGTCCGTGAACGTTTGGTCGATAATAGACGAAAGGCAGGTTCGCATACTGTTTGGGCGATTGAAACTTCCGATAATCCACGACAGCAGAGGTTCACTCATAACTCTCCCCATTCTCTACCGATATTCCTAACGGTAGGTTCTGACTTTTTGCGTTCATATACTGACTGGTTGGCATACAGTTCGTAAACCGCTGGCGGATGCCATTGATGATGTACGAGAATATCGGTGAAGATAAACTCTACTCCTTCGCGCCGAAGTCGATCTGCAAAATCATCGTCTTCCCATCCCGCTCCGATAAAGTCTTCATCGAATCCCCGCAGCCGTTCAAACCACTCACGCTTGATCGCTCCGCAGAAAAAGTAGGGACGAGGACGGTCGATTCCACAATAGAGTTCACGTTCTGTTCCGTCCTCATTCAAGGCAATCACTCTGGCAAACACGGCGTTTGTAGGCGTCACGAGCGCAGTAAGTTTCTCAATAGTCTGCGAGTCAATATGCTTGCACTCTGCGTTTTGGAGAATGATAATATCTCCTATCGCCTGCCGCAGACCGCAATTCAACGGTCTCGCTGAATTACGTCGAGCGGTAGGATCGGGGCGAGAAGGATGACAATATCTCACCCCATACTCTTCGCAAATCACTGGAGTCTCATCGTCTGCGCCATCGTCTACCACGATGATTTCGTAGTCTTTGAAACTCTGGAGACGAATTGACTCAAGTGTATTCCTTAGTTGATGAGGACGATTGTAAGATGTCATTACTATTGAAAGCATCACCTTTTCCTCCAAAGTAGAGCCGTCCATGGAACTTGGCGGTCATCGACTAAAATCAGTGTAAGACCAGCAGATGCATCCTGATATTCTGTCCTCTCAAAGTCATGCGCCACAACTAAAGAGCGTCCTATGTGTGAAGCTACCCATTTCAGGGTATCGCAGCGCCTATCCAGAGATAAACTATTGTCAACAAAAATCAAGTCAAAAGCATCTAAGGACACATCTTCAAGAAACAGTTCGATAGGTTCAGGACAGATCACTATCTTATGGCGCGGATCGTCCTCGGCAATTACCCACTTTCTGTCCTGCTCTACGGTTACAAGTTCTCCAAGGTTGGGATAGTATCTACGGCTTAGAAATGTGCGCGTAGAGAACTCTCCCGCGCCAAGCTCAAGAACGCTTGTGATGCCAGGACCAATGAGACGCAGCAGGTTCAAATGCGTAGCGAATATGTCTGACTGCGGCTCGTATTCAGAGATCGCCTGTGAAAAGTTCATAGTTGTCTCGTCGCTTTCAATGCGGCGGCTACCACCTGATCCATATTCAGGTACTTGTACTGTGCCAGCCTTCCAATGAATATAACATCCTTTTCTTTTGCTGCCAACTGACGGTACTGGGCAGCAAGAGCCTCGTTTGCTGCGGTGGGAATAGGATAGTACGGTTCTCCTTCGGCTTCTGGGTATTCCCACACAATCGAAGTTCCATCCACCCTTTGCCCGGTCAAATGCTTGAACTCTGTGATACGAGTATAAGGGAAATCATTGGGATAGTTGACTGTCCCGACTGGCTGTAATTGGCTTATGAAAAGATAGTCATGCTCGAAGCGGAGGGAACGATACGGAAGAGAGCCAAGGCAGGAACCGAAGTAGGCATCTAATGATCCAGTGTAGACCGTAAAGTGAGCGGAGAAGGAATCTCTTTTCTTGAAGTAATCTGTTTCCAGTTCTATGCGGATATTCTTATGGTCCAGTATCCTTTCAAACATCTTCGTGTATCCGTTTCCCGGCATGAACTGAATGGCGTCCGTAAAATAGCGGTCGTCATAGTTGGTACGAACTGGAATCCGTCCTGTCACTCCTGGACTTAATTCCGATAGTTCTAACCCCCATTGTTTACGAGTATAGTTGCGATAGAACTTGTCACAAAGGTCGTGACCGACACTGGCAAGCACAGCATCCTCACTGGATTCGATACGATCCTTGGGAACGCGGACGCGGCTCAGGAATTCTCCTGCTTCGCAAGTGCTCATAGATAGATCATAAACCTGATTCAAAGTATCGCAGTTTATTGGGAAAGGAACCAACTTGCCGTCTATTTGAGAAAGAACGCGATGCTGATAAGCGTGCCAGTCTGTGAATCGGGAAAGGTAGGCAAAGACTGCTTGGCTGTTTGTATGGAAGATGTGAGGGCCGTAGCGATGAACTAATACGCCATGAGCATCATACTCATCGTAGGCGTTTCCTCCAAGATGATCTCGCTTGTCGATGATGAGGATGGAGTGTCCTGCGGAGGCTAAACGCTCTGCGACAACACACCCAGCAAATCCAGCACCGACGACTAATACGTTCATCGTCACAATCCTCTAATCCTATGCGCTTCAAACATATCCTTTGGCATGAACGGCTCAGGAGAGAACCCTAAATGGCTTGTGATTGCATTGTTTCCTGATTGTGGTCCAGTCAAGAAATAGTGAGGCGTATTGACGATGTATCTCCAATCTACATGAAGACGAATACCTTTGTCTCGCAACCTGTCTCCAACCCAAACATCGTCCCACGGTATAGCAACTGGCGCGTCAAGAAGGAATTCAAACGCCTTTCGGCTGATCCAGTAACCTGCGCCTCCAGAGGCATACTCCAGATCGTCTCGGTAGAAGGGTGTGCCGATGTAGTCGAACTCTTGAAACCCGCTCTCCAGTAACCGAGGAACATCAACATAGGTGTCGGTATCAACTTTGAATACATAATCGTATCCGCGCTCCCATGCCCACCGAAAGATTTCTCTTACCTTAAAAGGCAAATGTTTGAAGTCGTAGGGAACAGGAAGCAGGACTTCATCGTTTTTCGGGATGTACGATGTGAGAACGCTTTCGGAAGGTTTGTCCCTGTAGTTCCAAGGGCGATTATTCCATTCAACGTCGATAAGATCGTCATTCTCATGGACAGGTGTTCCGTCGCCCATAAAGAAACGGTAGTCTAAACCGTCCGCCTTTGTGAGCCAAGTGTCGCGGGAAGACTGATGATCTCCATTTTCCGCACTTGGAGGCCAACTAGCGATTGCGAGTAGAACTTTCATTCCGAATACTTCCTTTGAATAGCTTCGGCAAGAGATACATCACGGTCGTACTGATGCAAGATAGGAAACACGACATCGCTTCCTGGGGTATAAACCACAGCGTTTTCCTTATCGAAAATAGGCCATACATCGTTAACCCACGGCTTCCATACGGCCTCGTAGCAGGACAGATACCATGAGCAGGTTGCAATGAAACCAGAACTCATATTGACTTCGCGGGTAACTTCCTTGAGTGGAGGAATTCTGAGCAGGTAATTAAAGTATGCCTGATCGTATCCCCATCCTGAAATCTTCGCTGCGAACTCACACATCTTTTCTACTACATAGCTCACAGCTTTTATGGTTCCCACGATAGTGCCGCAGCAGAGAACGTCATACTCACCTAGCCAATCGAGAACCTCCTGTCCCAATGTATTCCGAATCCACTCAGAGTTTGTCGGTTGATGTTTGATGAGCATACACTCTGACGGTCCTATGATCTCCGCAGGAGAAAGGTTATTTTCTAACCAGAGTGACGGATCGGATTGAAACACAGCGTCTCTCACATCTACATAAAGTACATACCTGTACCGTTCGATATTATCTTTCAAAAAGTCTCTGACTGGGATATGTCGTGCTGTGGCGTAGGACTGTGAAGGATCGGCCACAACCTCGATCAAGGTCCAGCCTTTGCTCCTGAGCCTATCCTGAGCGTCCTGTGTGACGTTCTGCATGAACATCACCTTGTCGCCAGAGAATCCGGACCTCTCAACTGAGACGATAAAAGCCATGATTTCCGGCCAGCCATAGTTTGCGACTGTCGTTACGATCACATCTTGCATTCGAGTCTCCTTTTTAGTTCCGGAAGGAATCGTTGAATCTCCTTATCATCTACATCCCAACCCTGAATCTCATCAAAACACTTTTCTGGACTTGGACCGCAAGCCACACAGGGTTTGCCAAGGAGTTGACGCTTGACCCACTCCTGCCGGGATTTGGAACCGTAGTGGTTGATGCGAAGAATGTCATGTTCATGCGGTATGGAGTGAGGCCCAGACGTGATTCTTCCCGATGGAGTAAATGTTGAAGCGTTAGCACAGTGAGGGTCTTGAATAGTGAAATGTTTATCCATGCGGACGATAGGCTTGACATAGTGATTGGAGGGGATGTCGGCAGGCTTCCTCCATGTAAACCTTTCGATTACTGGAATGTCTTTCCATTCCTGTTCTCCACTAGAGCCAAAGCACATCCAGTTTACCGCTATGGATTGCCAGTGTGCAGGAAAGGAATCGAGCGCCTCTATAACGGTATCGTATTTTGGTGAAAAAAGAAATTCATCTATATCTATGAAGCCACACCACTCTGACATTCCAATATGACCTTCAATGTAGTTATTGTAAGCCTCTATCTGGCAGGGAGGCGGATAGGGCCAGTCTGTAACTTCCACTAACCCGCTATCGATGTATGGTTGAAGCACAGATTGCCAGTCATCCACGCTTCGATTCTGGTAAAGAAAGAACTTCTCACAGCCTTGAAGCGCATGGAATTGGACCCACTCGCGCAAGTATTTGGATTCATCACGAAAGATCGCGCAGATGGAGAGTTTCATTCTCTCTCCAGATTTTCGATCTTGACCACTTCCAGGTTATCTAGTCTGTTGTTAAGCACGTTCCCGTCTTTGTGCAGCACACCCTCTTTTGTCGTCAATTTGCGTCCAAGATGGTGGGCTACTATTTCGTCTTCCATGTACACGATTTTGCCTTCCTCTACTCTCCAAGCGTGGCCAGGACGATTGTGCTCTGCTTCGGCGGCGTAACAAGCCATACATTCCCTGTAAATGTAATCATCATGACACACGTCGTTCATGTGCGAGACGTATGGATGGAACTTGTAGAAACGGCGTGGACGCTTGCGGATTGGACCTGAGTACGTGCGAACCATGAGTACCTCCGAGAATCATTGTACTACCGTAGCCACCACCTTTTTTCCGATGGCTCCTTGTAGGGATAGGCGGCAGGATCGACAATCTCCCAATCGTCAGCTTGCAGGTCTTCGGGACTGAATCTCCAGCATGACGAACGGAACCATTCACCGGGAGCAAGAGGATGATCTAGGTAGAGCATCCAATATTTAATGCGCTCTTTTGGGTCACGTTCGTAGCGGTAGCCATCGAAAGAACCGTGGCGAACTATATCCTTGCCTTCCTGTAAGGCTTTAGCGGCTTCGATGATGTTCATTTTCCATCCTCAAATACTACGGTAGAAGTGCCATTCATTTCACGCTCCGCCAAAGCCAATGCCCCGGTTTCCGATTCGGTGTCAAGCAGAAAATCTGCTAGTTCACGGCTGTAAACTTTCTTCTCAAGAGGAAGATTAAGATGTACGTCGTCTACATAGGGAAGCAGGGTTGCTACCCGAAGACGCTCTTTTATTGTGTGTTCACTCATTTCGCCGCCTCATCCCATATATGCATGACAGAAATTCGATACCCGGTCCAGCGGAGCACACCGTCTTTTTCAAGTTCCTTCACAAATCGCAAACGCAGAGCATTCTTTCCAAGCAACCACCATCCAATCTTCCGCCGGACCGAATCTACTAGTGATCGCAACTTGGTTATCATTTCGCTGCCTCCCGCAGGTATGTTTCCCATGCCTTCCAGTTGTTTTCCCAATCGTACTTCGGGTCAAGACTTGTTCGCTTACCGATCCATTCCTCAGCCTTTGCAGCCCACTCCTCTGCGCGATAGACAGGACGCTTACACGCATAGGAACCTTCGTAATAGAATCCGATTGGATCAACAAGCATACCAGGATCAACCAGCGCAGCCCCTCCCGCGTAGGAGCCGGTCACGCAAGGTACGCCGCAGGCCATACCCTCCGCATGGACGTAGCCGAAGCCTTCGGGGGCGATACCAAGAACAAGATCGGCTGCGCTGTAGATAGTTGCCATCCTTGAGTCGGTAATATTGCCGAGCGAGATCACTGTTTTGTCCAGCATCCCAAAATCTGCCAAAAGATTAGGAATTGACCAATAGCGTTCAAGCGAATCTATGTGTAGATGCAGCCTTATTTTGTGCTTTTGCGCCAAAATGCCTGCTGTTTCAATCCCAAGCGCAAAATTTTTCCGACTCTGATTTGTCCCTAAGATCGAAACCAACACTTCATCATCCGCGATAGGAGCAGTAGTTTTGACCTGTCCTATCATGTGGAAGAAGTTCTGTGCCCCAGTGTAGTCAAGGAATAGTTTTCTGCTCAACTTGCGCGGGAGTTCATAGAAAATCTCGGAATCAATACCATGAGGAAGGTGAGTCAAATGCCTCTGGTTAGCGTTCTCATCCCCTATAGTCCTGCGGATAACGCCCTCTCCGAACGGCCCATAGGCCAACAGGCGGTCGAAGCCGAGTAGTGTCTTCATGATTGGAAAGGTAAGGCGGTCGTTAGGCCCAGAAGAATCTATCGGCACATAACCCCACAACTCAAACGGTCTGCTCATGGCCCACTGCTGGAGGCCAGGGAACTTGCTAAAGAGTTCGTTGCATCCTCTTGGCGCGGCAAGCCATGTTAAGCGATGAAGATCCCAAATCGTAAGGATGGTCGCTTTTTCTTTACCGAAGAAGTCGTCGCATACCTGCGGTAAGGAAGGCAGAATCCAGTCACTCATCCCCTCCATTGGAAATTGCGGAACCTTGATTTTGGATGTTCCTACTCCGCCGTAGCCCATGGTTGCTACTTCATAGACATCACTCAAGTTTTCGATGATCTTTCCAACCAGATCGCGGTGGATTCTTCCCAAGCCAGTCTGCGCTGAAATCGCATCACTGATCGTTAATAGCTTTCTCTTCTTGTCGGCCATGACGAAAACTGTACCGCATAAGAGAACGGCTGTCAAGCGGAAAATAAAGCAAAAAAGTTCTTGACAAGCATATTCGCTTTTGCTAGTCTCGCTCCATGAAACTTGCAGACATGAAGCCGTCCAAGCGCGTATTGGCGACAACAAAGAAGCCAACTAAAACGCGCCTACTTGTTGATCTTCAAGGGTTAAGGGAGGGGAAAGGGGTAACAATCCGGCAGGTAGAAAAGGCAATTAAGGTGAGCAACGCCACGCTCTGCCAGATTGAGCATGGATGCACCCCGCGTTTGGATTCCGCTTTGAAGATTGCGGCATTTGTTGATATTCCTGTTGAAAAGATTTGGGCGCTGAAGTAAAAGTGAGGAACTAGCGAAGTATCCTGACGGGATTCCATTTTAGGAGAAACACATGAACGCACAAGATATTCGTACTCTTAACGAGAGGATTCAGGAGCAGATGCTCAACGCACAGACTGTAGGTGAGCAGGAGGCTGGATTTAAGTCTCTATTACTCTCGCTGCTCTCTGAATTGGCCGTACAGATGGCCGATGCGAACGACTACCTGAAAATGTACTCTAACCCACCGATGGTATTTGAAGGCACTCACCTTAATCCTGCTGATTTCTCGGATTTACCTCAACCTATTACTTTTACGCCCGCAGAGCCACGCGCCACCCTGCGCGATCAGTTTGCTATGGCGGCGATGCAGGGGATACTTGCGAGACCGTTGGCCGGTTATCGCCCTAGTAGAGAAGAGCTTGCAAAGGATGCATATTTCTACGCGGAAGGAATGCTGGAGGCTCGCAATGCCAAGTAACGACCTTCCTAAGTGCTGTGAGGAATGCGGCGATCACGGTTCTCTCTACCTCCACAGCAGGTGTCATCCTGACGTTCCCACATGGTCTGTGCTGACAGGAAACGTGCTAACCATTCAATGCGCTGAGTGTGAAAACGTGATCGTTAGGTTGAAGGTTAGCGACGTGGTGAAAGAGGAGACGATTCAGTGAGCAGACATCCGTACACTTATGCAGATGATTATGTTCGTCATCTTGCGGGATATAATGAAACGGGTACAATCCTATCCAGATCAGATGCCTCTAGGATATTGGAAGGTATTGCGTTAGCGATAGGATTGGAACATGAGCAACTCGCCACAAAGTTAAGCCTGTATTACCAAGATCACGAAGAAGAGTTCACAAACCAAGATGTAGAAGCATTTATTGCCTCTACTGGAGTACGCTAATGGCAAAAACACCGAAGTATGCAGGAATCAACCCGATAGAACGTCTACACAGGGGCGAACCCTACTTTTTCATTCGCGGGCAGGACCGTTTAAGTGTAGCCGCCGTCATTGAATACAGCCATCTCTTACGCCATGAGTCGGTCAATTCATCTCTGCGTGGAGACAACGAACTGTCAGACTCTCTCGATAAACAGGCAGACGAAGTTTTATCCTATGCGCAGAAGTTCAAGGACTGGCAGCGCGAGAACCCAGACAAGGTGAAGTACCCGGATTAGCGAACTAGCGGATGACCGAAGCCACCACCGAAGCCACTAGCCAGCGGGACCAAAAGGTACAGAAGCCAGATGCAGAATATTACGACGATCACAACTCTGGCGATTTGTGCAAACGGGGCAGGAAGAGGAATCTGAGTGAAAATCCACCAGATCAGGCCGAAGATGATGCACATTACAAGTACCGTTATCAGCAGAGAAAGCATGAGGCACCTCAGATTCCATTGAACGCCGATTTGATTGTGTAAGTTGAGCAAAACAGGACAGGAGAACGAAAATGGCTTACGAAGAATTTTCACATTACGCCCAAAACCGTACTAGCCTCTGGTGTCCGATCTGCGGAGCTGCGGAAGGAAAGGGATGTAACGAAGTACACGGACTGCGGTTTTCTGGCCATAATTCCTTCGCGCTAGGACAGGTAAGACAAACTCCATCTGTACTTCACTACTACGACCCGCCAGCGTTCTTGGACGTTTACCCTGCGCGTAAGGACAAGCCAAGAATAAGTTCAGGGCTGAGGGGATGGGTAAATTGACGAAAAAGAAATTCGAACACGCTCCAGAACTCAACACCGATAGTCCTGCTTACGATAAGGTTATTTGTGAGTTGGATAAGATAATATACAGTGACCCGGAAGATGTGGCACAAGAGCTAACGCTCAGAGATGCTTATATTTCGATTGAATCTCAGTTGGGAGATTTTATTACCCCGTTTGGAAAGACAAAAGAAGCGCGGCAGGAAGAAGTAAGAAAGTTGTCTGAGGTTTTGCATCTGGACCTCACTTTGGGTACGCCAATCTGGAAGATTGTTAAGGACTACGAATCTATGATGAGGGTGAATTGAAGACCACGAAGACTATTGAGATCACAATTTGTGACGTGTGCGGAAACGAGAAGCGGCATCAAGACTGGCCGTGTTCTCGCTGCGGTCGGGATATATGCGATGGATGCGAAGAGCATTTTTACGTTGAGATGCGTCACACGTCAAAAGAGAGAACATACGGCTCTGGAATGCGTGGATTTCATACGTCTCATATCGCACTAGGAGACTCAAAGCGTGTATGCAAAGAGTGCGCTGTGGCTATCGTGGAAGGTTTGAACGCCTTGGGGCTTGTGGGAAAGCCGCAGGATGAAGTAGACAAATTTATGGCGGTTATGGATTAACGCTTGACATCCATTTGATTCCGTGGGAGTATTGAAACTGACATGCGATTCCTATTATCCAGTTCGCGCTATTGCCTCTCATCGTTGCTGAGAGCAGGCTCGCCATATCTGGATAAAGGGATATAAGATTTCAGAAATCCAGAGTTTGACGAGCCGCTCAGAAATGGGCGGCTTTTGTTTTGTGCGAGATTGGCGAAATTGGGAGCCGCGTCCGATTTAAGATCGGATTCCTTTGGGAGTATGGGTTCAAGTCCCTTATCTCGCACCATGTACCGGAAGCCAATCGGTTAGGCGGCGGATTGCAGACCCGCTCTTGGCGAGTTCGATTCTCGCCCGGTACTCCAAGTTTAGTAAGGCCCGGATGGTGGAATTGGCAGACACACCAGCTTGAGGGGTTGGCGCGAAAGCATACGAGTTCAAGTCTCGTTTCGGGCACCATGGGGTTGTGGCGGAATTGGCAGACGCACCCGGCTCAGGACCGGACGCTTTGGCATAAGAGTTCGACTCTCTTCAGCCCCACCATAAGTTTGTCGATGTGGCGAAACTGGAAACCGCGATAGGCTCAAACCCTATTGTCTTATGACTTGCCGGTTCGATCCCGGCCATCGACACCAAGTTTTACGGAGACGTGGCACAATGGTACTGCACAGCATTGCTAACGCTGCGATACCCCATAAAGGTATTGGGAGTTCAAGTCTCCCCGTCTCCGCCATGTTTTAACGGAAGGATGAGCGGAATTGGTATCGCACTCGCTTGGAAAGCGAGCTTACGTCGAAAGGCGTATGCAGGTTCGAGTCCTGTTCCTTCCGCCACGGTAGAGTTGGGCATGGCTGGCAAGCCCACCGCTCTCGAAAAGCGACGTACCGCAAGGTACTGGCAGATCGTTCCTGCCCTCTACCGCCAAGTTTGGATACGTTAGGCATGTGCCAAGCCTACCCCGTTTGAAGCGGGACGCTCCTGAAAGGGACTTGGGGGTTGAACTCCCTCCGTATCCGCCAGTTGTGCGCGTGTGGCTCAGTGGCGACGGCGGCAGTCTGTAGAACTGCTACCCTTTGCGGTGAACATCGGTGGTTCGACTCCATCCACGCGCACCACTCTACTTTGCCAGCGCCCGTTTTACAGTTCTCTTTTTCTGAGAAACCTTGGTGTAGGGAGTCTGGTTGAGGGCAGGTTTCACTGTTCCTGAGACCTTGTGTTTGGTGTACGGTTTTTCTTGCAGGGCTGGCTTGACTTCGCGCTTCGTTGGCATTGATTCCACCTCATAAACAGATTAGCACAATAGGAATGTGTGGTACAATTCAGGTATTCCGTCGTTCCGGCCCGACGTTAAGCAACCGGAAAATCTGAAAGGAAAACCATGAGCAAGATAAAAGGTGTAGACACGTCCGTTTCATCCACCCCAAAATTCTCACAGAACAAGCCTTCAGGCGATTTCACCCACAAAGACCTCAAGCCGTGCGGAGAAGGCGGTTGTCTCCCACTAGAACAGCCTGTAGGATTCGATGAGGTTGATATTCCTGAAGTGACCTCTCCTATCCCAACCAACTTTTCTACGGTCGTCCAGATCGTCAACGGCGTAGTAACGCCAACGCTGCAAGTACTGCTCTACGATGTACTAAGCGTGATCGACGCCTCAATCCCAAACAAGGATCAGAATCGGGCGGTCAAGAAGTTGATTCACGATGGCTTTGACAAGGCGTATCTGGACATCATCCGAGAAGCCTACCCTGATTCCAACTTTGCAATTGGACCAGGACACGCCTTAACGCCTCTAGCCGACAAGAGTATGGCAATTCAGGCGGCAATCAGCAAGGTGTAAAAAGCGCAGAATTATCCTTGACAACTCAGGAAAACGGTAGTACCTTGGGAAATGCGGGTTGGTAGCGCAGTGTCATACGTCAGGCTCATAACCTGAAAATCTGGTGCAAGTCCAGTACCCGCAACCAATCTGGAGGATGTCATGGGAAATGGCATAATTCCGCATTAGCGGCTAGAAACCGCTAATCAGTAGAGCGAGAATCCGCTGCGGGAGGTAGTATATGCAGCAGCAGAAAAGGTTGGGGGAGATGGAGAAATCCCTCCCCCAGTCTCACAAGTAAAACGAGGCGTCGACACAAACCCACGCCTATCGCCTACAAATGAAAGTGGTGTGTTTTGAAAATCATCGGCGGTCATGATTATTATGATGTAGCACTGTCGATGGGCATTGATCCACGGATTGTTCTCTTGCGCGGAAAGAGTAAGAGCATACCAGTAAAGGCTGCTGGCGGGAGTTTGCTTGATCGGTACTTGGAACTCAAGCCACAGGTTACGTACAACACCTACGGCATAGGAATTGAGAATGTTGCCGTGGCATTTTGTGGGAAGGTTTATCGTGGCGCTGTAGGATTGAAGTCGCTGGAGAAGCCAGAAGGACTCTGGTCAGCAGATAAGGCAAGAGCATTCGTCGCGCAGGAAAAGAATAGAAAGATTGACGTGGACTCACGGTGGTATGATCGCAGAAACAGGATGACCATGGAGGAATATTTCACTCCTTTTGATGCTCCTGATGCTTTGCGGAACTACATGATCGCCAACAAGATTTCGATTCTGGTTGAAGAGCCGCCAAAGTACCGTGGCGAGGAAAGCTATTTTCAGGTCAATCCTTTCACGCTGAAGCAACTAGGATTCGCAAAGGCTCTTGACCCATACACGGCTTTTCAGGAACTTTCGATGTGGATCGGTGGAGTTCTTGGGGGAACGAGTCCAGAGATCGTGACGATCAAGGATGACAAGGTTTTGATTGAGAATCACGGGTTTGACAACCGATTCTCATTTCGCGGTCCTCGGATCGCATAGGATTTACGCAACCGTAGCATAGCGGCTAATGTACTTGATTGTCGATCAAGGGTACGCCAGTTCGAATCTGGTCGGTTGCGCCATAATCTGAGGACGCCATGAGAGATCGCGCAAAGACAATAGCATCTCTCAGACGGCTTATAGAGCGTCCTGGTACGCCGCAGGAAGGCGAAACAGCAAGACGCCTATTAGAAATGATGGGCGGGAAGGATTGGGTTCCGCGTCCTTTCGATGCAAGCATGTATCCTTGCGGAACTGAGGTTTTCTACTGCTACTGGACATACGATAACGAACATGGAGTGGTTTGCAAGCAGCCGCCAAAGATAGAAAGAGGCCAATGGTGGATGCGAATCAAATTCGATAAGCTGAAGCAGCCGCGTTGGGTAGCAGTAACGAGCGAACTTGGATGCCATTTAGGTTTTGAGCCGTTCAAGGGAAACGACAAGGAAGTTCTCTACCATCGGGATATAGAATGGGAAGAGACGTATCGGAAGATGATTGAAGAATTCAGGGCGCTAGGAATTGACGTAAGCCGACTTGAGCACGAAGAGGTACAAGATGCACGCGATACCGGGTTGGATGTGCGGAGTGGACTTCTCCTGTGAATTAGGGGAAGCGAACGGCGGGAATACGATCTATCCGTCAGAGGAAAATCTCCGCGCCAACAGGAAATGCGTAAATTCCTCAGCGCCAGAGGATAAGATGTGCTACCCTGTTGAAGTCGTCACGATGTCGAAAGAGGACTTTCTTGAACTGGTAGAGAAGGCTGGCATTGATCCTGCGGCGATTCGGTCAAGCAATTGGGGACCAGCGGTTTGGACGAAAGAACAGGGATTGATTCAGTAGAGTTTTTGAGATGGCAGAGTGCGTTGGTTTGCTCCACGGCTTTTCACACCGTGCCACGCGGGTTCGATTCCCGTCCATCTCGCCAAGTTTTGGGGTCACCGTCTAAATGGATTTGGATACCTGATTCTCACTCAGGAGATTGCGAGTTCGATCCTCGCTGACCCTACCACAATTCAAGACTCGCGACCTGATCTGAGTCAACGGGCTGGCACGGTGACCAGTGCATCAACCGAAAAGGAGAATAACGATGCGTACCCGTTGCAAGTTCAGAGTCGTTGGTATTGAGAGTGTTGAACACGCGATCTTCAAGAAGGTATACAAGGCCGATGTGAGCGCCGAAGAATATGAAGCGATCACATCTCAAGAGTGGACCGAATATCCTCCCAATCCAGACAGGCGTCTCGGTGGTGGTCCTGAGCCAAAGTTGTACAAGCAGATATTTCTAGCGAACGCTCAGAATATCCGATTGGCTGCTCAGTACGACCCTTCCATTCCCGAAGATCAGCGGTTCATGGAAGCCACACCCTCTGGGGAAATCAAGATGTATATTTCCAATCCCGCAGTGATAAACGGCTTCAAGATCGGAACGAACTACTACGTTGATCTGACGCCCTGCGATTAACATTGTCTGCCGTACCAGCACAAAAAGAGAAGCCCACCGATGTCTTGGTGGGCCTTTCTTTGCACTCCCCTCGTAAGGTGATACCAGTTTACTTCTTTGGACTTCCCATGTCAACAGGAGCCATCCGACGCGACATTCCTGCCGCTCTCATTGCCCGCACGGGAACGCTCTTGTAGAAGTCGTTCGTCGTTCGTCCAACGCTTGCGGAGAACGCCATCGTAGCGTGCGCAGTGTTGGCGTAGGCTGCTCTTACATTGCTTTGGTCGAAGACAACCGAATTGGAGAGATTGATGCCCATTGAATCTCCAGCCGTGAACGCACTGAGATCAGCGCCGAGGAAGACGAAGGTCCAGTTTCCTTCCTTCTCTTTATTCTCGATCAGTTCCTTGATCTTCGCAAGATTGAATTCTCGTGACGAATTTTCCTGCCCGTCCGTCAAGATGACGGTGAGAATCTTTGGCATCATCCCAAGTGACGGAACGCCTGCAAATGATGCTTCGACCTTGGAAACAGTGGACCCGATAGCGTCGAGAAGCGCGGTGCCGCCGCATGGAACGTAACTCTGCTTGGTGAGTTCCGGCACCTCAGAGAGAGCGATGGATACGTGACGGTTTTCAAACCGCGTATCGAACAATGTAAGGCTGAAAGCATACGTCGATTTCTTGTCTTTTTTCAACTCACTGATATACGTGTTGAAACCGCCGATGGTGTCGTCCAAACAGGTAGCCATGGAACCGGACTTGTCGAGAACAAAGTTGATGAGAACCTTACCGTTTTTTGCGGCGGCTGGATTTGACTTCTTTGCAATCTTCTTTGGTGCGGATTTCTTTGCTGGCATTCGTATTCTCCTGTGCTGCTAACGCGGTTGAAAGTGTTGATTCAGGTACGCGGTAGCACCGCTCCGCGCCAAGGAAGCTGTAGATTGCAGGTCCAGGTTCACGCCGCGAGTTGTAAACGTCATTCAGATATTGCGGCGAGACACCCATCGTCTGCGCAAATTCCTTTTGCGTCCTCTCCCCTTGAATCTTCTGCATGATTTCCAAGAGTCCTGCGATATTCGTCACCCTGTACATAAATACTATAATACGCGGATTTGTGGTATAATGCAAGTAGAAAGTTTTTGAAAAGGAGTTTCATGGGAGCGAAGCGTTTACCTGCCACCGTAAAAAATCTGACGCCTATGCGTGCTGCATGGCTTGCTGCTCTGATTGATGGAGAAGGAACAATCAGTATCCACCTAACGCCTAACGGATCAAAACGTGCGTGGATCGCGGTTTACAACACAAACACCGATATTCTTGACAAATGTGCCTATGTGTGTGGCGCTGGCGTTGTTCGGAAGAAAATGCCGGGAAAGAAGAATGATGGATTCAAACGATTGCAAATGTGGGAATGGGAACTTGATAGAGCAAGAGATGCTCACCATCTTCTATGCCAACTTTATCCGTACCTGATAATCAAGCAACACAAAGCAATAGACCTCATTGTTCATTGGAGGGACGAAAGAACCAACGATATTTCAGAAAACGACCACGACGACGTAAAGGAAATGAAGATGGCGCAGCGTCATTTAAGCAACAGGGAATTTTCGGTCGCACTTGGTTTCGGATACGGATGCGTCAGCGGAATATATTCTCGGAATGATCCGCTTTCATCGAGAGTCAGAATCGCGTTGGATAAATACAAGACAGAAATGCCAAACAGAAAAGAATTATCTTGGCGATGAAAATAGTCCTTGACAGCGATTCCCATCTGCGCTAAGGTAGAAAACATGAAGACGCGATTCCAAAACGCCAATCCAACAGCGACGGCAACGCCGCAGGGTCATGGTGCGGAATCAGGGTCTCAGTAGGATTTTTACTCGCATAGAGCGAGTAAAACTGAAGAGGCCCGGTCCAAAGAAGCGGATCGGGCCTCGGTGCTTTTAGGGATGTTCCACGGTCGTCTAACTGTGAAGACACCGAACTGTTAATTCGGGTAATGCAGGTCAGAATCCTGCCTGTGGAGCCAGTTTGAAGTTGGGGAGAAGTTCAACGGGTGGAACAATCGGCTCTGACCCGATAGGCAGAAAGTTCGAGACTTTCCTCCCCAGCCAAGATCGTTGCCCGTTCGTTCAACGGTAGGACACCGCCCTTTGGAGGCGAGGATGGCGGTTCAAGTCCGTCACGGGTAGCCAAATTAACGCGGGCATAGCTCAGTGGTAGAGTGCTGGCTTGCCGAGCCGGAGACGCGGATTCAAGTTCCGCTGCCCGCTCCATATTGAAAGAGGAAGACGATGAAGGTTGATTTGGACGCCAGCATGGAATCGGTATACGGAAGGCTGGCAGGAAGGTTTCAGGCTGCTGTGGCAGAGAGCTTATGCGCTGACCCCGTAAGTCAGAATACAAGGGTTGAAATCCCTTCGGCAGCTCCAGAATGTGACGAAAGCGAGTAGGACGATGAACTTACTGAAAAAACCCGTACTTTTGCTCAACGCATCGTATGAGGCAATTCGCATAATTTCAGCAAAGAGATCGCTGACTCTCTTAACGAAAGGAAAAGTTGCGGTCGAACTTGCAACGGACAGGGAAGTTTATCCTGGCGTGTTTTTGCCTAGCGTTATCCGTCTTCTTGTCTACAAGCATGTTCCCGTCAGAATGCAGCAGATGACGCGCAAAAACCTGTACTTGAGAGACGGTTACAAATGTGGCTATTGCGGTGAGCAGTTTTCTGGAAGCGAACTGACTTTGGATCACATTATCCCAAAGGCGCAAGGTGGAAAGAACACGTATGAGAACTTGATTACCTGCTGCCGCAAGGATAACCATCGGAAAGCGGATCGGACGCCTCAACAGGCAGGAATGGTTTTGTTGAGACGGCCTATCCCGGCAACGGTTCACACTGGTAGGCACATCATGCGTTCGCTAGGATTAGAAACGCAGGGATGGGCAAAATATCTTTGGGCTGATGCTGATGGTGAGCAGAGGTTAGTGGCAAGAGGATGAGTTTGCACTCTAAACATTGCTGGTGATGCCTTCCCCTGTAAGGAAGTTTAACGGAGTTCGAGTCTCCGAGAGTGCTCCAAGTGTGGCCGTAGTTCAAGAGGAAGAACACATGCCTGTGGCGCATGTATGATGGGCTTTCGAGCAGCCCCGGCCACCCCATTTGTGGGGGTGTAGTGACAATGAGAACACGTCCCGTTTGCACCGGGAAAATCGGAGTTTGAATCTCCGCATCTCCACCACGTAGTTTTTGTCTACTGAGCTAGTGCGGTCATAGCAATCGCCTGAAGAGCGATGGAATCCGGTTCGACTCCGGGAGTAGGCACCATCAGGGAATAGTGTAGTGCTAACATCCGTGTTTTGGGCACACGTGTCCGGGGTTGGAATCCCCGTTCCCTGACCATTTTTCAACCCGTCGTTCAACGGAAAGGACGATGCGCTACGAACGCATAAATGGGGATTCGACTTCCTCCGGGTTGACCATAGTTCGCAAGCACGAAATAAAGTTGAAAATAATGCTTGCAAATGTCTGGAATGTGTAGTAGGCTTGATTTCGTTGGGTTTTGAAACACAGGTTTGCGTCTACTGTTGAGCGTACATGATGACTAGCTCACTCGGTAGAGCGATTCCCTTCAAAGGAATAGGTCACTGGTTCGATTCCAGTGTCATCTACTTCGGTAGATCGCTCAACGTCTTGACGCAGTAAATTTGGGTGTAATTTTCGGCTTACATGAGCCTGTTTGGTCAGGCACTTGCCGTTGGAGCAAACTAACCCGGTTCGATTCCGGGATGTTACCCGAAAGGGTTGCCGAGAGACTTCACCCAATAAGTTGTGGGGGACCGCTTAGTAAACCGAGGACGACTTCTCGGAAACGAGTACGGTTCTAGGATACATGACAAGCATACAGCCGAAAGGCTGTGTATCGTGGCTAAACACCACGGTCCTCCACCAAAGTTTTGTAGTACAAGTTGTGGCGGGTTAGCAAAACGGAAAAGCTCTGCATGTCTTGACGCGCAATCGTCTATTTTGCAGGTTACATGCACATTCACTCGGAGAATGCACAATCTAGGTTCGACTCCTAGACCCGCCACCATAAGATTTACCGCATGGGAGTGCGGAAACGAGTTTGGCTGACACTGGTTTCGTGGATACATGTTTTTGGGGATCATATCCCCACCCCCCGCCTAAGCCCTTTGGCAACGGAGGATTTAGGCGGGGGTTCTGAGGGCCGCAAGGCTGCTTAGAAAACAATTGCCCACAACCGACTTTCAGCCACTATTTTTGTGCCTTGGGAGAGGGAATATGGCCAGCGGTGATCGTTTCTACATGCTATCCTTGCGCCATCGCCCTGCGGTGTACGGCGATCTCGGAAACATCCTCAAAATCGAAGGTTTGGTGGTAGGCGGAGAAGGGGCGCATGTAATTCTTACGCTTCCCTCTTCCGATCTAAAAACTGATACCTACTGGGATGCTAATACATTCCCAGCAATTCATCAGTTATCCCTTGAGGAGTGGACCGATTTTCTAGCGCGTACTGACGATCCAGAAATTCTAATCGGTCAAGCGAAGGCTTTCCATCGCAAATGCCGTTATGAAATTTCAGGGGCGGTACAGCAGAAGATATGGGTAGCTGATGGTCTAAAGTGCATGTACTGCGGAGTCAGGATGGGCAGGGCACAACTCACAGTGGACCATTGGGAATCGCTTGAGGCTGGTGGAAAGAACGATAGCTCAAATTTTCTCGCAGCCTGCAAGACGTGTAATAAGGCCAAAGGTTCCATGCCGCCGCGTGACTGGTGCAGCCTTCGCAAAATTGATTACGACTTCTTTGTGGAGTATCTGAGAACGAGGAAGTTGCCTTAACACTTTTCGCACCGGGAGGGCGAATACTATGGCAGAAACAGGGCTTACACGTCAAAGAATTTTGTCGGAATTGTCGAAGAGTCCACACGGCTCTTTGAAAGAGTATCTTCCTATCGGCAAACAGGCCGTTCAACAGGAAGGTGAATTTTATCAACACATGCTTGCCTGGGATAGGACGCATGGGCAGATTAGGGACAGCAAGGTTGCGCTTCCTGTGATCGGCTTGGCTTTTGAGAAGGATGAGGAATTACTCGACAACAGCCTTGCTCACATCGCTCTTTTGGGGCCGCGTGAACTGGCAAGAGCATATCGGTTTGGATTGGAGATTCGTCTCCCTGGCAAGATGCGTCAGTTGCGTAGGCTTGTCGAAGACTACCTACACCAAAAGGAGCAAGACAAAGGTTGGGATCATCTGGCAATCCAGCACAGGGGTACGCTGAAGGAACTCTACTCTCTGGCGCACGCAAAGCCTGAAAAGGAGAGAACCAACGTCGTTCTCTATGGCAGGAACTTCGACAAGACAAAGGCACCGCTGCCCAAGGGATCAGTCTTTGAGGTAGTAGCAAACCTCAAGAACATGAGTCCTACGGAGGCTGCTGGTTCGATCATGAAGTACCGGATTCCTTTCCTTATCGCCATGGGCGCGTTAGGCGCAAAGGCGAAGGAGCCGGATTTGGTACTGGCTTTGATCGGAGCCATGTCTGCAACGGAGTTGACCACGAACGTCAAGATGCTGGAGAAGTTGGGCCTGAAGACGAATCCTGCGCTGCGTGGGGCATTCGACAACGCATTGGCTAAGGCGGCTACGTCGAAGAAGAATACGCTCAAGACGACTCAGGCGGTCGAGGCCGTACAGGACGAGGGATTGAAGGAGAAGCTCCGTGGACTACAGGCAAAGCAGATAGCGGCTGCGGGTGGTCCAGACGGCGACTGGGTAATTTTAGTTGACAAATCTGGATCGATGCACCATGCAATCGAAACTGGTTGCCATGTTGCAGGGGCGCTCACACAGTTCGTCAAAGGAAAGGTTGGGTTGATTTTCTTCGATACCTCTCCTATGGCGGTGGACGTAACCGGCTTGTCGCTGGACCAAATCAAGAAGGCGACACGACACTTCACAGCGAACGGTGGAACATCCATCGGCTGCGGTCTGAATCGGATGCTGGTAGAGAAAGTTGCTGTGGATGGAATTGTGATCGTGTCGGACGGTGGAGACAACACTGCTCCACTATTCCATGACGTATATCCGAAGTACGCGAAATTCTGCGATAAGGATGTGCCGGTGTATTTCTACCAACTTAGCGGAGAATCGGACAAGCTGACGCCGAACATGCAACGGGCAGGAATCGAGATGACAACATTCGATTTGCGCGGTTCAAAGCTGGACTACTACAGCATTCCGAACACGGTCAAGACGCTTCGCAGTAACCAGTACAGTTTGGTTGAGGAAATACTCTCGACCCCGCTTTTAACCCTCAACACCGTGCTCAAGGGAGCGCAGAAAGGACTGGTGACAGTCTAATGAATATCAACGCACTGAAGAACTTCAACGCCGACCGTATGGACTTGGATGACATGGTAGGCTTGCTTGCGGACTGCAAGGCACTCCGCGCTGAGTACGAGGCGCTCCAGATCGAAGAGCCTGAGTATATCGACACAACCATCAAGGCAATTCGCCGGGAGATCACATCCCGCAACGCTGACAAGATCGCGGCTCGTAAGCGTGAGCTTGCCGCACGGATCGACAGCCTCAAGACTCCTGCACAGAAGAAGGCAGAACTTGAGAAGGAGCTTGCCAAGTTGGAAGCCGTTCCTGTCTAACCCATCAACCATTTGAGCGAAGGGGCACAGGATAACGTGCCCCACTTTTTTCTCTTGCATTCCTAATCGACCTGGGGTACAGTTTCTATAGTGATGAAGAGGATCATTGGTATCACCTCTTTTCTGTTCGCCCACCCCCTTCGGCTCTCCCAAGTGTCCGGGGATGTAGGCTAAGGAAAACATGCAGACGACCACCAGACGCGGGACCATAACCAGAATGACCAAGCGGGTCATTTGGGGAATAGTGCGCGAGGGTTGGGACGATTAAATCTGCAAAAAGATTGAATCTACCAGCCCGGTCTTAGGATCGGGCTTTTTGATGTTTGAAAACTGAAACGAATAATCATGCCTCGTTAAGCTAGTTGGGAAACTGTCGGTCTCCAAAGCCGAACTCAGGGGTTCAAATCCTCTACGGGGTGCCATTTTTGCCAGTGTAGTTCAGTCGGCTTAGAACGCTGCATTCATAACGCAGAGGTCAACAGTTCAATCCTGTTCACTGGCACCAAGTTGGAGCGGCGGCGCATAATTCACTGGCGGTATCGGACAGCTAAGACTACCGAGACGTGCAGAACTCACCGAAAGGTTAGCCGTTGCAGTGGGCCGCTCCGAAAGTTCACGGCTGTAAAGCCTATACCGATGGCGCAAGGCCATCCTGCCGTGATTAAGTTTCGAGTCCTAGTGGGGGCACCATAGTGGAACCGTGGCCTAGTCTGGTTTTGGGCACCCGGCTCTTACCCGGCGCAGAAATGCAACGCAGGTTCAAATCCTGCCGGTTCCACCAACACTTTTACGGAGTCGTACTCGAATTGGATGCAGAGACCTGACTTTTAATCAGCGGGGTAACCCAATGGGGGTTCGAGTCCCCCCGGCTCCACCAGTTACGCGGCGGTATTCCCCTCGTCTTCTAAACGAGTAAGGATAATTGGAATATGTGAGTTCGATCCTCACCCGCTGCTCCATTTTGGTCCCGTACCGGCCATGTTTCCTAAACATGTAACCGTAAGTGGATGATGTCAGTTCGAGCCTGACCGGGACTTCCATTTTGCTGCCGTACCAGCCGCGCCTCCGAAGCGCGATACTGTAACTGAATGATGCAGGTTTGAGTCCTGTCGGCAGCGCCAGTTTTGGGAACGTGGGCCAGCGGCGACGCCACCTGTCCTACAAACAGGTATTACCGGAAGTTCGAGTCTTCCCGTTCCCACCAAGTTCGGAGTCCTACGGTTAGAAGCCGTGGGAGGTTACAACGAGCAGATGCAACACCTGCTACTCTGGGATGATTTGCCGATGTAGCTCAGTGATAGAGTGCCGCACTGGTATTGCGGTGACGAGGGTTTGATTCCCTCCTTCGGCCCCATGGCGGTCTAGCTCACATTGAGAAGAGCGCAGTCCTGATAAGACTGAGGCACCCAGTTCAATTCTGGGGACCGCCACCATAGTTTGCGGGAGTAACTCAGCGGCTAGAGTGTCAGCCTTCCAAGCTGTTCGTCGAGGGTTCGAGTCCCTTCTCCCGCTCCATGCTTGACATCAATTCCTATGCTCTGTACTCTATTCCTAGTGCGAAGTGATCTCCATCGCCTAGCGCCCATTGACTAGCCTACTCCCATAGGCTTCTCTCCCTAAAGCGGGCCGGTCAACCTTCCCGGTAAACGGCCCGCTGCTCTCACTTATCAAATCTCACTCTCGCATCAAGATATGCCTCAATAAACTTCCAACTCTTTTTCTTACAGTACACGCCTCGATTGTTCTCAACACTTATGAGTACGATACCCTCTTTCAAAACAACAAAGAACCACCAGCATCCAGAACTCCAAGCCTCAGACCTCGCCTTTTTCATTTCCTCGCTTACCGCTTCACAGTAAACCATATCCTCATCGGTAACAGGTTCATCTGAAAGCTCCTGATCGTTGTAGAGGACGAAACTCTTGCCGCTCGTCTCGGCCACGAATACGTCGCTCATGGTTTTACCCTTCCCGGTAAACGGCCCACTGCTCTCAAGCATAAAGCAAATCTTCTGTCATCTCTCTAGTCTTCTTTATGATTTCCTCTGCCTGATCCTTAGCGGATTCAGGAGTTTCGTAGACAGGTCCACTTTCGAGTAGCACTCGCGGCCTCGAACATCCTGACGGCGTTTTGTCGTCGAATACTACTGCAAGGCCATACTTCCCACCTATGGGACCATAAGAATCTCCATAGATTAGATTGTCTGGGTTGCGGATTATAAGAGCGGTCAGACGTGTCATTGAGCCTCCAGAAGTTTCCTGTATTTCTTTTCTTCCTCTGCGCCGTGGATTACCCGAATCGTTTTCATGCAATCCTCGTATCGACCAGGAGTTCCTTCCCATGTTTTGTCATCGTCTGCGCGTTGAACTTTCTCTTCCGATCCCTTCGGTCCAAGATCGTATTCGTCCACACAATACTTGACCGCTTCTTCTCTTGTGGCGTTGTACATAACGAAATGGTCTACGGGGTCGGAGAAAGCTGCATACTTACCGTTGGGGGTCTTGACTATCCTGTGGGCCATTACGACTTCTCCATATAACTGTTGCCCACGAGCTTCAAGTGGACCCGTCCAAGGTGTTCATGTATGCGCTCAGGTAAAGGCCGTACTACGATTCCTTCGCGGATATGGTTTGCGCCAGGAATTAGGCTAGGACCGTCAGATAACTTTACAAGCATATTAAAGTCGAACGGACCACCAAAGACGACAGGAACTCGCTTCTCTTCGGATAAATGAGCGGTCCAGTCATCGTATTCTCTCCATTCCCCGTTATGAAGCACATCGAAAGCGCGGAAGAAAACATCGTTGGGTTTAGCTCCGTACTTGAGGCTCTGCACGTTTCCGAAGACTTCCCCATAGAGAATATCGCTAGGAAACTTACGGCAGAATTCCTCAATCCACGGATGCTTTTCTAGCGCTCTCCACCATAGATTCCCCTCGTTCTTTGCCTTCCACTCGCCACGGCTACCGCAGTACATCCGGTTCTCTTCTGGCGCATAGACGAACCTGCTATTGGCTCCGTGAATCTTCTCGGTCGCAACGACCGGCTCCCCTTCCACGAATAGACTCTTGTAGCGGTACATTGACTCTACGTCGTACTTTGGAGCGTAAAGGCCGATAGGACCACCTTCCACTTCACCGCAGCGCTCTCCGGGGATTGGAGGCTCGTAGTGAGTTACTCCGTAGTATTCAGCAACGTCATCCCCTTCCTGTGCGCCTTCGGGCGCTGGCATAAGCAGCCCCATAGAAACTACGCCGCGCAACTTCTTGACCTTGATGCGCTCGTGCCCTACCAGAAAATCGAACTCAGGACGTGTCGAGTCCACAACAGAATCAGGTTGAATGTAAGCAGCCAATTGGCCGTCAACAAATGATCCTTTGAGGACGCAGCAAGTGAATCCGAATATACGGGCAACGTCAAGCCTTTCCGCGTTGCCGTGGGGTTCAATTTTCACTCGCACAACTTCTACCTTATGCGTCTGCTCTGCCATTTTCCTCTCCCTTCAATCCTTCCACTCCATCTTTAAGTCCACGCCTATATGCTTCTTCTATACGGTCGTTTATATCTTCAGTATCCACAGAGATATGATCTGGGTAATACCAAACAGAAATTCTTAAATCTCGTATTCTCTTTGTTCCTTCCGGATCAAAGTGCCCAGGACTCAGCTCCCCATTTGTACTGCGATGCACTTTCCCTCCTACTTTCTCCATATTCACTCCACACTCAGAACAAAATATCTTATGCCATTCAGGTACTATCCTGTTCTTGTCGGATAACCATTTAGGAATTTTCAATGTCTTAGCCGTGTCTCCCAACGTCACATTAGATGTCGAAATATTATTGTCGATCATACTTCTCCCTTCAACAGCTTGGCATTGCGCTTCCTGGCCTCTCTACGTGCTTGCAGGGATGCGTTAGCGCAGGTTCGGCATTCAAGTATCTTCTTGCCGTCTCGGATGCGTGTGATGAGGTTCTTGCCGCTTTTCCGGTGGCCTCGTTTGCAAAATAATGATGACTTCTTTACCTCCTCCAAATTCCGGCGGGAACTTTCATAGTTTCAGGAAATTCTTTTGGCCCCAGGAGATTATACTGATCCTTGAAGAAGTTCTTTCCCTTTTGCCTTAGCCCTCTCGCAACTATCCTGCCATTCTTAGTAGTGGACAAGACAGAGAACGCGTGTTGTCTGCCAACGCCGGGGGCGCTTGCCTTGTGTGCAAATCTCATTGCCTCAAATACGTTGTAGACCGTTTGGTGCAGGGGCAAATCCTCGTTTTGCCCCCTAAAACACAGCATCGAATTCGCTACTACGCTTCCGGTCCCGATTGTTAAGAAGTTCTCGTCGGGAATTATCAATCGCTCTTCCGGCATCGTTGAAAAATCGCCACTGACTTGGAACATAAGTGGTATGCCTGCGGCGAAAGAACAGAGGATCAGACTACAATCGGCCTTGATTTTCCCGATATTCTTCCAGACTGTGCTCCATACCGAAGGATCAACTTTGTCCTTGTTATCCCGGAAATAATCAAACGTAAGGTTTGTATGCGCTCTGACATATTCCTTAGTGAACTTTTCCTTATGGGCCAGTAGAGCTTCCATGATCCGATCTCTGGCATTCTCTTCTGTGATTCCCTTGCGATTAAAGCTAGTTCGGAAGGTAGCAATCATATCCAAAGCATCGGACGTAGTTCCCGCTATGAGAGTGGGCCATGCATTGGTCCAAAGCCAATAGAGCTTGTTTTGGATTTCTGCTCCGGTGTATTCACCAAGTTCGGTTTTCCAATCTGAGGCGAGCACGATACAGCGGTTATTGTGTTCGTCCATGCAAGTAGCGGCAATGCAAAGAGTCATTCTCTGCCTCCAAGGTTGTTCTTTGATGCGAACCTGCTCATTAGGCATCATTGGACACCCCCTCCGAACCCTTTGTCAAGTAGATAATCTTGATGCTTTGCATGTCGAGTGGGAACATTCTTCCTTCCGCGTCGCGGCATTTTGGACAGCATCCGTTGACTAGCTTTAGATCGTGCTCTTCGCAATAGGATTCGTATTTCATACCTCTCCCTTCAAAAGTTTCGCGTTGCGCTTCCTAGCCTCTCGCCGTGCTTGCAGGGATGCGTTAGCGCAGGTTCGGCATTCAAGTATCTTCTTGCCGTCTCGGATGCGTGTGATGAGGTTCTTGCCGCTTTTCCGGTGGCCTCGTTTGCAAAATAATGATGACTTCTTTGGTTTCCTAAGCATGGAATAATTCTGCGCCTTGTCTGGAAAGTTGTCAAGCGGAAAAGTGCAGGAATTTACGCGGCGATCTCGTCAAAGTCGAAGCCGAGTTGGGATACACGGAAGCCTTCGTCAAGGATGAGCATATCGGGATCGTGGCGAGTAGGATGACCAAGGTCGAGATCGTACCACTCGACTATTGCCTTGCCGGAGCGGTCAAAGCCGATAACGCACCCAGGATCGCCAGCTACCGCAATCTTTAGGTACACTCTATCGCCGAGATTGATCCTTGCGTCCATTGCAAGCAGTATGCAAGGATTTTTTGTAAATGTCAAGCATTTTAACGAAATGCTTACAGAAAAGTAAGGATTCTTACTGCTTGCATCCGCATTCCCGGCAGACTTTCAGGTGTTCTCGCCGCCTCTGTAGGAGCATCTGAGCGGTTCTTTCCCATTCCTCAGCGCACTGGGTGCCTTCGTTGCATGACTTGGCGATGCGGCGACAGGTGATTTCCTCTAGTTCGAGGTATTGGCAGTGATTACACTTCATGCTGGCCTCTTGCAACCATTCCATCCCATCCTGGACTCGTGATCTTGCCACGATGAGACAGGCGAGTGGCAGTTCATGCAGTATTCCAGCGGCGGATAGCTGATGTGCTTTACTCGTGCCTCTCTGACCGCTAGAGGCTTGTGATAGGGGTCAACAGGCTTTGGCTTCTCCTTGCGCTCTGGGGGCGTCCTGGAGGCCGCAGGACGCGGTTTAGGCGGTGTACTGACCCAGCTTGTCAGTCCTAGTTTCTTGATTTGTTTCCTAACGCCTTCGGTAGAGCGTCCGATCTGGGTGCTGATGTACGGCGCAGAGAAGTGACCGGCGAGTTCCTTGAGTTGGTTGAGTTCAAAGTCAGACCACGGACTAAACTGATTTCCCATGACTAAAATAATCCCTTCGATTCCTTTGTGTCTGTATTTCCTGTCGGATTATGACAATCCTTGTGTCTAATTCTACCATCACTTCCGATCTGCCACTTATGCCTTTTGCGAATTGGCATACCGCATAGAGAACATATCCTTCGGTTCGCTGGCTGTACGCCAACGTGCATGGGGCGGCTGCAATATGGGCATAGATCGGGTGTCATTTGAGCATATCCTCTACCATTTGAATCCTTTTTCCTATCCACGCCACGCAAGGAACAGCGAAGCCGTTTCCGATCATTCGGTATCGCGGTCCATCTGATGACTTCTCCGTAATCTTTGTCCAACCGTCAGGTATGCCTTGTAACCGCTCACACTCTGTAGGAGTAAGACGGCGTACTTGCATCCCAGTGGATATGCCATGCACATCAGTTACGTTTAAGGTAAATGAGCAGTCTTCTTTGATTGTACTTCCTTGCGAATTCTGTGAAGTCTTCCCCCCACCCTGTAACGCAAAGGCAACAGCGGGAGGATGATCTTGCGCCAAACTATCCGTTACTTCTTCGGAATGAATTGGACCTTGAGCAGATGTTTGATTCGTCCTAAACGCAATCGTTGGCGCATCCGAACCTTTGGCGAGTGTATGACATGGATCGCCTACTTGCGGATTGGAACGGTTTGTTTTGCTGGTTACTTGTGTCGTGTCAAAGGCAAGGATTTGTGTGCAAGGATCGGTATTTGATGTCAGTGCATCGGATTTATCTCCTTGAGGATCAACCTGTCCAGCCGCATTTGTACGATAGGCAAGATAAGTGGTCTGATGTGTTCCTGTTTCCGCTGAGAGCGATCCTGAAACCTCTCCTTCATCGCCTATTACTCTAACTTCATCTCTTGAGTTTTGAGTGAAGGCGACTGGAATAACATATCCAGAGTCTACCCCTTGATTACTTTGGAAGTTCCCTGCGTCGTGCCCGTTTGGTCCTGTATTGCAAGCCATAGTGCCGACTATATACGGTTGCTCATGTGTGGCGTTAAGAGCCAAGGCTTGATCTTCCGCAAAAGCAGCGTTAACCTGTCCATCGGTTGCATAAATAGGCTTGGATGTTAGTATGTGATGATCCCCTTTGAATGCTTCCTGATCGCCTAACCCCCACTTATCTCCGTAGTTTGCACAGAGACACGGAAATGTATCCTTACCGCTTCCAGTTGGGCCTACAGGAACAAATGCCCCTGCTCCGTCATGGTTCTGCCATCCTCGTTCTCCGCTTCCTCCTCCCAGAGTTCCAGCGACTTCAATGAGTCCTCCTCCGTTTCCATCAGAGGGATCGGGCCAGCCACGCTCTCCAGAGCCACCTTTAAGGCATCCGGCAACGCCTTTCCCCGCTTCTCTGCGCGGCGCAGGATACCCTGACAGGCTTTGGCGCTCAAATAGTACCGCTGCGGCACGACGCCAGTCTCCAAGATATCCGACAACGAAGACCCTACGCCTTCGCTGTGGAACTCCGCAGTATTGAGCGTCAAGAATTCTGTAAGCGAACCCATACCCGAATTGCCCCAAGATTCGGAGAAAGGTTCCAAACGCTCGTCCTCCGTCAACCGACAGCACACCGGGAACGTTCTCCCAGACCAACCATCTGGGCCTGAGTCTCTCAGCAACCCTAGCGAACTCGATTGTGAGTTGACCACGATCTCCGTCCATTCCTGCTCTGAGACCGGCGACTGAGAAATCTTGACAAGGTGTTCCTCCGACCAAAAGGTCGATTGTTCCGACATCTTCAACTCCGATCTTTGTAAAATCTCCCAAGTTAGGTACGTCTGGAAATCTTGCTTTAAGCACAGCGCAAGCAGAGGAATCTATTTCGCATACAGCCGCACACTCCCATCCTAGAGAAGTAAATGCTAACTCCGCACCACCTAATCCTGAGCAAACCGAAAGGTATCTCATGCAACCCCATAAAATCCGTGAGTTCTACTTCCACGAGCAGCGTTGCAAGTGGCGTGTGCAGCCGCAATGTTTTCCTGGCGGTCGTCTATAGACCCGGCTCCCATGCCACGGACTCGGATATGGTCTACTGTAGAGTCTGCCCAGTTTAAGTGAAGGTGGCAAATAGAGCACAGTTTCCCTTGTTTTTCCCATGCGATGCGCTTACGCTGCTGGTAAAGATCACGGCCTTCCTTGCAATTCTGATTGATTTTCGTTCTCCCATCTCGGAAGGTATGCTCAACTTCAATCTCTTTTTTCACTTCACATGGCCTCGGAATTGCTAGAGGTATCCTCTCAACAGGAGGCTTAGGTGGTTTACGCTTGATGTAGCCGCCACGCTTCATGTCACTCTCTCGGTTTCTTATCTCCATAAACGTAAGCCTGTGCCATCGCAACGGACTGAATAGCCGAATGGATAGATTGAAGAGCGTTTTCGTAGAAACATTTAGCGGAGATGTTATTGTGAATGAATTCTTCTCCATGTGCTTGCGCTGCTACTTGCGCGTGGGCGCGAAGGAGAAGACCTGTTATGCTTTCATCGCTCATGCTCCAACTCCAAACTGGCTGTTGCTTGCAGCCTCTTCTTTCCTCAACTCTTCCGCGCAAGGAATACATAACGCGATACAGGTTTCAGGGTCGTAACTAGGTTTATCCATGCAATCAGGACAAACATCGTCACCACATTCTTTACACCACGCATAGGCGGTATATTCGACTGATTCCTTACCGCACTTATCGCAAACGGAATGAAACATCACTGTGCTCATGCTTGCCTTTCTCTAAATCCCCACGGAGGGCGTCTGTCGAACATAGGTTCGTTGTGAGGTGTAGGAGGATCAACTGTAATCTCCTTAACCTCAAATAGTTTTGCGCAGGAACCGCAGACGTAGAACTGTTCATCATGCTCATCACTCTTACGTTTACGGCGTATGACATTATGCGGACAGTTTCTCATTCCACTACCTCTTCCTCATCCTCTTGATACTGTTCTTCGTCTCTCAATCTTTCCATCTCCCAATACTCCTGCCGCCTACGTTCGGCTCTGGCTTCTTCCTGACGGCGTTCCTCGCGTTCCTGTTCTTCTTTTTCCTCGCGGCGGCGCTCCTCTTCGCGTTCGGCTTGCCTATAGCCGTCCATGTAATCCCCATCAGGCGTATAGGATGATGCGTAACGATCACGGTTATAATCCCTATGCCCGCGTCTTTCAAAGTCACGTTGACCTTGAGCATAATCTGAACCCCATCCATATCTGCTCATGCTACTACCTCCATTTCTTGCACCACAAGACGCTCCGGCGCTACGCCCTTCTTCCATCCCTTGTGCGGCCCACGTCGCCGCTGGACCATAATCCTGATGCGCTCAAGCAAATCAGCCATTGATGGTTTATGCATCACTGCATCGGCTAAACATCCTGTCACATCTGCTCCTTTATCGTATAGGACTACTGTCGGCATCCTATCGTCAATAGCCTTTGCATGGCTTAGGAGCGATTCCAGGGACGCGACAGGACACTGACAGAGCATCAAGTCGTATTGGTTCCTCCTGAGCCATCCTAGCGCCTCTTGTGCTGTGTTTGCTGAGGTAACAGTATAGACGCGCCCTTTCTTATCCAGCGGCTCTGGCTGTGAATTGGACAGGACATAGCGGAGAGGACCGAGTGTGTCGTCGTTCTCACCTACGAGCAAAATCGTTCGTGCTGGGCGCATCTTTACTCCCCTGGAAACTCGCGGATTAGTAATTCGGCTGGGATTAACCTTGCACCTTCTTCTGGAGTTCGTGCCCCGAACTGCTTCATGAAAAACTTCGTTCCACGCTCTGCACATTCCTTTTGAATGTTTTCAACCCAATATTTCTCCATGGGTCTACGATTTGCACCGCTTTCCGCACCACAAATCAACCAATCAAGTTGCCAGTTTGGACGAGTGCTTAAAGTTAGGGGTCCAAGAGCAGGTTCGTAGCTGATAAATGCAACCGTCCCGCGATCAATACTCGCGTCAATTAAATGATCGGCACGAATCTCGAAATTCTTTTGGTTCTCAGCACTCATGCCAAGCCACACATTACAATACTTGAACTCTTTCGGCAGGTAGCGCATGTACCGCTGTGGTCGCTTGGTTAGCAGTTGCCAAATAAGATTAGGAGTGTTGTCAATCAACTCCCATAACCTTTCCCGCTGACCAGCAGGAGCTTCGTCGTCCATCACATCGGCCATCGATGCACAGAATACTTTATGCTTGACTCCTTCCTTTTCGGCGTTAGCGTTCCACCGCAAAGGTTGCCTCCAATACGCATCACTCATTACCTTACGGGATACGCCCTTTCCCCAGTGCGGATCGCCGCCCCAACGTGCGTCAAGGACACGGGCATAGCAATTGTCGCAGCCAGGAGATACCTCAGTACAACCATGCCACGGATTCATCGTGTGCGTCGTCCAACTTATACCAGTTTTTTCACCCATTCTGTTTCCTCGCTTCTAAAAGTCTGCGGCAGTGACGTATTCTCCGCTGTCCCGAATCCGTGCAGCAATGCTCCCCTACCTCAGCACCGCAGGATTTGAGCGGACAGGCTACAGAAAGTGCTTCTAAATCCTCTCGGTCCATACGTGCATTAAACTCGTTGATTCCTTCTTCGTCTGTGCATAGTGCGGAATGTCTCAATGTGCGCTCCTAATCGTTGTTGTAAGGCATTCGCGGTTGAACCTCAGTTGAAGATTTAACGCGCCCGTTACCATTTCCATTGCCATTATTATGCCTCTCGATTTTCTCTACCAATAGAATCCGGGATTGATTTTTGTCGTCCGATTGCCAATACTTCACTGAGCGTGGAGCTATTAACCCCTGAGCTTTGGTTTTTATGGTCACTGTCTTCAAAGATTCATCTATGGGGTCTTGTTCGAGTTTACAGATGAAGTCTGCCCAACCCTCAATCGTTGTAGAACCACGCGAGTTTCCTGTACGCCCAAGGTGATGAATAACACATATCTGAGAACCAGACAATGCTGCCAGTTCATCAAATTTTATCATCACTTTGGTCATATCGTCAGTAGAATTTTCATTTTGGAAATGCAGCCTATTCAACACATCGACTACACAGAATTCTACTCTTCCCGCCTTTAACCATTGCGCCATCTCCTCAAGTTCTTTTTGTGAGTCAATATGAAAACTGGAAGACTGTTTCACGGTATTCACAAGGATGTACGGATTTACTTGCTCAAGACTCAAACCTCTACCTGCCGCAAGTTGTGTAAGTCTTCTCTTGACTAACTCTGGCCCATCCTCTCTGCTGATAATAGCCGTCCTGATTGGATGATTGGAAGGCTCTACACCAAGGAATCTAGTTTGCGATGCAAGGGACACACACATATCGAGGAATAGAAGCGACTTCCCAACCTTCGGCGGAGCAACAACCAAGCCGCGTTGCCCACGCTCAATCAACCCATCTACTAGCCAATCAACCTGTGGCTTTGTTTCTCTTCCTGTTAGCTCGACAGGATGAACTAACACCACACGAGGTTCGTTCCTGTCTCCTACTTTTGTTTCCTTTGGTTTCGCAACCTCCCACTTCTTTAAGCTAGTCTCCATCAGTTTAATCAAATCTTCTATCGTGTGATCTTTGAGATAATCTGAAATGTCCTCTTTCTCTCCAACAGGTAATTCTAGCGTGTAGAGTTGCAGAGCATACTTGGCAACGTCTTTGCATACAGCGGCGTCATGTAGGCGACCAGGAGCATCGTTATCGCCGAGTTTAACTACCACTTTCCCGGTGAAGTATTTTCCGTATTCGTATTCCAGCTTCCATCCTGACGAACCTCCCATGTTCGTTGTAACACCTACGCGGTCAAGAAGTAGGTTTGCAATCTTAAAACCGTTTGTGCGTGAGATGTAGAGCGCCAACGCACGGCTCAGGTTATTTACGTCTTTCTCGCCTTCTACCACAAAGCAGAAACTAGACTGGATAATGTCTGGAAGCCTGTACAGGACTCTCCGAACATCCTTGGCACCCCATACCCTACCATCCACGCAACCAGCCTCACATTCGGCGTCAGGATTCCTTTGGCAAGCACAGGCGTGATCTGGCGGCGTTACCTTATTCCCGCTGCGGTCTACGAACCTCCAAACGCGATACAATTCCCTTCCTAGTTCATCTTGATAAACGTAGTAATCCTGCGCTTGCTTGCGATCCCATCCGGTTCCTTTTGCCTTATTCGGAATGTCTTCTTGGTAAACCCTGCTGACGAACGGTGTTCCTAGCACCGTATGAATCGACTCAGTGACCTTCCCTGCCTCCGGCGCTTGACCTGAATTGCTTTCATGGCGGAGAAGTACCTGTTCAAAAGAATAAATCCCTCCGCCTTTTTCTTGGCATGAAAAACAACAAAACCCTCCAGTCGCAATATCTACCCAAAGCGAATTAGGATTATCCCCGCCATGCAGGATACACCGCGACCTCCACTCGTTTCCCTTGACGTGATGAAATCCTGCACGGTCAAGCCGGATGCGGTAATACTGCTCGATTTCGGATTGAGTAAACTGACTAAGAGACATGAATCCCTGTGTCTTTCCAGAACTCCTGTGGCGAAACTTCCACAATGTCGTATTGCGGCGGCGGCTTCAAATCGTCATCTTCGTATCGCCCTTGATTAAACCAAGTAGCCGGGTGAGGAATAAATTCCTTTTCTAGTTTTCCATCAGCAATTCTCTTTGCCGTCTGAGCAGCGTAAGCCTGTACGATGGGAAGGAGTACATCAAAAGGTTTTTCTTTTAATGCCTTTTCGATTGCCTTACGCGCTGCTTTTGGAGCGGTGTGACGGGGGTAGGCTTTATAAAGAGCATCAATTTCTTCGCCTGTAGATGCTGTTTGTTTTTTTGTATTTGTTAATGTACCTGTTATTGTGTTGGCAGAGCGTGACGGTGTGCCATTAGTCACCGTATGGTCACCGTCTTGATTGTCTTCGGTGACTGTAGAAAATAAACGCGGTGACCGTATTTCTGTGGTTTTTATTGCCGCAGCCTTTCTTGCTTCAAATATTCTTTTTGCTTCTCTCCATTCTTCATAGCAGACGCTATTCCGCAATCTTCCATTGCCGCTTACAGGAAAAAATTTACGCAAAATACGAGCGCCGCATTTTTCCCAAAGATCATCGCCAAGTCCGCTAGTTTCTGCTAAATCGAGAGGATCGGAAGAAATCGTACAATCTTCGCTTTGCCATGAAGCCATCAAAAGGCGAAGGTATCCCATCTGGGCGGATGGAGACATGGCTTGAACAGCAGGACTACCTAAGAAGCGGTCAATATGGAGCGGCATCCATTGTTGCCATTTTGCGGACAAAATATTCCCCCTTTTCCCTAATGACAGGGAAATCCTCATAGCCAAAATTCCGCAGCCGTTGAAAAGGTATCCGAACAGCGCCGTTCTATCTTGAAGGTGGTTGGGGCCAGTCTGGGCAACCGGCCCCCAGACCTGTTCGGATAGAGGGCATCCAAGGGAGCTACCCCGGACATCACCACCCTATCGAATCCTCTGCGGTTTGTCAAGAACTTTTTTTGCGCAAAATTTCTCACAAGTCTTTTGCTTTCATATTCCTGCGCCTTTATGCGTTCTGTAAGCGCCGCTAGGAATATCGTTTTTGTAGGTGTAATTGATTTTCGCAAACCATAGAAAACAAAGGATGATAAAAATAATTCAATTCCATGCTTGACAAAGGCGGAAACAGGGTATACCGTAATCACAATCGACCGGGAGGGAGAGAAATGCCAGAATACCTGAAAGCGTTTCTATCGGGCCTGACGCCGGAGCAGGCGGATGAGGTGTGGCTGTGGTTTGACGGAAACCCTAATGCGGTAGGAGAGATGATCGAAGTGGTAGCTCCTATCGCGCAGCCGGAAGAAGTGCCGTTTAGCGAGAAAATCGCGCTGGGGTAATAGTAGGGGAGAACGAGGATGCCAAAGGAAGAATGGCTTACTTATGAGCGGGAGTGGAGTGGGTCTGTAATGCGGGTCACTCAATTAAGCACAGAGCCGCGTCCACGCACAGGATTCAGCCAGCCGCCGCGTCCGGCAACCAAGGTTGAGATCACAGAAGAAAAGGCGAAGCGGGCGAAACGAGAGCAAGATCGTGTTCTGCGGGCGAAATTTGAGGAGCGGCAGGATTATAAGGATGCCAAAGCAATCCACGACATTCTTGAGTGGATGGAACCTAACAGCCATCCTCTTGACCGCCTTACGCCTGCTGAGTGGGCAGAACTGAGACGGAGGTTGACCGATGGCCGCTGATTTACATATTCACATCTACGAGGGAATCACGGAAGCCGATCTAGCAGACTTCAATTCCAATGTCATAGGGTCAAAGTGGTTTGCTGGGTTTGGACTGATACCTCGTGGAAAAAGGACTTACGAGGAACAGTTTGGTCCGGGGTCTGTCCATCAACGCATCACTGATACTCCTAACGTTTGGGTAGGAGAGGTTAGCTGGCTCAAGGCAAAACTAACAGGAGACAATGAATCATTTATTCCTGACGTAGTAGGGAAAATCAACGAACTAATCGGTGAGGATTTGCCAGTCATCGACGATGATTTTCTGGACAAGGTTCGTGCGATTTATGCAGCAGCAAAGGAGCATGAGCATTACGGCGTAGCAGCGGAAAAAGACGTACTCCCGTTCTTGGAAGCAAACAAAGGCAAACAGGTATTCACGATTTCGTGGTGACGGAGGTTGACGGCATGAATTTCGGAGAGTGGGCAAAGAGCCAAGAGGCGGCAGGATTAGCGGAAGTTCACACGCTTACCGAACTCCAGTACGCGGAGATCGGTGAAGGACCGTGGAAAATCTACTGTTACCAACGTGACGGTTATCACAGCGGAGGCATGTGGTTTCGCAAAGGACCGATGAAATATCCTGACGAGGAAATCACACTGTCCGAAGCTAAACGGCGTTCTGATGCTTATATAGCCAAAGGACTCGAAGTGAAAGTCTGCGACGGCGGGGATATGCTGGTATTCCATTCAGTGAACGGCGCTGTGGTCTACGGTGAGGGATTTTGGGAGGCGGTGACGGCATGAGCGAACCTAAGTTCACACAAGGGCCGTGGGTGGCAAAAGATCACAACGGTTGCCAATGGGAAATATCTGTCGCTGGCGAGAGGTTCCATTTTATCGCTATCACATCTCAAGGCAACGATGAAGCCAACGCTCACCTTATCGCCGCAGGACCGGATATGTACGTTGCTCTTGAGCAGTTAATTGACGACGAACCATGCCAGTACGATCACCATGGAAACTGTCAAGCGCATAACCTTGGAAATCCTTGCGGCGTAGCCATGGCAATAAAAGCGTTGGCTAAAGCGCGAGGAGAGGTAAAATAACTGCATGGGATTAGGATCAGCACCTACGTGTGATTTCCCCGGTTGCACAGCCCAGCGCCGAGAGGTAAATAATTGGTATGTAGTCCTTCCTGAATCCTCTGGCGTTCATGTGTACCACTGGGATGAGTGTCCTCAAAAGGCAATGAAAGAGGGAAAGCATTTATGCGGGATAGGACACATGATGCAGACGGTGAGCAACCTGATGACGCCTGACACAACCGTGGCAAATCGGGAATCGACTTTGGAATTAAAGCCGCCGCTGACTAGGGAAGGGACCGTACCAGCAGCCAAGGAACAGGAAACGACGGGAGAGAAAGAGAATGACACTATTAGATCACTTGAGGTTCCAACATCCCAATCTGATGAAGCAGTTTGACAGAGCACCTTGGGATTTCAAAATCTTTGGGCCTATGGGGATGGATGATGACGCAAGCGTAGCCGTTTACCTATATTTTGGGAGAAAGCGGTGTACGAGAACGGCGATTATTGATATGCCTTTAGGCGGTCCATCGACTATTCGGGAAGACAAACCCGGCAATCCAAGAGGATGGGCCGCAAGTGAGAAATTAAGGCAATTAGAGCAGGAGTAGTGGAACATTTTGAAACCACACCGGGAGAACCGGAAAAGGAGCAGCATGGCGAACGAGGAATACCTTCCACCAGAGAATGAATCAAATTTGGAGATTATTGACTCATCTCCTTCGACATTAGCGATTATCACACAGTCGGAATATGCGGCCATGGTTGCCACAGCAAACCTTCCAGCGAACAGGAGAAACATTACCACTTTTCAAAAGCAACTCATGTCCTACGCAACCCATTCTCAGCCTGTTGCACTGAGCATGTTTTATACGCTTCCCCGCGCAGGAAAGCAGATTGTCGGACCAGGAGTTCGCTTTGCTGAGATTGTGGCTCCAACATGGAGAAACACGTCCACAGCAACAAGGATTTTTGGAAGCACAGACGACACTATTACCGCGCAAGGCGTGTTTCTTGACTACGAGTTTAATAACAAGAACGCCAAAGAGGTTCCTCGCCGGATCACAGACAAAGAAGGCCGGAAGTTCAATGCCGATATGATCCTAACGACCGGAAAGGCTGCGTTGAGCATTGCTTACCGCGATGCAGTTCTCAAAGGCGGCGTTCCGATGGCTCTTTGGGACCCAGCCTACCAACAAGCGAAGCTGACCGCCGTAGGACAAGCTGTAAGCCATTCACAGCGCATCGACGCGGCTATGGAGTACCTGACGAAGCTGGGCGTGAGCGAGTGGCAGATCATGAACGCGGTAGGAGTCACTTCGCCAAAGGAACTGGAGATCGACCACCTTGTCACCCTGAAAGCTCTCTGTGAGGAGATTAAGAAGGGCGTCAGGACGATTGAAGAGGTATTCGGTTCTCCATTTGACAAGGAGATTGAATCTCTGTTTACTCAACTCGGCAAGAACGAGACAGAGAAGCGTCTTCTCAAGAACTCATACATGGGACGGGCGAAGGAGTTGCTTGAGTACCTACGTGGACGCCTAGCGCCGACAGGACAGACAGTAGCCAAGACGGAAACGAAGGCAACTGAGAAGCCAGCGGAGCAAGCAACACAGCAAGCATCGCAAGCAGAGGTCAAGACTGAGCAAGCAAAGACCGAGACGCCGCAGGAAACGGAAGTGAAGCGCGGTCGTGGACGGCCAAAGAAGATCGACTCAGCGCCAGAGGAGAAGCCTGAGCCGCAACAGGAAACACAAGAAACCAAGCCCGCGCAGGACGAGAAACCGGCACAGCAAGCGGAACCAGGGCGACCGAAGACGTTGAACTTGGAATTTTAGACCTTTCGGCAGCTAGGGGAGTTGTCGAGAGTGCGCGGCGTGTCCCTCTAAGGCACATCGGGTCGCGTCCGGGCGAAGTCTCAGCATCCGAGCGCCGCGCATCAACACATTGGGAGAGGGACAATGAAAATCATCGGAACTATAGGAGACGGGAATTTTCTCGTTGAGGCGACTTTTCGAGAGATTGACTACCTAGCAGGTCGAACAGTAGGTTCACAGCAAGGGTACTACTCAAGCGACCGTAAGATTCAAACCGGAACGACCTTCAATATCGTCAAAGCCTTCGATCAGATTCACCGCAATAACCAACGTAAGAGTGAGGTTGAGAGTCTTCGTGCCACGCTCAAGGCTATTCTGGTAGGACTCGACATGATTGAGCCTTTGATTGAGGAACCGAAGGTAGAGGGAACGGAGACTTCTGAGTGAGCGAACTACAACTCATCTACGACAAGCTAGACGGAGCCTGCTGCCCAGAGGATGTGTTTGGTTCTGGCGACGATCCAGCAATAGTCTTTCGTAAACTTGCTCGTGCTTGCCATCCAGATCACAATCCTACGGAGCCTATCGCAAAGAAGGCTTTTCAAAAACTCAACGAACTCAAGCAAATAGCCGATGAGAGAGTGAGGAAAGGAATATGGGGCAAGAGAGTACCTTTACCTCACTGTGTCCCTCTGGAGATCGGCAAGTACAAAGCCAAGCCTCATCCGCATATAGGAGACATAGCAGACCTTTACACGGTTGAAGGCGGAAAGATTCTGGTAAAGGTTGCTCGCTCTCACGACGACAATGATCTTCTACGCGCAGAAGTCAATGCGCTCAAGATTCTGGCAAAGATTGATGGTCCTGTCCGAGACGGTGTTCCTGAGTTGGTAGGCAACTTTTGGGTAGAGGGACTGTGGAAGCGAGAGGCGAATGTTATTACTCGCTTCCCTGGGTTCGTGACGGCTCAGGAAGTTCATGCAAAGTTTGGAGACAACACAGTAGAGAAGAAGACTGGAGTGTGGATGTTTAAGAGAATCCTAACTCTTCTTACCTGGGTTCATCATTTCAAGATCATTCATGGAGCCATCCTTCCGCCTCACGTTTTATTTTATCCAGACAATGACGGAAACACGATAACAAAAGACTCAAGAAAACATTCGATCAGGCTCGTGGATTGGTGCTATAGTGTTGACTATACCCAGAGGACGAGACTTTCTTCGTGGGTTCCTGCGTGGCAAGATCACTATGCTCCAGAATTGCTTTCAAAGAAGTACATTGGGCCACCATCCGACATCTACATGGCAGCGCGGTTAATGACATATCTGTGCGGAACCTTGTGGCTGCCGGAGTTAGGAAAAGTTCTATCGAAGTGTCTTGATGAAAATCCAGATAAGCGTTACCAGAAAGCCGGTGATGTTCTTGAGGATTGGAAGCAAGCTGCTGCTAAGGGGTACGGCTCCCCTAAGTGGGTTGAATTTAACTTGCCGTAAAGAAAAGGAGACAAACGATGGGCGGGGGAGCCTGGGATAGCGGTGCATATCATTCGTCAGCAACCACTCGTAAGGCAACCGGCGTAGCCGATTTTGCCTATACCAAAACAGCAACGTCAGTTCACACGAACCTTGACCCGCTGAGGATCAATAGCAAGCCTTTCGGAAAACTCGAAGCGCGTGACTCGACAGAGCATCCACAATCCAACCCTGTACTAGTTTGCTTTGACGTGACAGGCTCGAACTATGAGCGAGCAGTGGACGCGCAGAAGCGTTTGCCTAACCTGATGGAACTGCTCAACAAGTACCTGACTGATCCGCAAGTTGCGGTTGCGGCGAATGATGACTACAACTATGCGGGGTCCAACTGTGTTCAGCTTTCAGACTTCGAGAGTGACAACCGCGTAGACGATCACATTCGCAACATCTATCTGGTCTGTCTTGGAGGCGGCAATGATGGTGAGTCTTACGATCTGCTGCTCTACGCGGCAGCGCGGAAGATGGTGCTTGATTCTGTCGAGAAACGTGGGAAAAAGGGCTATATGTTCCTGTATGCCGATGAGCCAATCTTCACCCATGTTCAAGCGAAGGAAGTGAAGGCGATCTTCGGCGATACCATCGAAAAAGATATTCCTATCGCGGAGATCATCGAAGAGGCCCGCAGGAACTTCAATATCTTCGTGATCTGGCCGGATGGTGGATACCGTCATGCTCGTGAGCAGTACGTCAGACTGTTTGGCGAGGAATCTGTGCTAACCAGCCAGCATCCAAATCTGCTTTGCGAGTTGATTGCTTCGACTATTGGCCTGTATGAGTCCAAGGCAACTCCGGCGTCGGTGGTCACTGACCTTGTGGCTATCGGCGTAGGAGATAGCGAAGCCAAGGCTCTAGTCAAGTCAATGAAGCATGTTACCACTGACTCACTGGCTACGTCTGGAGCGGGGAAGGCGGCAAGGCTGTGAGAGCAATCTCTGTAGCCGGGTTAGGTTTCGGCGACGAGTCCAAAGGGGCTACGGTGGATGCACTCTGCCGTAGCCTTCCAGTGGACTTAATCGTGCGGCATGGGGGTGGATCGCAATGCGCTCATAACGTGATTACCCCCGAAGGCGTACATCATACCTTTTCCCAGTTCGGCTCTGGAATGATGGCGAACGATCAAGTTAGGACGCATTTATCACGTTTTATGCTTATCGATCCAATTACCATGTTGAACGAGGCGGATGAGTTAGCCAAGAAAACTCCTGGCTGGTGGAGAAGATTGACCATATCCGCCAGATGTGTTGTTATTACACCTTTTCACAAGCGTCTCAACCGGCTTAGAGAGACGGCGCGTGGTACGGGACGGCATGGAAGTTGTGGGATGGGAGTTGGGGTGGCGCGAGAGTTTGAATTGAAATACGGGCGCGATAATGTGCTCTGCGCGGAGGATATTTACGATTGGGTGGACCTGCGAGAGAAATTGAAATTTCAGAAAAACCTTGTTCAAAAAGAAATGGGAGTAGAGGCTACCTCTGATCTAAATATTGAAGATATAAAGGTTGGGTATGATCGCTGGAAGGCATTTGTTCGTTTAGTACCGGAGGACAGTTCAATCATTGGCGAATCGAGGTGCATGGTTTTCGAGGGAGCGCAGGGAGTAATGCTGGACGAAAAGCACGGTACTGCTCCGCACAACACATGGACGAACACTACCTTTGAGAACGCCGATACGCTGCTTGACGAGATCGGTTGTACGGACAGAATGAGGATTGGATGCCTGAGAACGTACTACACTCGTCACGGAGTAGGACCATTTCCGACCGAAGATAACACTCTTGATCTTCCTGAGCCGCACAATGGAAACGACGGATTCCAAGGTAAGTTCCGCGTAGGACGCTTTGACTTCACTTTGGCTAAACAAGCACTAAGCATTGTTGGCGGGGTGGATGTATTGGCTTTGAGTCATCTCGACTACCTACCCCGCTTAGGATGGCAGGAACGAGTGTTTATTGATCGGGTCAGTGAACTCGCTCCTGTTGTTATGCAAGGGAGAGGCCCGACAGCGGCGCACAGGACAATCAATATGGAGGTAACGGCATGAAGAGAGGAAAGAATAAAGGCAAGAGCGGTGCCATCAAAACGGTTGAAGACTTGAGAAGGATAGGTGAGGCACGTATCCTTAACGAAAAGATAGAGCAATCGAACAACCGTCACAAGTTGATGGCGAAGTTGGACCCGAAGACGGCGGAATTTACCCGACGTGAGTTTGCCAGATTAGGACTATTTTAGGAGGTACCAGCATGGTATTCGTAAAGAAGCGGCGTACATTTCGTAAGCCGAAGGATATACTAACTCTTGCGCTCAAGAGCCTATGGGCTGGAGAGGAATTGCTCTGCACGTCACGCACCTATGGAAACATACGTGAGCGTGTGGATGCGTTTTCCGTGTCGCACAAGGACCGGAGACTGGCTACGATTTCATGGGGCGAGATAAAGAAGATTAGGAGGGTTGCGTGACTATAGCAGTCGAGCAGGAATTCAAAAACGTAACTAGTGTGCAGCACATGGGCGGCTATGCGATTCGTATTCAGATACAAGGCATAGAGCGGGAGTTTACCGAAGATGAAAAGTTTGCGATTGATAGAGCGCGAGATTCGATTGACGACGCTCTCCTGAAGGGAGAGACAGGAGCCAACCCAAAGACGCACGAGAAAGCCGCTTGCGACAAGGCGAAGATTCTTGAATGTTTTGGTCGTCACGCTCTATATATGGAAGAGATTCCTAACGGCTATTGTAGTCGTGGATGCTGCGCTTTTTACCCTTGGTTTATCGTGGCAACTCCGAAGGGAAGGATTAAGATTGGATGGAGAAAGAGTGTCATCCATCTTGAGTGGACGGATTCCGAAATAAAAGCTGATGCATCTGAAATCTTTCCGAAGGAAGAAGCGTGGCCGGGATACGAGACAACGCAGTACGACCATGTAATTCATGCTCACGGATACGACGCGGCAAAGAGTTACATCGACAGGTTAATGGTTTTTGACTGCACACAGAAAGGACTGAATGCCTAAGAGAAAATCTACCGAGTTGGTTCAAATTCAGAAGAGTCCTATCCCACCACTCAGGCAGTCCACTCAGGAAACGATGGCCTGTCCTCGTTTCTATACGGAAGTATTCATTAAAGGAAATAAACCACCGGGAGGACTTGAGGCGGCGCGTGGAACTGAAATCCACAAGACAATGGCGCTTTATCTCTCCCACTGCGCCCGTAAATCGGTAGGGATGGACTTGGATGCCTTTGAATCTTTCAGTCATGGCGCAGGGCCACAAGCGGCTAGGATTCTATCAGGACTCCGCGATGGATTTGTAGTTGACCACGAACATTTATTTGCTACAGAACTAGGCATGGCTCTTGATGAGCATTTTCAGCCTACCGATGTGGCAACGGAGGTAGAAGGGATAAGCGGAGACAGTGGGTTGCCTCCATGCTATCAGGGAACACTTGACGGCGTGTACGTCTTCCGCACAGAAAACAAGATTCTAGTGGATGACTTCAAATCACACGCTCGCGCTTTTGAGCCAAGCGAAACAATGCAGGCTAAGATGTACGCGCTTTTTATTTATCAACACTTTACATGGGTGGAGACTGTTGTATTCCGTTTGACTTTCGTCCGTTACAAAAATATGACTAGGACGGTGGAATACACGCGCCAAGACGTTCCTAAGTTGATTGAGGAAGCGAAGGCTGCGAGAGAGCGCCAGAAAACCATCCATGTGAGTTTCGACGGCGGCAAGGAAATTGAAGCAATCTCAGGCGCTCAATGTGTCTACTGCCCTCTTCTTTCCAACCGTGAGTGCCCCATTAGCCAATGGAACCCTCAAATGCAACTAGAGCCAGTTGATAGGCTCCGCTATCTGCTTTGGTACAGTGCTTTTTCAAAGGTCAACAGCAAGACGCTGCGCGATTATGTTAACGGGACAGGAAAGAGAGTAGTTCTCAAAGACTACAACGGGAAGGCTTACGTCTTCGGACCCGTCGAGAGTGAATCTAGCGTGTATCCTCTTTTCAGGACAACAGGAGAAAGTATCGCAACTAGGTGTGACTGCGGAAAACAATTCGACTATGTTCCTGAAAATGGACTATGCCCAAAATGTAAGGAAGGAAGAGTCAGGCCGATAATGCCGATTGCGGATTTGATCGTAGAAGATTACGCTTTCGGTAATACAGGCGATACGGCATGGATGGGAAAACTGGTTATCTCTTCAACCAAGCTCAATAGCTATTTGGGAACAAAAAAGAGGGCGTTTCTTGACCAAGCCTGTCAGGACACCGCAGACAAGGTAACGAAGGCAACGCTCAAGGTGAGCAAGCCTTTGGACGCGGTTCCTGACGAGGAGCAGGAAGAGGACAGCGAAGGGGAAGGATGGGGAGATGAAGATGAGTTCTGAGGTAGACGAAGGCGATCCGTGCCCTATAGATGGATGCGAAGGAAGGATGATCTATCCTCCATCGGAGAACTGCACATGCTTTAAGAGTGCGCCGTGCGGATCGTGCATGGACGTGGTTTTAACCTGTAACACTTGCGGATGGGAGAGAGAAGATGCGTCTGAAGAAACTGACACTCAAGGACTATAGGATTCATGAAAACTCCACGCTCGACTGCGGAGACGCCTCTTTCGTAATCCTTCGCGGTAAGAACATGAGCGGCAAGACGAGTTTCGCGGAAGCTTTGTCGATGAATCTTGCGCAGACAACTGTATCCCTTTCCAGTGATGGTAAAGGATTCCAAAAGAAGATTCGGCAAGGCGAGAGCAAGGCAATAATCACAGCGGAGATTCAGGGCACACATCTGTTGCGAAATATTGTAACGCTCAATACTAATTCGAGCGGTCGCACCGTGAATACTGAGTGCTTGGATGATCCCGATAATAGCAAAATTGTGAATGGATTCAAGAACTTCCTTGCCGACAGGAAAGCAGCGATGTTGATTGCCACGGCGACAGACTACTTCTCACGTCTAGATGAAAAGGCTCAGACAGACCTATTAGCCAAGCTGGTTCTTCCGCCGCACTACGACTTTCCAAAGGACAAGACGGATGCCGTGGAGGAGATGTTAGGCGAAGGAAAGGTTGACTTCGACGCAGAGCCTTTCACTGTGATTACAGGTGCGTATAAGTTGCTCCACAAGGAGCGTGAAACGACCAATCGACAGGTAAAGGACTTCGTAATTCCTGACGCCTTACCTACGCCGAGAGGAGTAGACTCAGAATCTCTCCAAACCAAGTTGACTGAGATTAAAGCAAAGCGCCACAACCTGCAACTGGAGCGGGATACAGCGGTTGCAACGGCTAACAATATCGAGGTCAAGCGCGGCAAATTACAGACCAAGATCGAGGGTCTGAGAGCGGAGCTAGGTAAGGGAAAGGCGAGACTAGAGCAGCTAGAGACGGAAATCCTCAGCGCGGAACAGGTAAAAGGATTTACTGCGACCGCTGCAAAGGCTCAAGAATTAGCCGAACTCAACAAAAATCACGCTAGTTGGCTTGGTGGTATCCAAGTATCCAATGAGCAGATAGAAAAACTCAAAGGATTATTAGGCGATCAAGCCAAGTGCCCTATGTGCGAACAGGACATAGACGCTACCAAACTAGAAGCCATGATTAGCGATCTTCAAAAAGAGGTTGCCGATTCAGATCGAGAGATTCAATATGTAGACAAACAGATCGAGGCGATAGGAGACATCGGAGCAGCAAAGGAATCACTCAGAAAGCATGAAGCGGCGGTCAAGGAAAAGATCACACTTGAAGCGTCTTTGACAGAGACGGTCAAGGCGGGTAAGGCAACCAAGGCCGAACTGGAGGCACTACCAGAGGCAGTCAACGCCACGCTCCCGTTCAACGACCCTCTGGCTACCCTACAGGCTGAGGAAGATAAGGTTAACGAGCAGCTACGTCCTGTCATTGCGGCTGAGGAGAGAGCGGCGGAAAGGACACGACTGACAGAGCAGTTGACGAAGCTGCAAAAGAAAGCGGCAACGCTGGATTCCCTAGTCAAGTATTTCGACAAAGACGGCGTGAAGAAAACCTTGATTGAGGAATATATCGGTGGTTTTGAATCGAAGCTCTGTGAGGTTATGAGCGCCTTTGGGTACGAATCCTCTTTGTCGGAAGACCTTCGCTTTGAGGTTAAAACCGCACGCGGATACGTTGGCCCGGTCAAGGAAATCTCAGGCGCGGAGGAACATATCTTCAAGGCGGCTTTCCAGTGCGCTGTATCTATCGCCGCAGGAATCAGGTTGGTAGTCATTGACGAAATGCAGGAGCTTGGTGAGGATATTCGTCCCTTCTTGTACGGTTCTGTCCTAGACTTGATTAAGCGTGGTCAGTTGGATCAGGCTATCCTTATCGGTTTTAGTTTGGATAAGACTTTGCCTCCAAAGGAAAAGAGAGCGGAAGGTACGAAGTGGTTCTTCGTTGAGAATGGAACAGTGGAGGAGTTGAAGTGAACTTCAAACAGATCGCAGTCGCTGTTGACGCAGAGGGAAATGAATCTCTTTACGCCCTCAGCGAATCTGGTCGTTTATTAGTCAAGAAATCATCTTACACATTTGTACCAGATGGACGTGGAAACCGCAGGGAATGGCGTTATTGGTGGGAAGAAGTCGATCATCCTATCGGCGATCCAACGGCAAATACTCCAGTTCCGCAAGAGCCGGTGTTTAGGCATCTCTGGACCGATGAAGAGGTAGAAAAACTTAAAGCGAAAGGACTCATCAGTACGGAGCCTCCAGCATCCACGCCCGGAATATGTGTCCACTGCAACACGCCAACAGGAGACGAAAGCTCTGTTTGCAAGGACTGTGAGTACCCATTTTAGGAGAGCCAATGAACGTCATCGACTATGTACGCGAAGAGGTAACGCGCCAAGGACACGATGTAGAGTCTCTTGACGGCATAGAGCGTGTAGGGTGGATGCTGGATGCGTGGAGCTACGCGCTTAGGAAGACTTCTATTTCAGACAGGAAACCGACGGTCAAAGATGTGATTGCTCTTGGAAAATTGGTTGAACGGAAAAAGAACAAGCAAGGACTGCGAACCTGCGGGGTTTATGTGCGGACAAGGACAGGGATAAAAAGATTTCCAGAATGGCAGGAAGTTCCTCGGCTTTTGGATATATTATTTAACCAGTGTCCAGAGAACAAGAGAGAACTGGAACCGCTAGAGTTTTACAAGGCTTTCGAGGGGATACACGCATTTGTAGATGGCAACGGGCGAGTTGGTAAAATCCTCTTGGCTTGGCTAAGTCACACCCTCTACTATCCTGAGTTTCCACCAAACGATCTTTTTGGAGAATGGATTGCAAACCCGTAAGAGAAAGGAAAGACATGAAAGGCGTTGTAATCTGGTTCAATAACAGCAAGGGCTTCGGGTTTTTGAAGCCTGACGACGGAAGTGCCGATGTGTTCACGCATTTCAGTGCCATCCAATGCGAAGGATACAAGAAGCTCGAACAGGGACAGAAAGTCCAATTTGAAATAGAACAGGGGCCAAAAGGAAAGCCGCAGGCCGCAAACGTAGTTGTGGTGGACTGACATGCCTGACCGCATATCCTTTACCGTTCTTGGACGCCCACAGCCCCAAGGCTCAATGAAGGGATTCGTCTTGCCGGGTAAAGATGGCAAGAAGCCACGAGCCATTCTAACGAGCGACAACACAAAGATGAAGCCCTACCGTCAGCAGGTAGGATGGGCCGCTCTGGACGCCCGTGCAAAGGCAGGATACGCTGGTTTATTTGCAGAGAAGCAAGTGGCGGTAGGAGTAGAAATGAAGTTCTACTTTGAAAAGCCTCCATCTATATCTAAGAAGCGCCAGCACATCTCTGTAAAACCAGATATAGATAAAATCTGTCGCAGCAGCATAGATGCCATGACTGGAGTGTTATGGGCAGACGACGCGCAAATCATTCAATTGATAGCCTCAAAGCACTATGGAATACCAGAGAGGGCGGAGATTGTCGTAACTAATCTGGAGAGCACAGAGACGCCGCGTATGTTGTTTGAGAGTGGGTATCATCCATTCTAGGGAGAGGAATTATGTGGAAGTATCTCAAGCGTGAGTTTTTTGGTTGGTTCTCAGGATTCAAGGACTATATCAGAGGGTTGGATTCCTGCGAACTGTGTGGAAACGAAATAGCCGACAATATCTGTGTAGGTTGCGACCGCAGGATATGTAATATGTGCAATTCAGGCTACTATGAAGACGCTGAGTTATGTCAAGCCTGTCGGCACGATATAACGCCGGAAGAGGAAGAAGAGGACCGCAGACTAGCGGCGGAGTTGGATGGAGATACCGAGTGAAAGCATTATCTCTCTGGCAACCCCACGCTCAAGCGATAGGATTGAAGTTGAAGCCTTACGAAACGAGAGGCTGGAAAACTGACTATCGTGGTCCTCTGGCGATCCACGCGGCAAAGAAACTTTTCAATTACAAAGACTATCTTCTCGACTATTATCAGGAAGTGGGTAGGAGATTTAAGCAGATCGATTTTCCTCTGTACGCTCTGGACTACGGAAAGGTACTCTGTGTAGTCGATCTAGTTGATTGCGTTCCTACAGGCAAGCTGAGGGGCAGGATAGGGGACTGTGAGTTTTGGGGAGACTTCCGAGACAAAGGAGACGACGGCAAGGACAGGTATGCATTCAAACTGGAAAATGTTCGATTGATTCCTGCGCTCAAACGGCCAGCGGTGACAGGACGGCAAGGATTCTTTAACGTACCAGATGAACTAATCGTTTGGGAGTAACCGGGGAGAGGAGAAACAAGCATGGCAGATCACACGTTTTTCAGCACAGAGAATAGGCATAACGAGCGTCAGATTAGGATTCTAAGCGTAGGATCACTGGTCTCGAAGCCCCCAACCAAAGAGAAGAGAATTAGCATCAAGGTCCGTATGCCGCTATCGACCGGAGGCATTGGGACTGGAACAATGGGTGCTCCAGCATGGCTAGACGAGGCGTACCGATACGTAGCTAGTCATGGTGGAGACAAAATCACCCCAGACATTGAATTCAAGGGCTACTCCATCGACCTCAGCACGGAAAATCTCTTTGGGGACGACATCAAATCAGCCAACTGCATCATGCGCGGGTTTGAGATTGCAGAGTTCGGGGACGAGGAAACGCCAGACGTGGTACTCAGCTTCACGCTACGTATGCCGTTCAGCGGCAAAAAATGGAACTACCTTGGGCAGTACGTCGGAGAGGATGTGTGGGCCAAGTTTATCCCAGGTGAGGCAGGAACAGCCTTTGTTGAGAGTGAGGACGGAACCCTACTTGACGACGGCGAGAACGAACAGGAAGACGAGGACGAAGCAGATCAGGGCGATCTTGACCAAGATCATCAAGAGGAAGGATTCAACCCTGAGTTGGATACGCCAGAGGAACTGGAATATGAGTCTGGACCGGCTCTGGTAAAAACCAAAAGTGGCCCAAAGGATTTGGCGGCTTTCCACGAGCAGGTAGTCGAAGGGGAGGTAAAGAGAAAGCGCGGCAGGCCACGGAAGGTTCCGCTAGGATTCACGAAGCCTTTGAATCAGCCTGAATTTTGATTTCCTATCAAGTGGAGGGAAGGGGGAACCGGAGAGATTCGGCCCCCTTTTTACTGCGCCAAGTGGTAGTACCCGTATATCCACAGGCCCGCCAGCGTGACGACGCATAGGACACCTAAAGCAATCCACGCCCACATACCCCACGGAAAGGTGTGGTGGCTTACGTTATCACCTAAATTCATCTGTCCATCAAAGTGATCCTCGATCTTTGGTTCCCACGGACGTTTCATTCCAGACATCCTCTCGCCTTACAAATTGCATTGCTTTGAAAATGTTAGCGTTACAACTTTCCAAACAATTGAAAACAAGTGGAAAAACAAGTAAAAGTGCGCAGGATTATGGAGAAGTTTCGCGGCAGGACTGGCGTTTTAGAATCTTTGCCACCGTTGAACCATGCCAGGGCTTCTTTCCGTTCTTTGTTCCCCGCGTCTCAACTCCCTCAGAATTAAGGATTTGCGCAATCTGATCTGGCCGGTTTCCTTCGGCGCGTAGGACAATCATTCGGGCCACTACAGCCTTCTCTTCGGGGTAATCGGGATGTTCTCCGTAAGGCTTCCTGCCTTCTGCCCTATGATTCCTAATCGGATCAGGTGAATAGTTCTTTTGTCCCGGTTTCCGGCCCTCTCGTTTGATCCTGTCGCGGGCGTCCTTCAATTTGCTCACAATCATTTTGCGTTCATATTCAAAGAACGCTGCAAGAATCTGGCGAATGACGACGCGGGTAGGATCGTCACCGCATAAATCCTCTTCCCCTGGAGTGGCGGAAACAAGGAGAATCCCGTTCTCTTTGAAGTCGGCAATGATTGTTTCCTGAACTAGAACCGATCTTGCAAGCCTATCCAACTTCTCCACAATGACGCAATGGACGCCGTTTGAGACCATTGCGGCACGCATGGCGCTGAATTGCGGACGGCCTTCTAAATCACTTCCGGTATGAGATTCAATGTACCAGTCGGCTATATTGAAGTCGTGTCCAGCCGCAAATATTCCAATCGTTTCCTGCTGGCGGTCTGGACCTTCCCCGTCCATCTGGCCTAATCCAGAACATCTGACGTAGCCGTAAGAATCGGTCATTGTGCTTTCTCCAGTCTCCTGAGAATTTCTTTTCCTGTCCCGTTTATGATGTAGTATTCACACCCGCGCCCCAGACCAATCGGTAGAGATCGCACAGAATCTCAGCAAAGCGTCAATAGTCCGTTGAGAAGTACGTTCATCGCCGATCCAAGCGTTTCCGTGCTCCAAAGCCAACGATTCACCTGCTAAGAGCTTACGCAAAATGTCACTTTAGCGTTTGGTAATAGTCTGTGTTGCAAGAAAAATCACCTTTGATTGAAAATCTTCGCTCATAGCATCCTCTCCATCCACACGATTATCCCAACGCCCAGGATCATCAGCAGGACTTCCCACCATGAGAATTTAGAACTCGGTGTCGGTGTCATAAATTTCCTTCATCCTGTGCGGCTTCGGAAGTTCGATCTTCGGTTTCGGAGCCGGTTTACGTTTCTTCTTCTTGCCATCCCATTCTCGGCTTCGACAGTCACGGTTAGGACAGCACTCAGGTTTCCGTGTCCCAATGCTGTACCAGTCCCATCCGCACAGGTCGCACTGGTAATGCTTTGCAAGCAATTGTACATCTGCAAGGATCATGCTTGCAAGCCTTTCTTTTCATGCTTGCGCGTGTTGATCCACTGTTTAACGAGAGCCGTCCCTTCGCCGTAGGAAGTGGCGTGTTCTCCTCTGTTGCGCTTGAAAAAGAGAATAGGAGACTGAGCATCCACAAACCTCAGCCTTAGAACCTCGTAGGTGCCCTTCGTAGGCTCTACGCGGTATCCTTGACAGACAGCCCATGCCGCGAAGTCTACGAGCTTCGTAAGGGCCAGCAGGTTGCGAGAGCGGTTGCCTACAGTGTGCTGTTGCGCGGTAGGCCAGGAATCAGCATCGAAAGGATCATAGTCTTCGATGTTTCCTTTACAATCGTTTGCATACCAAGCGTCTTCCTGATCCTCAAAGTAGGTCATTATTGTGCTCCTCTGATAGCGTTCACAATGTCGTCACGCTGCGCCCCTGAGAGTGGAAGGGTAACCCACTGTCCCATTGATTTCTTTGTAATGAAAGACGCATGGGATTTGTTGGTAAAACCATGCAACTGCCAACCAAGAAGAGTGGCTAATTCCTGCCAATATCTTTGGTCGGATTCTAGCTGTGCGAGTTCTTCCTTTGTCATTGTTTCACCCCCGCCAGTTTATTACTCCAGTAGGACCGTAAGCCAGCAAAGACAGCTTCCAGTCTCTCTTCCGGTATGCCCAGAGAGATTGCTTTGTAGTAGTGAACGTATGCTTCTTCTATGCAGCGTTGGTTGTGTTCCTCTGTTCGCTCTCCTGAAAAGCGCAAGGCATTGGCATAGTCCATGATGGCAAACTTCTTGTAGGTATCGGCGACGATCATCCTGTCGCTTGCCGGTGCGAAGTCAGGCAGAGGATCATCCATCGCTTTCACGATGCTCTTTGCGACCTCTTGAACGTGGTTCACGGCTTTCTCTCCCTTCGGACTTGATGCTTTGTAAATCCCAGAGCCTCATCAGGAGTCCACCCGCTAGTAAGTCGGTAACGAATAGTCTGCTTACTGATTCCTGTTTCAGTGGCCCATTCGGAAAGGCGCTTAGTTTTGCCGTTGACTGTTATCATACGCGGCTTAGGACTGTTGTCTACGCCATTCCACCTTCGGCTAAAGCACCATCGGCACTGCTTGGGAATCTCTTCGCCCTGCGACTCCCAGGACTTACCGCAGTTGGGTAGCTCACAGGTGCAGAGCCAAGTCGTCTTGGTTTTCTTCTTAACCATTTAATCTCCTATCGCGCCGATCATCTCTGGCAATCGCATCAAGCCAATCTTCCCGCTCTTGCGCCGTTTCCCGATTCTGATATACTGACGGTGTGCTGGTGCATGGTGACTTCATCCCGCCAGAGGGCAACGCATTCAGGATGAGCGGATTTTCCTTTTGCCCAGGAATTGCAGTTGCGGTACACTGCGGACTTTCTGAGACGGTGACGGTCTCAAGAGTTTGAATCGGAATTGAATCCTCCGGTTCCCGAACACGACTTTCCTGTGGGGTCAGGTTCGCAGTCTCCTCCTCAACGAACAGCGATACCGGAAGGGAACCGGCTAACCCACTAGGGAGACGTATTGTTTTATTCTGGTTCACGTTGGTCTCCTATCAAAACACTAGCAGGATGATCCCGCAGACGATCAGGACCGTAAGGCGGAAGACGCGAAAGACTCGGCCCCAGGGAACCCAGTAACACAGGGCAACGACTATACAGGCGATCAGAGGTGGCGCGTAGGAGTCAGGATCGTCGTGCCCTACAAGTTCTCTGTAGATGTTTCCGGCGAGGCTCATTTCGTATCCTCCAGAAAGTTCTTGAGTTGCGTGATCTTGCGGTCGGTTGCGTTAATCTCGTTGGTGTAGAAAGAGCCGGTATTTGTCTGTCCTAGTTGCTCCAGCAAAAGGTGAGAAAGGTTCTTCAACTCCCCTTGGACTCGCGCCCGCAGGATAGATAAATCACTTATCCCATTCCCGCAATGAGCTACAAAGGAAGGCAGGATGCGTAGCGCCCTGGTGAAGGGCATAGGAGGCTTTACTTGCGGCTTCACGGCTTTGTTATCTCCGGCTCTCTCTTCATCTTTGCGAATCCGAGAACAGTAACGAGAATTATGCGTCCGTCTTCAATCTCGATCTGTGTGTTCCCGTCGTCAAGGGTAACCATTCTGACGATGCGCTTTCCTTCCCATGCTTCCCAAATGTACTTTTCACCCATGACTACTCCTCCTCGCGCTCAGTCTTCTTCTTATGCCAGTATTCCGGCTCAGGATGGGTAGGTAGTCCTAGCGCCTTACGCGCATGGGTAACGGCATAGAAAAGCAATTCAGCCCTCATCCGGCCATCGTTCGGACCTACCCACTCAGGAACTAATTCGGCGCACATGCTAGGATCGGGCCAGAGTGTAGCGATTTGTTTGAGAGTCGTTTCTAGTGTACGGATGCGGTTCTCTAGCCCTCTCTGTCCTGCTGCTGTGTATCCCATAAATCACCTCTCCCATTGATAGTTCGTGTTAACTCGGAATCGTTGAGGACCGATCTTCTTCCATCTCACATAGCATCCTGCAAACCATGAGGCATTGGCTAGGAGTTGAATCAGTTCGTCGCGGTCCATGAGATAGGTCACTGGTTCCCTTCATAGTGCGTATGACATTCAAAACGGGCCGTCAGCACGTCCATCCGATGGTCAACGTATTGAGCGATAGCTTTGCCGATAACTGAGGGCCGATTAGCACTGTCAGAACTATATGGCTTGGACTTCCACCCACACGCACAGTGGACGCGGCTTTCCGGGAAACCAAAATCATCCTCATGCTTCACGCCCTCAATTAGTGTTATCCCACACTTCGCCATCCTCCTACCCCCTTCCCGTATGCGCGTCAGGATGCAACTTAGCATTACGGATAAATCCTTCTGTTGATGGGAACGCTGAGTCTGATCCTTCGCCTTTGCAGATCGAGACTTTCACGCGCTCGGTTGAGAGCGGCTTAGGATTAGGCCACTCGGCAATGTTGGAGCGGTCTAAGAGTTTTGTTGCTTCAAATGCGTTCATTCTTGTTTCTCCTTTGGAGTTAGTTACCGTTATCCTGCGCCTAGCGCAAACGGTTGTCAAGAGGAAAACTTTGGGTTCCTGTCAATACCTGAAGGCTTCAGGATCGTCAACAATCGGGCGGTCCTCTCGAAAGTCTTCGGGGTGTTTACGCCGCCAGACATTACGCTTGTGTTCGTCATGCCAGTTGCGCCGTGCCTTAGCTCGGCCTGTACTAGATGGTACGAGTATGAGTTTCTCCCATGCACCGCAGGAGCATTGAGCCTTGTACGGCTCTTGTTGGTTAACTGGAAGCAAGCTGTGACCTTTGATGATGGTTGATCCTGTCATGCCGTCACCTCTGGCTGTGCGTGGCGAGGAACAAAGCACTCTTGCAACTTGCCTGTCGTGCGGTCGATGTGGCGACGGATGCCGTATATGTCGTGGGTGAAGTCAGAGCTATCTGCCGTGAGCAGTTCTTCCAATTGCAGTGGGCATCCGTTTGAGTGGCAACCGTTGAGGTCCATAATCATTGTGCGGCGGTCGTCAGGATAATTTGGAATATCTGACTCGATGCGCTCTGCGATCTGGACAATGAGTTTGAAATCGGCATTGCTGATATTCCAGTTAATCATTGTCATTCCTCCCGGTGAATGGTTTAGTTCGCTATCAAACAGTTAGGCAACGTCACAATACTCCATTGCCAGCCGCAGGACTTCATCGTAGCTGCCAGCGCCGAACGCTTTGGTTGTGAATTCCTTGGCCTTGTCAGCCTGTCCTGCGTTCTTCAAGGCTTTACCACAGCGCCCGATGATGAAGAAAGCATTGCCATCCTCTCCGCTTAACTGTACAAACGGTTTGGACGTGGTTTTCGATTCGTCCTCTTCAATGTCGTCTTCTTCGGCAGTGGCATAGCCATAGTCAGCGCCGTGATTGGCAATGAAGTCGTCTGTCCAGCCGATGCAGCCGTTCCACCCGATCCGCCAGAGAGCCATCTTGCCCATGTTCGGCTTAGCGTCAGGATCGAATACGAGTACCAAGTCACAGCGGCCCTTGTCTCCTAGCACGTTATCTGAGAGCGTGTAGGCTCTGGTAAAGCAATTCTCCGCTGAGGTGATGGAGGATTCTTTCAACTCCCCGTTGATCCCGTTGACCCACTCTTCGAGCGGAGCGCCAGCGCCTAGAACGACGATGCTGAAATTGTCTTTCTGGTCGGCAATGAATTCCTGAAATGTTTTGGTTGTGATCTCCACTGTCCTAGCCCTCCCAGGCTTTCCTGTAACGCTCAGGGGTGCGGTTGCGTTAATCCCTTACTCTGCAATCACGATGCAGTCAACGTCCACACGTTCATTGGTTGGCGTAGGAGTAGTAAACCCCCAGTTGAAGTCGGCGACCACGGCTGCTGTAACGCTCTCTCCGGGCCGTAGGACGGGTCCGCTAGGAATGTTGACGTTGGAGTGTCCCCGATTGGAGATGCAGAGCGGCATAGAGCCTTGCTCTGCGTTGGGCAGGTAGAGGGTAACGGCGGATGGTTGAGACGCTATGCACAGAAGACATGCAAAGAGAATAACCATTCCAATGAAAGAAGCGATCCATGTTTTATTAGTCATCGGATTTCCTTTCGTTTTTGGTTTCCTATCAAAACGGTTCGCTTACCTTTTAGACAAATTGAGCGGTTGGTCCTCTGCGCCAGCCTGATGCCATGTGCCGGTCAAGGAGCCATCGGGGTTGACTGAGCCTTCCCAAGCGGCTGTGAGCGCAGGGACAATGAAAGACAGCTTGCGGTAATCGGTTTGGATACGTGCCAGTTTGATTCCGGTTGCGCCGTTGCCGTCGAGTGAGCCTTCCAATTCCCCTTGGTCAGTGACGCGCAGGTGGAGCCGGATGTGCAGCGGACCTAGCTTGCCATCATATTCGCCAGCTAAGGCCAGAGGAACTACGCGGACGGTGCCATGCTGTCCTTGCGTGAGGGCGTAGTGGACGGGTTGCAGTGCTGGCTTAACGGCCTGAGACCATGCTGGTACACAGGCGAAGACGAAAAGCGATAGGACAAGTTTCATAGTGATCCTCAATTCTGCATTGTGACTATCACGGTGTTGACGTTGGTTCCTGATTCGGCAAAGGCATTCTCAGGCAGAGCTTCGATGGTGCCTTTGAAGCCAGGGAGACGGAAGCGGAAGGAGTCAGTCAGCGCATTGGTACGGAACGTCACGCTAGAAGACATAACGCTTACCAGACGGCCCCCAGGCTTTAGAAAGGTGAGTGCATGGTTAACATGCCGGATGTCAGCTTGACGCGGAGCAAAGGGAGGATTCATTACCACCCTATCAAACGGTCGCAATCTGGCATTAGGTATCGCAAGAAAATCACCCTCGACAACTAATATCCCAGAGCCGCAGAGCGCCAACTTAGGAATGAATTCAGGATTGACTTCCACAGCGACCTTATCGGCGCTAGGAATAATAGCTTTAAGAATGTTTCCTGTTCCGGCGCTAGGCTCCAACACGCGCATCCCAGGTTCGATCTGTGCTAATTCCAAGAGCCTTTTGACTACAGCGGGTGGAGTAGGGAAGTATCCGAGTTCCTGTTTTTTGTTTAAGACTTTTCCGGTCAGGATAATCTGATCCATGATCTCGGCTGCGTCACCGTCGAATACATGGGCCTGAGCCTTGCGGTTCCACTTGCCGCCTGCGGCCTCAAGGACTTTGTTGGTTATGACGTAGAGCGGCCTGTTAAGCTGCCCGGTCAACTTCAGGCTGTTTCCGCTCATGGTGGCATTGCTCAACACGTCAAGAACTGCGCTGTCGATGTTCATGCCGTTATCTCCCCAAAACTTTTTGCTAGAAATTGCTTTCGCTGTTTGTCCACTTCTTTGTAATACTGGCGCGAACATAACATGCTGCCGGGTTCCGTACCGGCCCCCGCTGCCATGCGGGACGCACCGCTTACCCAAGGTTGAGGGCGCGACGGAGCTTACAGTTCGACTACCTTGTAGGTGGGCCGGCTGCTCTCGTTATGGGAGAGCACA